TGCTCTTCCGATCTCGACCACTTCCTTCTACCCGCGTTTCACATGGACAGAAAAATGTGAGTTACTGGCTTGGACGAATACAGTGATATTCCAGACTAGTTTTACGATCGCCAACTTCTGCAGTGTCGACCCCTACACGCTTGCCCGATACTTTGTGATCTATGTGATCAATGACTCGTTCCATCTTCTTCTCTACAATCGCGACCCCCTCATGTACTTCCATCACGTAGTCTCATTCATACTTGCCTTCTCTCAACGATGGCTGTCCTACGACAATGCCTATGCGATGACACAATCAGGTGCATTTTTGGAAGCATCGAACATCCTGCTTGGAACAACGTGGCTTCTCAACAAGGCTGGATATGGAAAAACACTTGCAGTGAAGATCCTAGGTGCAATGTCCTTCCTAGCCTATGCAACACTTCGCAATGTCCTATTTCCTCGGTATATCGTCTACTATGCACCCAAGGAGATTGGCATTGTGATGTTCATGCTGTTCATGCCACTGAATCTGTTTTGGACATGGAAGATTGCCAAGATGTATACTCGTATTTTACGAAAGGTGGAAGGTCCCGTTTTGTGTACGTCAGAAGACGCCCCTTGTGTTCCCGATAGTACTTGCGATAGGCCTCAACTGGATTTGGAACCTTACAGTCATCTGGCATCGCCAGCCGAATCTCAGTTACGCCAACGTCGGCGATCTCTGGATGATTCGCAGACAGCCAGTGCAGATGATCGGTAGTCTTATGCACACGTCCATATCGATATGTATACTCTGCACACAGAGCAAGTCCTAGTTCACACAGCCACATGTAGTTGGCAAGACTCTCACGAACCCAAATGGCGCATGGATGGTTCATGTGCGTCTTTTTGTACGCATTCTGTGGAAGGTTCATACGAGCCTCCACCCAATGTGCAGTGTAGAGAAGTTGAGCAGTTTCGAGGATCATCTTTACGACATGCTTGTCGCAATGATATTCCGCGGCCTTTGTAGGGTTGAAGTGGAGGAAGAAGATGTTCATTTTGGAGGGGGAGTCTTACCTATCTGACCCGCAACAATCTGTTTTTAACACCTATACAGGGCAGACAGTATTGAGAAGCTCATTGCATAAGGATTCTTGTGAAGAGACAGCAAAAACATCAACAAGTACGTGGCCCGACTCTTGACGACTGTAGTTTCATATGGATGTTGTGGACTCTGACCACGCATACAGAGTCGTAACGCTCTTGCACGAGCAGGATCGGATTCTGGAAAGACAACTTCAACATCCTTCCGAAGCAGAATGAACATGCTTATGTAGTCGTCGACATCGAAGTGCATGAACGATCGAGTGTGGACATCAAACCCATACTCTGAGAATAGCTGAACCATGCTGTTCCAACGGTTTCGTAGTCGTTCTTCGGAGAAAAGGGACTCTTCTGGCATCGGGATGCGGTTGCGTAGCCTATAGCCCCAAACTGCACGAAGTCGTCTCCGAGTATCAACGGATAGGGGTACTTTGGTGTATGGGTTCAACGGCTCTTCGGAAAGGATTGCCCACTTCCAAATGCTATCAAAATCAAACCACCATATCTTGCCGTTTTCATCAAATGCAAAGTAGTCGAACGGATGTTGCTTCTCCTTTTCTACACATGTGATCAACTCTTCGTCGTTCGCGAGGTCCTTCCTCTTCAGGACACCTGGACCACCGAGACGAATCCGATGACGAATCAACCAACCACGTGCAAGAGATTGAATCTTCTTGACGCCCTGTGTATGGGGTTGGATTGCATCTGTCCATAACACGGGTGTTGTCATTCGAGCGTGTCTTCCACAAAGGGTGTGTCCTCTGAGGGGTTTAGCGTGACACGGTTCCTTTGAACCGATCTTCCTTACAGATATACATTGCATTGTCTTGTTTGGCTGTTGTCTTGAAAGCTGAAAATATGCTGTCAAAACGTATTCGGTTCTCGCAGGTCTGTTCAAACCATACTCTAACAAAATGGCAACTAACGCAATCATCTCTTCTTCCAACCTCGATGTCAGCAAGATCTCCTTCGGCGATATCCGTCTCAATAAGGCGGGTGGTAAGAGCGTTCCAATCAAGTACAGCAATCAGCCCCTTCAGATTCGACTTGAGAAGGCAATGTATCCCATGGGCGTAAACGTCAAGGAAAGTGATAATGGAATCAACTATACTATGAGCCTCACGCTGAAGGGGTGTGATCCGTATGCAAAGGATCGTGCAGGTTCGGAGGCGGGGACGATCGGGGTTCTCTACAACTTCCTCGGAGATCTCCAGACGAAGCTTCTTGACACGGCAGAGACGAACAGTGTCAAGTGGTTCGGCAAGAGTCGTTCTCGGTCTGTTCTGGAGGACACGATGAAGCAGTTCATCAGTCCAAGTGTTGAGAAGGTCAACGGCGAGTGGGTTCCTTCTGGCAAGTATCCTCCCAGTCTGCGAATGAAGGTTCCAGTCTACGATGGCAAGGTGTCGATGGATGTGACGGATTCGACTGGAAAGCAGGTGATGGTCGACACGGACAATATCACTCAGGTGTTTGCAAAGCGTGTTGAGGCGAGCATTGTGGTGACTCCTGCAGTGTATGTGTCTGGCAATGGATGGGGTGTGACGTGGCGTATCAGCTATGCGCGAGTTGCACCTCCTCAGCGTGTAACGGCTGCTGATGTGTTCAAGGATGAGATTGAGCAGGAGATTGCGCATCCTCGGGCGGTTGAGGCAGGGACGGGGACTCTTCAGGCAGAGGACGAGGAGGAGGAGCATCAGGAGGAGGAGGTGACGGTTCCGTTTGTAGCGGCTCCTGAGCCTGCACCTGCTCCAGCTCCTGCAAAGAATCGTCGACGTGTTGCGGTAGCGTAGACCCTAGGCGAGACCAAATAGATGATACGGAAGGTGGTTGATGAACAATAAGATCCTCATCAACAAAGAACACTTTTTCCTTTACTGGAAAGTCCAGCCTAGTTGCAGTAACATCACAACCCTCCTGTGGCTTGAAGGACTTACGACCACATGTACTGCAGGTATACACGAGAGGACGAACGAGAACCATTGCAGGAGTTACAATACGAACAGGTCCCCGAAGACAATGCTCTAGAAAGCTCGTTGCAGTTGTCCAGCCCTCATTAATCAGCCTATCAAACACATGCTTGGGAAGATACGACCATAGATCATCCTTGGACTCCCATCCATCCTCTTGAAGCAATGTGCCAAACTCGGATTCACGAAACCAACGGAAGGATGTGTCTGCATGATCCGTTAGACTATGCTCTGCACAACCGACTCGTTCAAGATTTTCATTGTACATCCAGTACACGTTTGCGTGTGTGTATCGTGGATCACATGTTCCTCGATAAACTTCGCGACCGTCCACTTCCCAGAGATCAGACACTACATCAAGATCATTCTCTGTGATATCGGACGTTATATCTGTATATAGATATCCAGTTGATGAAAGCATTGTTGGTTAGGAAGTTTAATCAAATGATACGGAAACGCGAACATCATGGACGCAGATCGACTTGGTTGCAGAACGGGATAGCTCATGCCTCTTGCGACGGGATCCATCGGTAGGCTGAATCACGGTTGAACACTCGTCCATGTCCTTCTGAATATCGTCATAGTTCGTCTCGAGGTAATCCAGAACCTCATCCTGAATCGCCCACTCGAAGAAGCTGAGCTGACCTACTGTCGTATTCATCTCCATAAACTGGATGCGACGCCAACGGCAGAAGGGATCGAACATCTTTTTGCTGTATGCCTTGAGATGAGCCTTGTACGCAAGATACACAATCACATGACGGCCTGACTTGGTGACATACGAGATATTGTGCTTCTTTGCATAGTTTGTTACCAGCCAGTCGATCAATCGTAGGCTGACACGAGACTCTCCTGTGATAATCTGTCGGACACGTTCCAATCGATTCGAGTCTCCGTAGAATCCTGAGAGTCGGTGTAGAACGAGCTGGTCTTTGCTTTGGATGTCCATTGATAGTTTGCGTTCGCTCATTGAAAATGGGTTAGATGTTAGTTTGTAATAACTGCAATGAGCAATATCTCGACAAAACGTGTAATACCTACAGTTGAGGAATATGCAGCAAATTTACAAAATGACATAGCCCTTGCTAAAAAAGTGTTTGATGAGAAAATGAAGATTTTTAATGGCGGTGAATACGCAGCCGAATGGTTGGACAAAGCTGTGATTGATAAGAGCAAATCAATGCTCCTAGAAGAGCAGAAGAGATGTGGAATGGAGCTCTATACTGGCGAAGTCGAAGCATTGTATTCTGCCGATGGCGGTGCAGAGTTGGATCAGTTGGATACATACAATGAGGAGTTTACTGGTCTGATCGAGGACATGTTTGAGAAACTTCCGATGGAGAAGAAGATCCTAGAGGGTGCAGAACTTCCCGTTTACAATGCGAAAACGGACTTTCCATATACAAACGTAGAACATCAACAATGGAAGAACGTCTTACCGAGTGGTTGCTTGACAACCGCCCCTACACACACCTCTCTCACAGGATTAAGCAATTCTGTCTCTACTGTCGAACACTGTCGCCAGTTCGGTCTTACACCAGTATCCGACGAGAAGTCTACCCCATCGTCTGGAAACTCATGCTCGGGGAAGTTGGACGACTTTGGCAACGAGATCGTTGCTATGAACGAGTCCTCCGAATGTACGGTGCCAATGATCAGCGTACTGACGGATGGCACGCTAAGCGAGGTGAAATGGTCACCGCATCTGAAGTCTACGGAGTCTTTGGAAGCGACTCTGCCCGACGTGACGTTATGCTGAGAAAGCTAGAAACTCGTCCACAGGGAGAAGGTCCAGCAATCCCAGCACTGCTTTGGGGCACTCGATTTGAGCCCGTGGCAAAGAAGATCTATGAAGAGAGAACCAACTGTAAGATCACGGATGTGTCGTGTGTTCAGCATCCTGTTCATAAGTTTCTAGGGGCATCTCCCGATGGGTTGATTGTGCCCAACGATCCGAAGGACCTAAAGCGATATGGTCGATTGGTCGAGTTCAAGTGTCCGATTAGTCGGATTGAGAAGCCAGAAATCCCTCCTGGATACGTGCACCAAATGCAGATGCAAATGGAGTGCACGGGGATTGATGAATGTGAGTATGTCGAGTTTCGGTTCAAGCAGGTCTTCTACTCGGAATGGACAAAGAGCGATAACCCCAAGGGCTGGTTTGTCGTCTACGATGATGGTCGAGTTGTCTATGACGAAGAAGCTGAAGGAGAGGACAATCAGACGATCTTCTGGATTCTGAACGGAATCAAGGAGGACTTTGTGCCCAAGGATACGGAGTGGTTGCCTAGGCATATTGAGGGACTGACCAAGTTCTGGGATGAGGTGTTGGAACATCGCAAGAATGGTACGAAGCCCGAAGAGGCAAAGACCAAGGCTCAGTTGCCTACACTTGATTTATAGTTGTTTATACATGTTTAGATCGAGCATATACCATAGATTATAAACATAAATGATTACGTCGACATTGTCAGGTGGTCTTGGGAATCAGTTGTTTCAACTTGCGACACTTGATACCATGTCCAAACAAACAGGTCGAACTATCTACTTGGAATATGTCGAAACTCCAAAGACCCATCACTCGAATCAAGATTATTTTCAAACTATTTTCTCATCGTGGAAATCGATTCCGCGTATGAATATTCTAGTAGAAGACATTCACGAGATATCGTACGAGTACCGTGAATGGAACTCGTCATCTCCAAACATTCGAATGAACGGTTATTTTCAAAACTATAGATATGTGTCGCAAGAGTTCCTCGATAAACTAGACATACCAACTTCACCTTCAACCAACTGTGCATTTCTACATATTCGAGGAGGCGATTACGTGAACAACCCATTTCACACCGTAGGTCTCGAAGAGTACTATAAACAGTCAATAGGGTTGTTTCCAGAGGGGACAATGTTCCACATATTCACAAATGACATACCCTATGCAAAAACGTTGCCGTTTCTGAATACGATTCATCATACATTCATTGAGGAACAGGATGAGGTATTAGCATTGTCTCTCATGAAGAGCTGTGCTCTTGGAGGTATATGTGCAAACTCTACATTCTCTTGGTGGGGTGCATACTTGAACCGTGAGAACAGAACACTTGTTTTACCATCGAAATGGTTTAACGATTCGAATATCTATCTGGATGGATACTTCTTTCCTGGAAGCACGGTAGTTTACACATAGATTGTTTTAGTTATGAAAATGTATGATGACTATAATCGTGTTCTGTCAACCATACGGAGTAAACATGAACCATTCAAGAGCCGTCCCGAGTATATGGGGATTCTAGAACATGTAAGCCAAGAGTTTGGAGAGCAGTACCTAAGGCTGCTCTTGAACGAGGTTGGCATGTCGATCGAACATATTGTTGGATTTTGCAAAATAAATGATTCGTTTGGAAGTCCGGTTACCTATAAAGTAGGAGACCTTCCTCACCCAGTATCTCCAACATCTCTGAGGTATCTCTATCATGCGTCGCGGGTGTTAAATTGTTCAAAGGGGATCGACCGCTTCGTAGAAGTAGGTGCAGGATACGGTGGACTTTATCTTGCATTGACCTATTTATCGAGTACGCCCATTCGAGAATATCATTTGGTTGACCTCGAACAACCTATCAATCTTCAAAAGCTAGTCCTTGCAAATCATACGAATGTTGTATACCATTCGGCATCGACTCATGGTGCAAATGTTCCAGATAACTGTTTTTTTATTAGCAATTATTGCTTTAGTGAGATTAATCCCGAGCTACAGAAGTTATATATTCAACACCTGGTGACTAGGTGTTCGCGTGGATTCCTTGCATGGAACACTATACCTTGTTACGATATCGGTAAACCGACTTTTGTTGAGCAAGAGAAGCCGCTTACATTTTCGGGAAACTACTTCGTATATTTTTAATCACATCTGTCCATTCAACTCCTTCACAATAAAACTGATCAAGCGTAGGCAAAATATCATCGTGTACGTACCAATCTTCATATGGGTTTCCCATGTTACAAACATCCTTGCAAACAATATGATATCCGTTCGATTGCATAATAGAACGCATCTCCTCTGCCACGCTTGCACCGAATCTATATCTATCGTGCTCGATCGTACATACATTGAACGAAACATTGTCAAATGGAAATCGTCGTATGGTGGCCAGCGATGCTTCGTCCACATCAAATGAAAGGTAATCAATGCGACTGTTCATGATACCGTTTATGTTCAAAAACTGATACCAATCAAATGTGGAAACATCTGTTAAAATAAACTGCGACCGTCTCAGCTTATTCATAGGTTCTACCCACTCAGGATTTATATCAAACATATATCCCCTCCATCCCATTTGTTCGAGTGCATATGTGTTATTAATGTTAATAGGATCCTGACTTCCTATATCAAAGAATGTACCATTTGACTTTCTGAGTATCCGATACACGAACTCATCCTGAGCTGCTTGGCTATTTGAGAGAAAGTCCATTGGTGTATTCTCGATCTCATTATTTAATACGAAGTTCTTACGAATCGTTTCAAGGAACAAATCAGCAGTGTAATGGTTGGTTCCATATTTTCTGATAAACTCGTATCCAAGAGTACGTTTCATTTCAGATTCTTCAGGATGTTGCAGATAGTATTCCATCTTCTCTTCAAGATCCTCTTTTGTTGTCACATGAATAACAATACCTTCAGTTTGTTCGGTTGCAGCATGACTGTTGCTAAATGTAAGGCATCCATATGCAAGTGATTCGTAAACACGTTGACTTACGTGTTTGTCTTCGATATTCTCTTTACTCTGGAATCCCAATGCGAATGTTGACATCAAATATGCATGTTTACGTGTTTCATAATCGAGAAAGTTCTCAACTCCATAGTTATCATGGACAAACCCATTAAACCGAGTTGGTCTTAGTTCACGACTGTAAGCCCAGGGTCCTATATAACAGTAATCATGTGTAATATTTTTGGGATATGTTCCAACTTTTAAAGAATCTTCTGATGCACGTAGTGGAAGTGGACAATGTATTTTGTTCAACACCTTTTGGATTCGGTCATGGCATACCAGTGCGTTTTCATATGTATAAATAAACTTCAGTCGATTGGTGGTTATATCATGCCAATACCATCCTACGTAGATAGCTTCGGGTGCCTGGGTATATAATAACGATTCTGGATCTTGACAGTGAAACGAGTTGCCCATAAATACGATATCATTGTTTGTTAGATCTGATATACTCTTGCACAGTCGAACAGTATATCCCTTCTCGGTAAATGCAGTGCACATTTCATTGAATACAATAACTAATACAGGAGGGCATTCAATCTCTGGGCAATCTAAGATAGCAATAGATCTCATTACGGTGTTCCGTCATAATATGATCGTTGTTCATACGCAGACTACAACTTACAGAAGTGCATTATTATAGGAGTATATGCCAGTCACATTTGTAACTGCTCTACTCAATCTACATGAGGACAGACCAGCCGATAAGTCTATCGAACATCATTTTGAACTCCTACGTAGGCTTCAGAGCACTGGTGTCCGTCTTCACGTGTTTCTAAGTCCCGAATATAGGGGTCGAGTTTCTGTTACAAATGGCGTGATTGAATATGTTTCATTGGAGGAGCTAGATACATTTGCGATTGCACCCCAAAGTCTCCCCGAGAAGCGCCATGAACAACACGATACTCGTAACTTCCTGATTCTCATGAACTCAAAGACCGAGCTTGTCAAGAGGGCGATCGAATCGCGCATGCATTCATCTACCCACTACGCATGGATTGATTCAGGTATATGCCATGTATTCAGGACTCCCGATGCAACTCTTCGGTATCTGCAGACGTTGGGGAACGCAATCCTACCCGAGACTGCAATGTTTGTTCCTGGATGTTGGGCTGGTGGTTCGGTATTCTTTACACATGTCAACTGGCGCTTCTGTGGCGGATTCTTTCTAGGTGATGCAACGTCATTGCTCGATATGCATTCAAGGTTCCGTGACGTATTCCCAACTATGCAACATCTTACTTGGGAGGTAAATACATGGGCATACCTAGAGTCGCTTGGTTGGTGTCCCACTTGGTACAGTGCAGATCACAACGATTCGATTGTCAAGGTTCCTTATGTTTCCAGCATTGTTCGAGTGCCCTCGAATGTTCCTCTTTATTGGTCAGGTGAGTACAGCAAGTGTTATCCTGCCTCTGCGATTGAGCAGTATGTGTTTGAAGCCATTCAGAAGCAGGAGAAGCCTGTTTCAGCAGTGTTTAGTCAGTCGGATGGCATTATCGGCGAGGAGGAACTGAACCGAATGATTGAGACGCTAGGTCGCAGCGACAATGCAAACACTCCTGCTGAGAAGTTCTATGCCGAACTTGCCTCCAACAAGTTGGCAGGAACAGATGCGATCGTGTGTATGCTCTGCTCTCGAGCCTTTGATCAGCCCAACCTCCTGTTGCTACCTCTTGACGATGACACCTTCAACCGTGGCTTGGATGCAGTCCTTTCACCCTTTCCGATTCCATCCTGGGAGTCAAAGAAGCCGTTGGCATTTTGGCGAGGCGGATCGTCAGGCTGTGAGAGACCAACTCTTCGTATGCGAGTGGTCGACTCACTTGTAGACTCTCCTCATGTCGATATCAAGTTCACTCGGGGAGGCTGGGCAACAAACGATGCAGTGATTCCCGAGGAGAGGTTTGCATTGGAGAGGGCAGATATTCCAAAACACCTGGAGTACAAGTATATCTTCATCCTGGATGGCAACTGTATTGCATCTGCTCATCAGTGGGTCTTTGGGTCTGGTTCTGTGCCAATCATGATCACTCACCCAGACAACAAGTACTGGTTTCAGAGGTATCTGAAACCCATGGTAAACTATGTGCCTATCGCCTATGACTTGAGTGATCTGCATGAGAAGCTCGATTGGCTCGTGACACACGATGCCGAGGCGAAGACCATTGCAGAGAACGCCCGATATATGGCACGTACCATCTTCTGCCCCGCTTTTCAGAAGGCCCACGTAGACTCTGAGATTAACCGTATCCTAGGAAAGGACTCCTCTATGCTGATTGGACAGTATGAGTCGAAGCGCAGGATTCCAAGCGATATCAATGAGCACCTGCCAACCCTCTACAAGTATGCGAAGTTGTGCGATACGATTGTTGAATGTGGTGTGTGTGAGATTTGTAGTTCCTATGCATTTGCAAGTGGATTGATTGGAAACCCTAAGAATGTATTCACCTTCGTTGATCCATTCAGATCTCATAGCGTAGATATGTTCACTGACATGTGCCAGCGCGAAGGTGTGAATGTCAAGTTCATCCAAGACAGCGACCTTACATGCCCTCTTGTTGAGACAGATCTTCTATTCATCGATACATGGCATGTCTATGCACAACTCAAGAGAGAGTTGGCGCATTGGCATTCGTCTGTAAAGAAGTACATCATTATGCATGATACGACTGTGGATGAGTGGTATGGCGAGTCTGTTCGTGGAAACTTTGATATCGAAGCACAGGCTCGTAGCAGTGGGTTTCCAGCATCAGAGATCGCAAAAGGTCTGTGGCCAGCGATTACCGAGTTTATGCGCGATCATCCTGAATGGGTATTAACGGAACGCAATACAAACAACAATGGACTCACCGTTCTCTCTCGGCGTAGTGATACCGTGTCATAAACCATATATTCCATTGCTTAAAGAATGTCTAGACTCGATTGAGTTTCAGACAGTCAAACCTACAAGGGTAATCGTTGTATGCAGCGGGGCAACCTCAGATGACATCCCAGAGGACTATTCTGTATATTCCTATCCCCTCGAAATCATTACACGGACCGATGTTCGGAATCAAGCAGAAAATCGCAATCAAGGAACTGCATGCATGGATACAGAGTTTGTTTCATATTTTGATGCAGACGATGTTATGCACCCCCAACGGATCGAGATGATTTGCAAATACATTCGAAATACTGATATTTTACTACATTCATTTAAAGTAGATGATACAGTGTTTAAGGTCATTCAGAACCCAAAAGTATACACGAATCAACTAGTACGCGGTCCAACAGGATGTGTTGTATTTAATCCAGACTGGACAAAGCCAATCCATCACGCACAGGTTACGGTTCGAAAGACATTGGCAGATGCAAACATTTTTCAAAATCATCATATGATGCACTGCCGTGAAGATTCGTTGTTTTGTGGTGATATCATCAATCTCCCTGGCGCTCGAAATATATATATTGATGAAACGCTATCATGGTATAGACTACGCGGTTGAAGAATATTTGAGAAAGTGAAAGTCCTTCCAAATACAACCCTCTCGATGGTTGTTCTCCGACCAACCATACATATACGTGCCATTCACGCGAGCCGATGGAAAAGGTTGCCAAACCTTGAGTTTGTATGAGAATATCAGGTTCAATATTCCCATCTCATTGCAAATAGATATCGGATAGCGGTTCATAGAACGTTCGAGTTCGTCAAATGAAATACGATCCAACAAACTCGTATCATAAACAAACATGCAGTTTATAAAGTACTTCTCATCGAGGATTGTTATCGGATACTCTGAGAATAAATCTTTAGTTACATTTGGATTTGCATCCAAGTCTAACTGACACTTAAATCGAGAACCATTGTCGTATGGCTCCGAATCATCGGGCGCAAGAAACTTGCCTCTCCATTCTAAGTCAAGCAACGGCTGTATAGGATGGAACACTCGGATACCTGCATCTAAGAAAACGACACGTTCCCATTTCCGAAAGTACTCCTTAAACACCTGCAGTTTGTCCCATTGATAGAGCTTCCCAAAGTGACGATTGTCTGGCATAGGGCGAATAGGATTTGCTCGTAGCTGTTGCACAAGGTTGTCTGTATCGAGGTGAGTTGTTCGCAGAACAGTCACACCTTCCATTGGAATGGGATCAAAATCAACAGCTATTAGCACAATATCTCCAGTCCATTGCCCATTTCCCTGTAACTCACGAATAGTATAGGATGCCTTTGGGAAGTATGAAGTATCCGAAAGCGTGACAAAGACTGTCGACATTATTTAATAGAGGGCTTGTAAGCAAACCTATCTAACGCGCTGAGTAAACAACCTGTCTTCTTTGCTACCTCTACCGTTCGAGGCGCAAATTTGACATTCCACTCATCGATCGAATAATGACTCCCCATACTGATATTGCATCGTCCACAAATAGCACTGAGATTATCCAACGTGGTTGCACCTCCCTTGCTCTCGGGTATGTTATGTCCACACTGATAATCGAATACACTGATGTTGTTTTGACACCAGTGAACTCGACATTTCCCCTGAAATATCTGTCCCATATCCTTCAACCAAACTTGTTCACGTAATGCCTTGGGCATTTTACCCTTCTTGTAGTCGACAACACGTGTCTGCATTCATTCTTTACTTCACGTAAGCTCTATATTGATTGACCTGAAAGGGTGTCTCAACCCCGTCAATGGGTCCACTCGAATATGCCGACGGTTCTAGGTGATTGGTTGTCTGGTCATAGGATGAATCCTGCACCGCAATCGTCTTGGCGATCTGCGTCCGATCCAAGAACTCGGGCTGGAACCGTTCCTTAGACTTCCAAAGAACTAACGCAAGGAGCAACAGACCTGCCGTGAGAAAGAGCCACGTTTTCATTGTCTGTACCACCGGAAAAAACGAATAGCTTTCTCTCTAGACCAGAGAACAAGTATGGAGGACAAGGCAATCGAAACGTTGCAAACAATGCTTGGCCAACGTGGTATTGATACCAAGACTGAACGCATCAACACAGATGCATTGGACAAGACGAACCTTTACACAATCGGCAAGATACTGGTCGTCTTCAGCCAGAAGGACAAGGGCATTCTCGACCGCGACGTCAAGAACTTCCTAGAGTTTGCAAACTCGAACGATTACAACAACGGCATCATCATTGTAGCCTTGGTGCCACCGTCTGAGAATGTGCTCAAGTCGATCAAGTCAAAGACCAAGGAGACTCCTCTTCAGTTCTTCCACATCCGTCAACTACTGTTTGACATTACCCGTCATCGCCTCGCAATGCCTCATCGCATCCTCAAGGAAGACGACAGAGTCGCAGTCATGAAGAAGTACAATGTAGTCAACCCCGCCGAACAGCTACCGTGGGTTGATTCACAGGACGCAATGGTCAAGTGGATTGGTGGTCGGCCAGGCGATATCATCGAGGTCACTCGTCACAGCGACGTTGCTGGAACGCAGTTGTACTACCGATACTGTGTCCCAGACGTAAATGTTGCTTGAAAACAATGGACGAACTCCGTGCGACATACCGTAAACAACTGTCGGACTATGATGCATTGGTCGCATCTGCAATCTCAACTCAGGATGCCTCTCAGATACCGAAGATCAAGGAACTCAACACTGCAATCTCAAAGACATTGAACGATATGATCGAGAAGAGCACATATCTCAAGAAGGAGACTCCTGATATTGCCAAGGTCCGAGACGAACTTGTTGAGAAACTTCGTAAGATTCAGAAAGACTACAATGGTCTTATTGCCAACACGGACACACTTGAGACACTGCGACGGATCCGTGAACAAGAGAGTTCCTCCGACAAGAAGGAACTCTATTGGTATTTGATCTTCTTTTTTGGTCTTGCGTTCATCATGTTTATATATGTGCTGTTCTTCACCTACAAGAACGAAGCAACGGCTGCAATCGCTAGTACACCTCCTATGACGGCGGCTTTGGTATAGTAAATCGTCACATCAACATCGGGCTCCTTGTCGGCACTATGTTCTGTTTCGTAGATATCCTGTAGCTTCGGTCCCTCTGTCTTAACCTTTCGAATCTGCTGTTGCATCTTGTCCAACTCGGGATTTGTGTTTGCATAGTTCTTCACAAATGCATCAACTGTTTTCGAATCCGCACTGGCGGCTGACTGTATTGTTCCAATGTAGTCATCTAGCCATTTCCTCGAACTATCTGCAGCTGTCTTATAAAAAGAGTTCCCAGTGACTTTGTATTCGAGGATGTTCTTCTTATAGAGACCGAGTATAGTATCAAAGTCTTGCGCCATTATCTTGTCTTCTAGTAAACAAAATGCCGGTTGGTACACTCACTCCGTCTGACCACACTCGAAATGTTCGGCTATTAGCAACTGTTGCGCCCTATATCCAGAAGGGCGTGAATGCAGCACCGACTCTTGGATGGAAGTCGAATGAACTGTCTGCACAGGCACGTCTCATCGTTCCCATCTATCGAACACTGAACGCTTTTATCCCCAACCGTAATTAAGGATGGGTGCGAATATGTCATGCCCGAATGGGTTTGAACGAGGAATGTTGTTTTCATGCCATTCGAAATGTCCAGCCGAGTTCAAGTACATACAAGAGCTCGGAGGAGCGGGGGGTCCTCCAGCTGAGAGCTGTTTCCATGTAACATACCCGAAACGAACAATCAGATTGCAGGGACTGCCGCTGATAGAGAGTGGGGCCCCCGAACCGCCCGAGTTTGCGACGGAACGAACTCGCGTGGAAGCAGAGGTTGCCAAGATAAAGGCACTCATTCTTCAGGACGAACAAACAACCAAGGCTCTCAATGAGTTCAACACCCAAAAGGGGAACTATGCACAGGAGTATGGCAAGATTCAGGGAGACTTTGCAGTGTTCAAGACCTCTAAAGATGCATCGGTTAAGATCAAGGATGTAACTGACAGTTTGAGATCCTTTCGCCCACCCACTGCATCTACCTCCGACATTGAAGGCGAACGTAAAAAGATACTTACTCTCTCGAACAAGAATCTCTTCTTTATTCAGATTTCGCTGTTTCTCCTTCTACTGAGCATGATTACTTATCTAATCCTGCCTGCCACCTATGCACATGGTATCGTCTTCCTATTGCTATGTGTGGCCATCTCGTTTGGATTCTTTTTGCGCTGATGAGTAATGGGGCAGGTTCAAAGCTCAACGGGAGGTCCTCCTATTTATGCACTGCCGAAGTGTCCAGCACCCTTTGAGAGCGCGGGAAATATGTCATGCATCATGACATGCCCGACAGAGAAGGGATTTGAGCGAAGGGCTGTGAATGGAGGGTTCAAATGTGTCTACAAGGCAGATCCGCGACAGACTGCAACATTAAAGACGTTGTCTGCAGTTCTCTTTAGTGGGTCTAGCCTTGCAGATCTGCAAAAGTCAAGTGCAAAAGAGTTTTCCGAGTTCAGTGCTGAGAAGGATCGGTTCAGTAACGAGATTGCGGTTCTCTATGCGAACATTGATAAGGATAGTAAGCTGAAGGATGCATTCAATGGTCTCCAGGCAGCCGAGAATGCGCGTGACACAGCTCCTCAGGCCTATCAACAGGCACGAACAATGTACTATACGCTCCTCAAGGGGGATTCGTGGAAGGAGGAAGAGAAGACCCGAATCTCCAAGGCAGAAGTTGAGCCTGAGATTCGCCAGTATATGTCCCAGAAGGAAGATGCACTCAAGCGCTTCAATGCCCAAAGACAGACAATGGATGTCGTAAAGGGAGTCAAGGATCGAGTCTTGTCTCTTCGTGATGAGTTCAAGTACTCTGTCGACACCTTCAGCGATCAGCTTGGCAAACTCAAGAACCAAATCAACACGGAACGCCGTGGTCGTGTGCAGGAGACACCTGCAACAAGCATTTGGACATGGTTCGATACGATTCTCAATCTTGCGATTGTTGGCAGTCTACTCTATGCAATCATGGCAATCTACCCCAAGTTTACAGCACCTGCAACACCCGTTTATACATTGCCTCGACAGTGATAATAATGTTCCCAAACGATAACCGAGCCATTGACGACTGGGATCTGGATGAGATCAAGCAGTTCGATATTTGCCGACCTATTCTATTCGCATTCTTGGTAGGTCTGGCTGCGCGGTTGTTCGTGGATTGGACAATCTATTAAGACATCAATGGAGATTACGGACTCACGAACAGTCCTTGACTTTCAAAAAACAACCTTTTGCGGACACGTGCGATCACACGTCGTCAAAGTGTTGTTACAAAACATCCAACTTGGTCACGCAGATTATGCGAGTTACTGGTCTCTTGAACTTTTATGTTCGGGACTTGTCCATACTCTCTGGATGGCGCTCTTTGAAGGAGCTGCACTTCACGTGAATCGAGCCAATCCAAATGTATTTCTCTATTTAGCAGGGGCATATGAAAAGTACGCTCCTGTTGAATCGAGCTATGCCCTCCGAGATATGACCACCATTCGGAACAATCTAGACATTCGTCGAATGGTTTGTGAAGCGGCGTCTGTCATATCGCTTTGCCGTAAAAACAAGCTACCAAGTCTTCCAACCATCAAACCCATGCATGACTTTGATCCTGTTACGATTCAAGAAACGATAAAGGCTCCATCAACTCTCTTTGGCAAGATTGTACTACGACGCGACGATCCAATGCCGATTGCCGTTCCTATGAATGAGTTTTGTTTTTGTATTCGCCAAGACGTTCGCGATACGACCCGTGCATTGTACTGGATGGCGTGGGTATACGCATATTGCCGTGAACACAAGAAACAGACAAAACAGGCACTTGTGTTTGCCAACCGATCCGACGACTATATATCTGTGGCACACGGACATCACGTTGCGTGGCTCTTCTGGGATGCGATCCGTAAACAGACACAGCCTGTTGCAAAGCCGTACGTAGATGTTCTGTATCGAATGTACTGTTTGCGCTGGGCTCCTTCTGACGCAAAGTCTCGACAGGCTCTCATGACAACTGCGATTCTCCTTGTTTGTGAAGGTGTGAGTCTCGATACCACTCCAGTCAGTGCAGATTCCTTGGCAATCGCAAACGTTCTAAATGGAATCCCATCTTGGTTGGATGCAATCACGCGGACTCAGAAAAGTTTTTCAACGTAAAGTTTAATGAACGCAAAACTCAAGGGAGCTCTCGTTGCAGGTCTTATCTTTTTCATTCTGTCGAATCCTATGACGTACAAGGCAGTTGATAGTGTAGTAGGCGGTATGCTTGGTCATATTGCAAGTTCGGGTGGATGCCCAACCACGTGGGGGTTGATTGTTCATTCGGCTGCCTTTGCGACAGCTACCTACTATGGATTGGGGCTTTAAAAACGTAAACCGTCCCAGTAGGCATACCTATTCTAACCAACATGATTCCTGAGATTTCTGCCTCCAAGGTTGCCTGTATTATCGGTATGCATGCATATCAGAGTGTCGACTCTATTATGTATGACCTCTTCTGCAAGGACAAGATTGTTAAGGCACGTATTAACGACATTGAGCGACGCAATGCAAGGTCTGGACTCAATGCAGTCAAGAATCAAGTTCTAGCCGATAGCGCAATCACTACAACGGTTGCTATCGCATTGGAGCAATGCAAGACTGCCACGGACCTAACTGCGATTATGAACAACGTCGAGAACCAAGCCAAGCTTGCATTGGGTCTTCGCTTCCCAGAGTTTGCTCCCGAACTTCGCGATCTCATGGTTTCGGAAGTGCGTGGAGCAGTCAACCAGAGACGTGGTCTTGCGAATGAGAACACGATTCTCAATACGTACGAACAGGACACGGGTCGTGAGGTATCCCAACGAAATACCAAGACATTCAAGAAGAACTTTGGAGACTTCAAGCTGATTGGTCGAACGGATGGTCATGTAGAGAGTATGAACCGTATCGTCGATTCAAAGGATCGCACACGGAAGTGGGCAACAGTTCCCATCTACGACGAGATTCAGTTGCGAGTGTATATGAACATGGCCAATGCAACCGATTCTGAGCTGATTGAGCGATTCCCTGACGGAACGAAGAGGAACACTGTCTTCGTAAACGATCCTACACGATGGGGTCTGATTGAGGGCGGGGTTCGCAGTGCAGTGGCAAAGATGAATGCAATGCTAGACGATGAGGATGGCGAGGAGCTGGAGCGTCTAGTTTTCGCAAACAGCGTGTCCATCTAACAATGGAGATTGAGATACATACAACCATACCTGCCGAGTGGAAGAACAAGAAAGGAGTGTCGTATGACACCCGTTTTTTGTATACTGGATTTCGGCGATACGATGTAGAGAAGAAGATACTCTCTCAAATGACATTGCAAGGTAAGAAGGTTGTATATTCCGAGTCGATCTGTGATGCAACTGTTTTTTCGAGAAACTACAATACGGAGCATGTCAAGGTAACAACTTATTCAACGTCCCCTCGTGTGTGGTCTGAAGAGATGTCTCCTTATGCAGTCTTCTTCTTTGTCCAGCAACCGACACAGGTAGCCTCAACCTGAGCAATTACATTGGCAACCAGTGGACTCTTGGACGCCATGACCGCTGCCTGAGCAATGATGGGAACAACGGTTTCAATAGTGTGCAGTGTATTCTCCTTCTTGATGACCTCCATATCGCTATCCTTTACAGCAAGTTTGAGGACCTTCTGCAGAAGGTCAAGCTTCTTTGAGCCATTAAGACCCCCAATCGCCTCAATCTCCTTTGCTACTTCAAGCACCGTTGGAACAATGTTGTCGAAGTTTATGCGACCCTTTACAAGAGTATAGATTGCATCGATCTGTTCGTCGACATTGCCTGATAACATGGGATTTTCCTGCATCGCGGTTTGTTCTGTCTCTACAAAAGATCGTAGGCAATTAAATGGAGTTACAAGAGATTCTATCTGTAGCGATTGGCACACTTGTTGTGGTTGTCATTGCACACTTTGCCGTCTTCTGGGTTGTGAGGACGCTCTATCCTCCTTCCGTTGCTCCTGCTCCTGCTCCTGTACAGATTCAGGTCCCCGTACCCGTTCACATCAACCCTCCTGCTGCCGAGGCCGTTTTCATGCCATCGCCCGTATTAGAGCAACATGTTACCTTACCAACGTATGAAACGGCTGTACCCGCTGAGGCCCCACGTGAAGAAAGGCGCGGACCCCCTCCCCCTGAAGACACCTCAATTAAGCGGAAGACCGGGCTGGATTCTGCTGACGCATGATGAGCAGGGAACTCCCGTCTCCCTTTTTGTTGACTCGGAGGATCGGGTGACTCCGATTCCACTTGTTCTGGATGAACGATTGTTCTCTGATACGGTGATTCGTGCAACGCAGTTGAAACCGTCTGTCTTTTTGGTATCAGACATTCGATATCTGAATGGTAAGTTTGTGTACGAAACAATGAACTATGCAGAAAGAAGAGCCAAACTAGGCCAACTAATCGAGATGTTTCATTCTCCTGATCTCACTGCGTTGCTGACGCATGATGAGGTTCCAAACAATGTTCCTGTTCGGGGGTGGGAACATTACGATGACAAACCAGGTAGCCTAGGTGTATTTCTTCCCGCTGTTGAATAAATGAGCACTTGTAGTGGAGCACCCATGAGCGCTGGTCGTCGCCGATCGACGCGGAAGTCCAAGAAGTCTAAGAAGGGTGGTAAGTCCCGTCGTCACCGCAAGGTTCGCGGTGGTGGCTACGGCTTCCAGGGTGCGCTCAACGGAAGCACGAACGGTGCAGAGTGGGGTTCCTCAAACACCTCCGCGCCCTACAGCTCCGCAACGGGTGCACCAATCCCCGATCCCTTTGGAACGGCAGGTCAGTCTGGGTCTAGCCGTCGTCGTCGGATGCGACGTGGCAAGAAGCGGACTATGCGAGGTGGTGCAAATATGTTCAATGTCTCGGGTGTAGGGTATGGGTTCTCCAGTCCCGTCGGCGGTGTCCATGGGATTGCCCCTGCAACGGGGTATCCTTCCCGTGTCGGAGGTGCGCCCGACGGTGCTATTGCAGGTGTGAAGGCAGCCTAATCACGGCATCAGCATAGACATACGGCATATAGTCAGGATCGTTGGTAACAATGCGTGGACCACCATATGCCATCGTCTTCAAAAACATCATCTGCACTTTGAGACGCACGTCGTGGTATTCGATCCATTCACTCCACGCACGATAGACTGCAATCGCAGACGATGCCGTTGCAAAGAGATCTCTGTCACGAGCAAAAACGAAAAACAATGTCATGATCGGTGCGATGATCATTTCATTGAATCGCATCACTGTGTCGCCCCAAGACTGGGACACACATAGTTTGCGAAGTTGGATATAACGTTCAGCGAGTTGAAAGGGATTACTCTGCATACTCCTCGATTACTATACCATCGCCTGGAAATTTGATCTCATTAAACGTTCCTGACTCAATGTAGATTAGATTGGTTCGATCTGTGATCTGAATCAACTTGAGAACGAGTGCAAGTTCAATCACATTTCCAACCACCAAGAACTTTCCAAACGTTCGCGTCAAGTCAATCTCCGTATCACGGTCACCCACCCAGATCCATGGACACTTGGCCACACGAGCAAACGGCGACTGCTTCCATGTCTTTGGGATCTCGTCGCCTTCGTAAAGGACGACACACTTCTTGTGCGTTCCCTCAACCCACTCCTCAATGTACACTGTATCCTCTGGAACACGAGTGTAGTCCTCGTCGAACGAGACGGTCCTGTCATCCGTCATGAAGTACTGTGAGTGAGGGCGAATCGTATCAAGCTTGGGGAACATAAATGCGTAGAACTTGTTGTTCACAGCGTTGAACACTGCCGTAATATAACGAAGAATGGAGAGGAGAAGGGACTGCATTTTGACTGAAAGATACTAATCCTTCTTCTCCTTTTTGGAATCCGTTTTGACATCATAACGGCCAGGGGTATTGGTGTTCTCTGGCAGATCACCAGATCGGGCAGTCTTATCCTCAAACTTCTCCTTCAGCTGTCCTAAGATACGCGCATCAAAGTGAGTGCCAATCGAGATAGCCGTTGCAAGGGCAGTGATCACAAAGGGCGCCGCAACCAGGAACCAAGATACCACACTCAAGTCAGCAACGCAGAACATGTCGAGGACGACGACCGTTGCCAGACCCAACAGGACCTTGATAGTCAATGTAACCCACAGACCAAGGGATGCATCAAGGCCTACCTGAACGACCAAGAAGATTAAATAGAGGAGTGCAGGAGGGCAAAGATCTTCGACGAAGCGCATTTATAGATTCGCGAGAAATTGCCATTTAAGGATTCTTGTACCATTTACAAAAATGTCCGAATCATCTGCCATGGAGGTTGCAATGAACTTTTACGAACACAAGGACCCGATCCAGTTCCTCAAGGAGTGTGCAGAGAAGGGTGTGGTTGCACGGATCGCTGAACAGACGGATGTAATGGTTGACTATGTTGTCGGAGGTGTGATTCATGTTGTCCGATTCTCCAAGCCTGGGAAGCCTGTTGCGATGACAGTTCGCCCTGTCGTTTAGAGATGGCAACTTTGTATTAAATATGGACTGCGTGCGAAGAATCTACCTACAGATAACTCGAGTCTTTAGACCAAATGGAGGACATGGTCATGGAACTTGCGAATGTGAGCAGGCAGATTGCGGTGGATGCCCTGTTCCAGTACAAGGAGGTGTGGCTGGCAGTGGACGCTCTGATGGTGAAGCCGATTGTGAGCGGGGAGAAATACATACCCCTGAAGAGGAAACTCGATACGGGTCTTACTTCAGCACAGGAGGAGATATGCTTGAAGGGACGGTGGCTCCAGGAAAAGGTTAACGCTGTATTCTCAGTCGCCCATTCGCAAACCCTACCTTCGCGTTCAGGGGCTGAACAAATCGACCAGGATCTTGCCTCTGCTGTGGAAGTGCCTCTTGTTGAGTTGTTGCCCGAACAACCACAGGATTCTGCCGAGCAAATAACTCAACACCCACTGCAATCGTCGTTGCCTCTGTAAAGAGCTTAATATCCTCAATATGATCAATCGACTGTTGAGATCGATCTGCATACACCTCCTCGTCATCCAACGAGGTGATTGCATCGCACCACTCGGCGATATTGTCGCGATCACATGCTATACCTGCGGGCTGAATCCACTCGTGCAGTCCCTCCGTGCTACCGCCTGGATGAGGAGATACCTTTGCGATCTTCGAGTATAAAACAGGAATACCATTTACCATTGCCTCCACTGCAATACGACCAAAGCTCTCATAGAAACTAGGCACCAGCAAAATACGGGTCCGCTTGAGGATATTGCGAATGTCATCATCAAATGGAATCCATTCAATGTTGGAAGGCGCAGGAGGCAACTGGCGTTCTCCATAATAGGGCAGAATCCCTAGAAACTTCCGTGTCGGCATCTTCTTTGCAATGTCGATGAACTGTGAAACCCCCTTGTTTTGGTTGGCATTCACCAACGTGATACAGTCTCCCGAGAAGTCACCGTCGATAACAATCTTATCGCGATGCATGATCGGTCGAATCACCCTTGTCTGCGTAATCTGTGACGGCCAAGGAACAATATTTTTGCGATAGTTTGCTTCCATAATGCCATTGATGAAGAACAGCATTTCAACCCAACTCCGACCTCCGTTCTTTGTGATCGCCAGATAGTTACCATCGTAATGGCAGGTTGCAACGATGGGTCGATCGTACCCACGGGCATTCAACTTCCTCACATCGGGGAGACAAGGTGAGTGAGGGCAAATCCATACCTCACTTGAATCTAGAAAGGATGAACCTGCACTGTAATGCATGAAACGAAAGCCTCGATAGGTTCCTCCATTGTATCCCTCTTTCGGGATTGTGATTGTCAAAAACATGGCCTGATGACCGCGTTTTTGAAGTTCGATCGCCAGATCAATGTCGTGCAGAAACGCACCACAGAGATCGGGCATTTTATTGGCAAAGAATATGACTTTCATTGTGTTTACTCGGCGACTCGCTTTTGTTGAACAAGGCGCGTTGCGTCACCTCCTCGAGTCCACTGCTCGACCCAGTGGTTGACATCCTTGTAATCACTCAGCTTGACGGGAATCAGAGGATCGTAAAAGTTGGGAATCGCCTTGTCCATGATGGTAGAGGCCTCCTTGCGGTTACGAGGAGGAGCACTGTGAATCAACCCCGACTCATCGTCCACTGCAGTTGGCTCACCTCCTGCCATAAAGGGAGTGGTTGCGAACGGTCGTGCCCACATCTGCTTCGGGCCCTTCTGGCGATGGGCGCCCTCAATACCCCACCGAAGATCGGTATTCTCGTCAATCTTGCAACCTGGCTGACCAAATCCACCCCCAGCAATCATACCAGGCTGATCTGCCATCGCGGCCGCAGGGTTCAGCGTGTCCGAACACCCAGACTCGATCTGCGCAGTCTGGCGGGTTAACGAATCCTTGCTCGAAATGTCATTGACATCGGTCTGGTAGCTATCTGCCTTGATGCGTGTGGGCGCAAAGAACCAATCGTACGTGTTTGTGGTATGGTTCATCCTTACACTCAAACCCAGAAATATTCGTGGAAAACGAACAGATTCAGGTTAGACCAACACATTGCATCATGGCTCGCCAACTACAACCTTGTGATTGGTATGAGCACGATGCTGCAGGAAAGTACGTCGTCGATGTCTTTGGACGAACAGACGAAGGCATGGTCGCATGTCTTCGAATCAACGGTTTCAAGCCCTACTTCTATGTGAGGGGTAAGAAGCCTGATGTAACGGGAACGGTGTCCACGCGGGTTGAGAAGTATGATGTGTTTGCGGGGTTTAATGACCTCAAGAAGATTGAAGTTTGGAAGGTGGTATGCGACACCAAGGCGAAGATGATGGAGGCTGTCAAGGCATGTGGCAAGGAGACTCAACTCTACGAGTCTGGACTGCCACCCTTTATCCGTCTGTTTCATGATAGGCACTTGAGCCCTGCAAGTCCTCTCAAGTTTGTTGAGCATCGGTATACGATTCCATCCGATCGTGACACTGAGGATCCACTCTACAACATCGATGCATTCTATCAGTGCCAGATTCACGAGGTAGAGTCGGTAGAGAGCATTATCCCTCTCAAGGTGGCGTCTTATGATTTGGAGATGTACTCGGCAAGTGGGATGTTCCCTCGAGCCTCAGGTGATCCGATTGTCCAGATCGGGATCAGTTACAGATGGTCGGACAAGATGCTTGATCCTGTTCGACGAGTTGTCTTTGTTGCAGGAACAGTCGACAAGTCAGAGGAGGTGGGGGTTGAGTTCATCGGATGCAAGAACGAAGAGGACATGCTCTACAAGTTTGCATACGAGATCCGTAAGCAGAACCCCGATGTCATGTGTGGGTACAACACCTTTGGGTTTGATGACGCGTATATTGAGGATCGTTGCAAGGTGTTGGGGATCATTGATGATATTGATCTGTCTCGGTTTCAGTCCAAGACAAAGGACTTCCAGACAGGTGCGTGGAAGGTCAAGTTCTCCGAGACCAAGAAGTTCGAGCTGGCATCTGGCAAGTATGATCTGCGGTTCTTGACATTGCGAGGTCGACTTGGGCTGGACCTGTTGCTGAACATGAGACGTGAGCACAGTCTGGACAGCTTCAAGCTGGACAATGTGGCTAGCACTTTCTTGCGAGACAAGGTGTTGAAGTATGGAGGTGGGAAGATCAGTACTAAGAGCACTCGGGGTCTTGTCGCTGGTAACTACGTCAAGTTTGATATTGTCGGAAATACGAGCGATCCGTACCGAGATGGGCACAAGTTTAATGTTAAGTCGGTCGATGCAAAGGGATTTACGATCGATGGAGGAGAAGATCTGTTTGCTGACCTATCCGAGAAGGACCGAGCCTCTATCGAATGGACCTTCACCAAGGACGACGTAGAACCGCATGAGTTGTTCCGTCTTCATCGTGAGGGTGGATCTGCAGGTCGAGCTAGGATCGCCAAGTACTGTATCCAGGATTGTGATCTGGTGCTGACGCTGATGGCAAAGCTGGACACGATTGTCAATGCGCGTGGTATGGCGGATGTGTGCAAGGTGCCGATGGAGTATGTTCTGAGGCGTGGTCAGGGAATCAAGATCTTCAGTGCAGTCGTATATTATGCGTCTCAGCGTGATCAGATCCTACAGACTCAGTCGCAGGTGTCTGACTTTGGAGACGGGTATGAGGGTGCGATCGTCTTGCCACCGAAGATTGGAATGTACCTGGATCAGCCGATCTCTGTTCTGGATTTCAACTCGCTCTACCCAACGAACATGATTAGCTACAATCTGAGTCCAGACACGTTGGTCTATGAATGTGAGAAGGACAAGGAGGGATATCTCGTGAGGCCGTCGGCAGCAGTCCACGCAAAGGCAAGAGAGTGGATGGAGACTCTGAGGGAGAAGGGACACGTGCTGGAAGAGGTGGACTATGACAACAAGGACGAAAAGGGTGTTGTGATTGGAAAGACGATCTGCACATTCGTTCAGCCGAACAAGGACCCGATGACTGTGGGTGTTCTCCCAAAGACATTGGATATTCTGTTGAAAAAACGGAAGGAGTTCAAGGAGAAGATGGAGGATCAACAATACGATGAAGCACAGCGATCAGTCTACAACGGTCTTCAGCTTGCTTACAAAGTCGTTGCAAACTCTGTTTACGGGCAGACCGGATCCCGCACGAGTCCAATCCGAAAGCTCTGTGTCGCCGCTTGCACTACTGCAGCAGGACGTAAGGCCCTCTACCTCGCAAAGTCAATCGTGGAGGATGAATATGGTGCAGAAGTCATCTACGGTGATACCGATTCAATCTTCATCAAGTTCCCAACGAAGGATCTCGCGGAGTCAATCCGACTTGGTATCGATTCGGGCAAGCGAATTACATCCCAGTGCCGTAAACCGTACAAGATCGCCTACGAGAAGACTTTCTACCCGTTCATCCTCTTCTGTCGAAAGCGTTACGTAGGATTGATGTATGAAGAGGACGCAACCATCAAGCCGAAGCGCAAGAGCATGGGTATCGTGCTGAAGCGACGGGACAATGCACCGATTGTCAAGGACATCTTTGGGGGTGCTCTGGACATGCTTCTATCCGACAAGGATGTGAAGAAGGCACAGGCGTTCACGAATGAGATGCTGCTCAAGGTGATGCAGAACAAGGTTCCGTTGGAGAAGTTCATCATCAGCAAGAGTCTGCGAGATGACTACAAGAACCCTGGGCAGATTGCTCATCGAGTGCTGGCAGACAGAATGGCAGATCGTGACCCAGGCACAGCTCCCAAGGTCGGTGATCGATTGGCGTTTGTGTTTGTGGATGAGAACAAGGGCAAGGGAAAGCAAGGTGATCGTATCGAAGAGGTTGGATATGTCAAGCAGAATGGACTGAAGCCTGATACGGAGTTCTACATCACCAACCAGATCCAGAATCCAGTCTCCTCTCTGTTCGCACTATGTATTGATCAGTTGGATGGGTATGTTGCACCGAGTCGCCCGAGCTACACATCCCTCTACAACGACCTTCTGGTCAAGTATCACGACGACGAAGAGGAAGCAACTCGTGCACTATTGTCCAAGAAGGAGAAGCAGTTGGATTCCATCATGTTTCTAGGATGTCCTACTCTGTCCAAGATTGTCAGAGGGAATGTTCGTGGGCCGATGGACGCCTTTCTCCGCAGGAAGTGATTTCGACTTCCCATTATACTTTAGTTGCTTCCATGCAGCCCAAGCAACAATACTTTTTACATTTCCCTTCAACACACTTCTCGGAATGTAATCACCGTCTGCGTCCATTACTTTCTTTGCGATAGGTTTTTCGCTTGTTGGACTTCTTGCCTTTACGATACGTTCTCCGTGGTCCTGATCCTCGTGCTGCGACTCTTGCTGCTTGTTCCTCCTGTGCCTTTTTACGAACGATAGCTTCCTGTTTCATTCGCTCTGCTACTGCAGCATCTTCTACTGCTTTCTTTTCTGCTTCAACCCTATCTACTTCCTTCTGTTCAGCACTCCTATATTTTACCATCGTGACCGCCTTCACGTCATAAGTGAATTGGTCGGAACCCTTTTGACAATGATCTGCACTTACAATATTAACAGTTTGTCCAAGTGCATTTCTACCTGGAGAAACCTGAACGCTCCTATACGACGATACAAATGCCAACTTCTTCTCATTTGGAACGAGTTCAAAAATACTACATTCAGACGCTAATGCTGATTGTAGGTCTTTCTCAGTAACTGTAAAATTACCATTCAAGGTAAGACGGAAATAAGGTGTATCTATGTGAACATCCTTCGTATACGGAGCGCCATCCAACTCCTTCTTACATTCGTAAAAAGTAGACGTCTTATCCTTCAAACTGGACTCGATACTCCCCAAAGTTATACCATAATACGAATCATCCACTGTAAATATAATTCTACGTTTGGCAAGTGCATCAAATATTGGAATGTCTTTGTTTAGTGTCATGTCAAACACGTCAGGCAACTCTTTGTACTCAATTTCTGTAACTTCAAGAGTAGGCATAGCAGGTTCATCTCCAAAATCAAGGGCACGAGGGGGAATATCCAAACGCGGGGCAACGGGGCGGGCTGCTTCTACTACGTCAAGTCGCGCCTGTATCGCCGCCAAAATGTCCCTGGCGAGTTGCTTTTCTTCTTCCGACAGGTCGCGCGTGGCAATGTTTGATGCAAGGTAATTCGCGTGATCAAGGTCGTCGTCGTCAAGATACACGCCGTTGTCAATCAGATGTTTCACGAATTCGAGATTGCGGGATGAAACTGCATTGGTTAGGGGTGTTTCGTCATTGTAACGGATGTTTGCTAGTATCGGATACTGCGCGAGAATCGCCTTTGCGGTCACGTTATCTTTGGTTTCGATTGCCTCATGCAACTTCTTCCGGGCTACTAGTTCCGCCATCGTCAGCGGCTCCTCTTCGTCCGCGAGTGCTGCGGTCTGCTGGTCAACTCGCGTCTGTATAACTGCTAAAATGTCATTTGCGAGTTTCTTTTCTTCTTCCGTCAGTCCACTGTGCCCAGCCAAGTATTCTGCGTGTTCAATGTCGTCCTCGTCAACATACACACCCTTGGCAATCAGGTGTTTCACGAACTCTAGATTACGGGATGAAACTGCATTGGTTAGGGGTGATTCGTCATTGTAACGGACGTTTATCAGTTTCGGATACTGGGCAATAACCGCCTTTGCGGTCACGTTGTCTCCGGCTTCGATTGCCTCATGCAACTTCTTTCGTGCCGCCTTTACTTCTATCGTCAGGGGTTCCTCCTCCTCTTCCTCTTCCTCGTCCTCCATTCCCTCCATGAGACGTAGAATAGCAGTAGGGGCAGCCCGTTCGCCCGGTCTCGCATCGTCCACAATTTCGCGCTGGTACTGGAGAATTTGAGAAGTAACATCCGCCTCCAAATTGACAAGGAACCGAATGAGGTTGATGTTCTGAGTGTTCACTGCTCGCCGAAGAGGCGATTCCATCAATCCATCGTCATCTGCATCAAACTCTCTGTTGAGCAGTCGAGGATATCGAGTGAGAATACTGCGCACTTCCAGCAAGGATTCGCCGTCAATCTCATCAAACAACTCCTTTTGTGCAACCAGTTCCTCGGCTGTCAGCGGTTCTTCATCGTCTGCAACCAACGTCCCAGTTTCATCTCCCCCTGGATTAATCCCATTCATTGCATCCTCAAGTGCCTTTCGAGTATCTGCATCTCCGTTAAAATATGCCCACACATCGTTTCCACTCGAATCCTTCACATCCTTCTTCGCTCCATTCTTCACAAGATCATAGACCAAATACTCATTCTCGCCCTGAATCGCCCACATTAGAGGTACCTGTCCAACCTCATTTGCGATATTCACAGTTTCAGGATCTGCTTCAATCAACATCTTTGCAATGTTCGGCTCCAACTGTCCTTCAACAACCTGCATTAGAATCGTTCCGCCTCTCTCGTAGACAAGCTGTTTCAAATCAGGCTTTAGTTTGAGGTATTTTTCCACATTGTCTTCCTGCTCATCAATGACAAACAGTTGTAGAGTTGTGCTGTTCTCCCACTCGGGGTTCTTCGCATTGAGGTAGTATGGGTTGTTCTTGACATAGTCCAGCAACCCTGCAATGTTGTTTCGCCCAAAAAGATCTGAGATTGTATCCCACCCTGCCTTTATCTGCTCGGGCGTTAACGATGCCATTATACCATTAACTCAAAAGATTCTACTTGCGCCTGCCACCCATCAGCTTCTTCAGACCTCCGATGAAGCCCGTCGGTGCAGGAGGAGTTGCTAGGAAGAATGCGTAATACGGGTAATAGAAGTAGGCAAACAGGAAATCAAGAATAGCCCATCCCATTGATCCATACTTCTGGTACGACAGATACCCAGCACCTACGTGAAACGCAATCAGAAGGAGAATCGGAACAATCGCAAGAAGACCATACACCGATGCGACAGCCGTGGAAGGTGTGGTTGTGCCTGTCAGAATAGGAGTTGTAGGCGTAGGAACCCCAGGCAATGTGGCAGGAGGAGGTGTGGGAGTGCTCATTTATACATATGCATAAGAGTCATTTTCGTGCCACACCATAGAAGGAGTATATGAGTGACGATGGGTATACTGTTATTGACGTGATACGTGATCTGGCAATGACCGATCGTGTTTTCTTTCAGTCGATTCGATTGCTAGATGGAAGCACTCGCAACAGCATTGTTTCAGCCTATCTACGAAACTCTCGTGAAGCAATGAGCATCGTCCGAATGTATATGAACCAAGATGAGGTCGTTATGAACATTCCAATCACTCTGTCTGCAAATGGAACCTTTATGGATCCTGTTCCAGTTGTTCCAACAGTCGAACAGATTGAAGCGGCGACAGAGTCATTTGACACAGCAGTAGAGCAGGACTGTGCCATCTGTCAAGAGTCCGTTGAAGATGGAACTCGTATTCGACACTGTGGACACTGCTTTCACACCCAATGTATTGCACAATGGTTGAGTGTCAATACACGATGCCCAGTGTGTCGGCACGACGTTCGAGATTTACAATCAAACAGTCGTGTATCAAACAATGATAGTCGTATGCACTCCGACGATGAATAGGCGGTGGTCCTGGGAGTTTTCAAAGGCATGTATGGATGCCCAAGTACTCAAGCCTGACTTGTGGATTGTTGTAGATAACTCTACCAATCCCGACGAAGATTGGTCGATTGCGCAAGGCGTTCAATATGAACGAATCCTTGAGAAACAATCAATCGGTTGGTTACGGAATCGTTGCATCGAACGAGCACTTGAAGCTGGAGCAGACTATATCGTCTTCTGGGATGACGATGACTATTATCCACCCACTCGCATTTCATCTGGCATTGCAGCCTTGGAATCCAATCCAGAGGCAGACATTGCAGCCGCCTCGCGAATGTATCTTCTTCTGACTCGAGAGAATGTGTTCCTTGAAGTAGGACCCTTTGGGGATTCACATGGAACTGCAGCGACATACACGATTCGACGAAGGTATGTTGAAACGAATCGATTCCCAGATGTCAGTCGAGGGGAAGAACGACTCTTCACAAAGGAATGGACTGCAAAGATGGTTCAGGTCGCCGCAGAGGATACGATTGTTGTTCTAGGACATGGTAGGAATACTGTCGACAAGTCGGTCATTCTAGAAAACCCATCAATGTATCGCGTCAAGATCATCAACTCGGACAATGGGAAGATGTTTTTGCGATCTCATTGGACTCTACCATGGGATCTTTTGAAACGTACATTTTTTGCCTGAGCATATGAGATACCTCGGGTGAACATTCAGACGGTGCAGTTACATTCGGAAGTCCGTCCGATTCACCATACTGCAAAAACTGTAGGATTCTACGAACATCGTGTTTGAATCGTTTGGCAAGTTTCGGAACATCTTCATTCGGCAAAAGAATCGCTAAATCAGTTGGCTTGGGTGGATAGCATCGTAGTACTTCAATCTCTGCATGTTGCTTCATCACGCGAGGGACCTCATTGCATGTCAGAATGACTGGCACCTTGCGATCCTTGCTTACCATCCATTCCGCCAATCTCCGCTGGGCATGTGGATCGGATCCATCAATCTCATCCAATATAAGACAAACGGGTTTATGATCTCCTCGAATGAGGGATGATATATTTCGGGTATGCCGACAAGACTGGACCAGGGATTCAACATCAGTAAAACTTCTCATGGAACGACTTGCATTAATCTCAAGGGCATCAAACCCGCACGTCCGAGTGGATGCAAGCGCGATGGTGGTCTTTCCAATACCAGGTGGACCATGAAGAAGAATACAGTGGGCATAGGGAGGTGTATTCAGGTACGAGCGTAACCTATCTTTGATTTCAACGTGTCCAATCACTCCATCTAAAAACTCTGGGCGGCGGGTTTCACTCCACATATACTGTCTTCGTAGGGCTACAGAAAATGATTACTAGATTCAAGACAATGGATGTCCCGCGTCATGTCTTGAAAACACTGTTTTCAGACACGCGATTTCCACTGATTCAGCATCACGTGGACTCTTATAACGATCTTCTCGATGTGGGTATTCCTACATTCCTTCGTGCCTCCAATCCGATTGAACTTGAGGTGAGTGGAAGTCGGTTTGTCCGAGTGTACATTGGCGGGAAGGAGGGCACAAAGGTGAAATACGAACCACCGACCGAAGAGGACGGGTCTGCAATCGTCCCCCAGACCTGTCGCCTCGATAACCGAACCTATGCAATGTCCATCATTGCAGATATTGAGATTGAGTACGTGTTTCCCGATGGTAGCAAGGAGTTGAAGACGTTTCCCAACATTCTCATTGGAAAGATTCCATTGATGCTTCGGAGCCGACTGTGTTACCTTACAGGACTTCCTAACTTTGAGATTGGCGAGTGCAAGTTCGAGTTGGGTGGGTACTTCATCATTGACGGCGCAGAGAAGGTTCTTCTTACCCAGGAGCTTCTCGGAAACAACATGTTTGCTGCTGGAACTCGAAAGCGCAAGGCACCGAAAGGCACAAAGGCCACCCTGGTTCAATCCGACGAACCCATTACATTTGAGGATATTACGGCTGCAGAAGAGGATGCAGATACGGCGTATGAGGAGGTTACGGAAACCTACGTGAGCATCAAGACATTGTCGGAGGATGGTGTGCGAGGTCCTTATTCCCATTTCCTAACTGTTCCATCCGAGACATTCAACCCCATTGCAACCAATGGAAACTTGGGTCGTGACAACCGTCTATCTCTCCTCAATGTTCGAGGGTACGCACAGCCCGTTCCGACCATCAGCATCTTCCGTGCACTCGGATGTACGTCGGATCGCGATATTTATGAGACCGTTCTTGCAGGTGTAACTGATCGTGACCGAGTTGCATATGATGAAATCATCTTCCAGCTGATTCTGTCGCATGACAAGTATCTTGAAAGGGCAGGGAAGACAGACCTAGAGATCCTTGCAGGATTCACCCGAAGCAAGTCGCGGTTCGAGATTGTGCAGTCGCTTCACGAGTATCTCTTTTCGAATGTAGAAGGTTCGTCCGAGGATGTTGGAGGTCTCTTCCGTCGCAAGGCATACATGCTTGGTTCCATGCTCAAGATGGCATTGGATGTCGATACGGGTCGTCGTCCACCGACAGACAGAGACAATACCCAGTTCAAGCGGTTCAAGACATCAGGAGTTCTGATGTTTGAGGAGTTCCGTCGTATCTATCGCGAGAATGCGAAGGAAATGTTGCTTCGTATGGATCGGAACAATACCTACAACCCCAGCACGTACAAGGAAAAGGGACTTGTCAATCTGGTTGAGCCTGAAACGGTCGGCAAGTTCTGGCGAGGGTACTACATGCTGAATGAGTTCAGTCGGGATTTCAAGGGTTCTTGGGGTGGACGTGTGGGCATTGCACAGGAGCTCATGCGCGTTTCCTACCTCTCAGCAATCCATCACTTGCGAAAGACCGATCTGCAAATCGATAAATCGACCAGCACGGCTCCTCCTCGTCGGCTGTATGCGTCTCAGTTTGGCGTCATGTGTCCTGTCGACAGCCCTGATGGATCGGACATTGGGTATAAGAAGTCGTTGACCATTGTGGCCCGAGTTACGACTGCCTTTCCATCCTCGGAAATCAAGAAACTCCTCCTCGAGTCTGGGATTGTGCGAGAGCTGCGAGATGTGCATCCATCCACGTGGAAGCCAGAGTGGACTCGTATTCGAATCAACTCGGATCTTTATGCAGTGTGCACTGGGAATACCGAAATCCTGCATGCAAAGCTGTTGAATGCAAGACGCTCAGGTCTGATCTCGATGGAGGTTTCATTGGCGTGGATGCGAATCAACAATGAGTACAACATCTACTGTGATGCAGGTCGTCCCATTCGCCCCATCTATCGTGAGGGAACGCTAGAGGAGACGATTCGAGCAACCAAGACATGGAAGGATATTGCAAACAATATTGATTACATTGATGCGTCCGAGACCGATTCGTTGCGACTTTCGATGATTCCCTTTCATCCGAAACTGCGATCAGAGATTCACATGTCCTTCAACATGTCTGCACTGGCAAACATGGTGCCGTATTCCGACCACAATCCTGGCACTCGATCTGTCTTCAGCATTGCACAGCAAAAGTCGGCAGCCTCTTGGTATCACACAAACTACATGCAGAGGTTCGATACGATTGCAGAGTTCCTTTGCAACCCCCAGAAGCCTCTCTCTCAGACGTGGTTGTACAGTGAAATGATGGGACGTGGAGGATGCATGCCGTATGGAGAGAATGCTATTGTTGCCATCACGATGTATGGAGGCCACAATCAGGAGGATTCCATGATAATGAATGGAGCATCCCTGGCCCGAGGAATGTATCACACGATGTACTATCACAGCTACGACCATGCAGAGGAGTTCATTGGTATGGTAGGACGTGATAAGGATGGATTGGCCGTCGGTCCTCATACTGAAATCTCAAACCCAATCAAGAAGGAGACTGTCAAGCGAAAGGAGGGATTCAGCTATGACATGTTGGACGACGATGGACTTATCCGAGTGAACTCTCTGGTCGACAGCAATACGATTCTGTTGGGAATATTGTCTCCGATTACGAGTTTGAGTGGGACTATTACAGGCTACCGTGATGCATCGATTGTACCGAAGCGTGGACAGGTGGGTCGTGTGGATGCAGTCTATTCGTATGTAACTCCTGAAGGACTAAAGGGTGTCAAGATTCGGATTGTGGAAGAGCGTACTCCTGTGATTGGAGACAAGATGAGCTCGAGGCACAGTCAGAAGGGAACTGTGGGTGAGATCATGGCCGAGGAGGACATGCCTTTTACGGGTCGTGGTATTCGTCCCGATTTGATCTTCAATCCGCATGGCATCCCTACCCGCATGACCGTTGGACAGTTCTTGGAAGCTGGAACGAACAAACTAGGCATCACGCTGGGATCCTTTGCAGATGCAACGCCCTTTACGGTAAACAACCGTGTTCCTGATCTGCGAGAGGCTCTCAAGAAGCTTGGGTTCGAGCAGAATGGTCACGAGGTTCTGTACAATGGAATGACAGGTGAGCAGATGGAAGCAGATATCTTCATGGGTCCGATCTATTACCAGCGACTCAAGCAGATGGTAGAGGACAAGATTAACTACCGAGATACGGGCCCGAAGACCATGCTGACTCATCAGCCGACACAGGGAAGGTCGAACGAGGGTGGTATGCGCATTGGAGAGATGGAACGTGATGGACTGGTTGCACATGGAATGAGCAAGTTCATCCAAGAGAGCTTTATGCATAGGTCGGATGGTGCAACACTCTCCTTTGATCGTGATCAGGGACGGATTGACACATCGCGAGACACGATTGATATGCCGTACTCGATGGCACTATTTACACAGGAACTCGAGTCAATGCACGTCGTCCCACGCATAGAAACAATCTAGCCTATTTACAGGTAAGGCTTGTCAATATGGTAACGAATATGTCAGATCACATTTACGTAACAAAGCGTGATGGTGCAAAGGAGTTGGTTTCGTTTGATAAGATTACCGAACGTATTCGAAAGTTGGCAGGTTCACTTGAGCATGTGAATCCCGATCTAGTTGCTCAGAAGGTGTGTTCTCAGATCCAAGATGGTATCAAGACGTCGGAACTTGATGAGTTTGCAGCCGAGACGTGTGCAATGATGCAGTCTCGTCATCACCCGAACTATGGTATGTTGGCTGCACGTATTGTGATTGACAACCATCAGAAGAATACTCCTGGTGACATTGCAACGGTTGCCCAGAAGTTGTTTGACGACGGTCTGGTATCTGGAAAGATGTACTATGGCGTCGCTCATGGCTGTCCCGAGATTGAGACTATGCTCGATTACAGCCGTGACTTCATGTTTGATTACTTTGGGTTCAAGACTCTTGAGAATGGATATCTCCTCAAGCTCAGGTCTGGTAAGATCATCGAGCGTCCCCAGCACATGTGGATGCGTGTCGCCATTCAGATGCACGGCATGGATTTTAGCCTTGTGAAGGAGACCTACGATGCACTGTCGCTTGGTTATTTTATTCAGGCAACTCCTACACTTTTCAACAGTGGAACCATTCATCCGCAGTTGTCCTCGTGCTTCCTAGTCCAGATGGAGGATGACTCCATTAGCGGTATTTACAACACTCTTTCCGAGTGTGCCCAGATCTCCAAGTGGGCAGGTGGTATCGGTCTTTCAATCCACAACATTCGTGCCCGAGATTCCAAGATCAAGGGAACCAATGGCAAGTCAACGGGCATTGTACCGATGCTCAAGGTGTTCAATGACACTGCAAAGTATGTGAATCAGGGTGGGAAGCGCAATGGGTCCTTTGCAATCTATCTGGAGCCTTGGCATGCAGACATTGAGGAGTTCCTTCGTCTCAAGCTCAACACGGGCGCTGAGGAGGATCGTGCACGGGATTTGTTCTATGGTCTCTGGATGAATGATCTCTTCATGAAGCGAGTCGAGGCCGACGAGGATTGGTCTCTCATGTGCCCAAATGAGTGCCCTGGACTCTCGGATTGCTGGGGTGATGCATTCGACACACTGTATACATCCTACGAGAAGGCAGGGACGTACAGGAAGCAGATTCCAGCCAAGAAGCTGTGGCAGATGATTCTGGATGCTCAGATCCAGACGGGAACTCCTTATCTATGTTATAAGGATGCCTCGAACGCCAAGAGCAATCAACAAAATCTTGGTACCATTAAGTCGTCCAACCTTTGCACGGAGATTATTGAGTTCTCATCACCAGATGAGACAGCAGTATGCAACCTCGGGTCGCTTGCCCTTCCTCGTTTCGTTCGGGATGGTGTGTTTGATTTCGGGAAGTTGCGCGAGTACACTGCTGTTCTGACGCGCAATCTGAACAAGGTGATTGACCTGAACTACTATCCTACTGAGAAGTGTCGTCGTTCCAACATGAGGCATCGTCCCATTGGGATTGGTGTGCAGGGTCTTGCGGATGTCTTTGCACTGATGCGAATGCCTTGGACGTCTGATGCCGCCGCCAATCTGAATCGCGAGATTTTTGAGAACATCTACTTTGCAGCGGTCCAGGCCAGTATGAAGATTTCATACGAAGCCGATTCCTCCCGCCATTACCAGTCTGCGGGTCCTTATTCGACCTACGAAGGAAGTCCTGCATCCAAGGGAAAGCTTCAGTTCGACCTGTGGGGTCAGCAACCGACTCAGACACCCTACCTGGATTGGAAAGAGTTGAAGATCGAGCTCATGACAACTGGGTTGATGAACTCTCTGCTGATTGCACCGATGCCAACTGCCTCGACCTCTCAGATTCTGGGGAATAACGAGTGTATCGAGCCCTTTACCAGCAACATGTACACTCGCCGAGTTCTCTCAGGCGACTTTGTGGTGATCAACAAGTATCTGGTCGAGGATCTTGTCAAGGCAGGACTGTGGACGTCGGGTGTGCGAACGCAGATCATCGCGAACAATGGCAGTGTTCAGGGTATCTCCGAGATCCCTGAATCGATTCGGGACCTCTACAAGACTGCCTGGGAGATCCCAATGAAGACGTTGATCAATCTGGCTGCCGATCGTGCCCCCTTCATTTGCCAGTCGCAGTCCCTCAATCTGTTCATCGCCGAGCCGTCGTATTCCAAGATTTCGTCCATGCATTTCTATGCGTGGAAGAAAGGACTCAAGACGGGGTGTTATTATTTGAGGACGAAGGCTGTTGCAAAGGCCCAGCAGTTTACGGTCGAGCCCCCCGCGTGCGTTACTTGCTCGGCCTGAAGAAAAATCTGTTCGCCTTAGAACAAACAAATGTCCGATTCAAAGAAGAATGAGATTGTACCTGGTGTTGAGTCTGGCGAGGTCGAGTCGGTGGGCGGTCGCAAGGTCCGTGGCGCCACGGCCAAGAACCTGAAGAAGATGCTCAAGGCTGCGGGCCTCAAGACGACGGGTCGCAAGGCTGCCCTGACTCGCCGCGCGAAGAAGGCTCACCTGAAGATCCGTGGCGGTGCGGGTGGCGATGTGGTCACGGGCCCTGCGGCGATGGCGGGTGGTGCGGCTCTTTCCCCTGCGTCGGTGGGTGGTCGTCGCCGGTCTCGCAAGGGTGGCATGGATGCGGGCCGCAAGCGATCCCGTCGCTCCCGGAAGTTCCTTGGCGTCTTTTAAAGACGATCAGCGATCTCCGAAACTAGCGTAAACAACTCATCACTAAACCCGTAATGACAGCCGTTTGACTCACCTGCGGGTGCCTTACGACTGGATGTATTCAGTTTATGAACCAAACTCACAATGACATCCTGGGGAGATACCTCCCTGCACATGTATTCGCGATCGCGGATAAATGCGCCACCCTCTGCGATCTGCTGATCGGGAAACTTACGAGATGTCCAGAAATCACGTGTAAAACACAGCGTTGCCTCTGACACACGATCCGCCATGCCCAAGACAGCTGGAGGCACATTCATGAAGGACTTCTTCTCATGAATATCGAAGCATGGAATCGTCGTCGAAAAGCTACACTCCCTCTTTGGCTCTGCCAACATCATTGCCACACGAGTCAGCAAACTGTTGTTGGGATATACGTCATCGTCGTCGATCATTACCAGCACGTCATGAGATGCCTTCTCAACGGCTAGGTTACGCTTTGCACCTATCGTCATCTGCTCGTCGCAGAGGATGTACTTGACATTGTGCAGATCCGATACCAGATCCTTAATCTGATCCTTTCCATCGTCTACGATCACCCACTCAAGCTTCTCCTCGGGATAACCCTGTGCAAGGAAGGAGTACTTGGCAAGAGGGATAAAAGCCCTGCGGTCCTTGGTGATTGTGATGACAGATACATTGGGCAGAGCATCCTCCTTCGGCATACGATCGTCCAGCGAATAGGCAGTCACTCCAAGTGCCAACTCGTCAATCCTGTCGTAGAGACGAAGAATGAAGGATGAATGACGATTCTCATACTCCTCTCGGCTGAGGTTGCTTGTTCCCTTTTTGGTAGTCAGTGGAAGAGTGCAATAGTATTTCAGTGCATCAACCAATGATTCGACTTCGATATCCTCCAAGTTGCCCAAGCACTGTGGGTGAGGAGTAACCTTGGCATTCGACACCCAAATCGCGTTCTTGGTGAGTTCGCGAAACGGCTCAATGGGACTGAGAATGGTAATGCAACCCGTTGACATGGACTCGTTCACTGCATGACCGAAACCCTCGGCTGCCGACATACAGATTGAAAGACCACACTCGGCCAGCAATGCATTGTACTCTGCCTCTGGCATTGCCTCTGGGTGAATGATGATCTTGTCCGAGACACTTGCAGGAATCGGAGGAAGTCCAATAACTACCTGAGAATAGCACAAGTGGAGCTCAGGAAGGGCCATGTACAGAGGTGAATCTGTCTGGTGAATCCTCATGTAGGCCTGGACGATTGGCTTGGGGTTTCGCCAAATGTTCTTTCCTGTCGGAGCGATCGCCTTGTTGTAGTTCTTCTCAGATAGACCCTTGTCAATCGACGTCCAGCCAACGTACTTGATAACGATTGGGTCGCCAGTCGTAGACCGATCCTTCCACTCGGAAAAGAGAGTCAACGCCTCCTGCGTCTTGACCCAGATCTCATCCACCATTTTGGCATAGGGTTCCCACGTCTGATACGTCCATTCGGGATTGGGAATCCAGATATTCTTGGAGGCATACGGGAAGAGACTGGGATTGATCACCTCGACGAAAAAGTTAATCTCTGCCTGTGGGCAGTGAGGATACATATGCGGGATGTGACGGATCTCGGTATCCTTTCCGAGAACATGTGCAAGAATGCCATGAAGAATATTGGTATCCTGATGAACACCTGTATCCTTTGTGTTGTTTCCAATGATATTGACTCTCATTTCTCTATGAGAGGATGCGTCTTGTAAACTTATTACCGCGAGGAGCTTTACGGCATGTGCGTGGTTTGTTTTGGGTCATTCGTTTCCAAGATAGGATAGTGCGGGGTGCACAAGGATTGATCGGGACCCTGCGATCTCGGAACCATTCAAGTGGGCCAATCGTTAATGCATCAACTATCGTTGGATTGTCATTGTGTTTGTTCTTCAAAAGTTCACATAACTCTCTCATCTGTTTGCTTCCATATCCATAGAGTTCATCGGTTGGGTCACTGCAGTACGACTGATCGTCAATGGCGAATCGAGCTCCATCCCAACGAACTGAATCAATCGGTCGAAACCCTTCCCAAGAAGGCTCCCAGAGAAACCACCATCCTTTATGTTCCAAGAATGTATTGTCTCGGAACTCGTAGAGCATTGTTCTGACTAGAAAAAGCTTTTAAGCTCTCCTGTCCGCGTTCCGTATACCTGCGTATCAATAGGCCGTGCAATAGGAGCGGGGAAGTCTAGGATATCCTTACGGTAGTAGCGGTATGCCTCTACCTCTACGGAGATGCGGTTTGCAGCGAAACTGACAACACGCTCATTCAGCTCGGCGAGTTCCTCATTCACTCGCAACGGGTTGTTCTGTGCATACTGCAGATAGTAACTGCGCATGATCAGCATGAGGTCGGCGTCACTCTGGCGCTCAATCGTTCCATTCACCATCTGGCGAACAGCCGACTTGATCTGGTTCTGGAGAAGGTCCATGTTTTCCTGAGCGAAGAAGAGTGTGTTCAGATCCGTGGCACCATGACGATACTGAATCTGCTCCTTGATAGCCCCAGGAACCAAGTACGGCTCAGGGGCGAAGAGAACTGCAGGTGGCACAGGAAGAGCAAGGTCTTCGTCGGAGGTAGGAAGACGGCCCGTGTGTTTGGGTGCATTGGGAATGGCAGTTCCAGTGTAGAAAGATGCAAGGGTTGGTGCCCAAGAAAAGCTAGACGTCCACGCCATTTATGACTTCGCGAGAGAATCCTTATCGGGGCACAACAATCTTACCACCGATCTTCGATGTATCAGGCTCTATCGTATCAAGTTCCAGCGTATACACGGGCTGAAGACTTGCATTCAAAAAGGGGACGTTCGATCCAATCAACATGTTGGGTTCAATCACATTCGATGTACCATTATCAATCGAGTTTGGATAGGTTGCAACAGCAGTTCCGTCGGGCTGAATCGTTACAAAGTTTGGAATGAGGAAACCGTTGTAAGATGCGACATAGGGAGACGTACGTGCAGAACTTGCATCACGAGGAACGTAAATACCGTTGATATCCTTCACATAATCAAGCAACTGCAGAACTGGAAAGGTTGTATTGGAGAGAGACGATATGACCGAACCCTTCTCTGCATTCAGAACACTTAGAATCGGAGACTTGAGCATTGCAATGATACTGTTCGAATAGAAGGTCACTCGATCGCCGACTCGGAGTTCATTGCTACTAAAATACTGATACGATCCTGTGAAACATTTCAGATACATTTTATCGTCTGTCGACTGGATCAACGACACTGTAAGGGTATCGTTCTGTGCAAAGTTCGTTCCAATCGGATCTGACACTGTCAATGCCAATCGCTGTAGATTGGTGATTGGGCTCTGGAGATTCAATGCTTCCTGCCCCCACGGCTCATAGTCGTAACTCTGAACACCAACGGAAATCTGGAAGTCTGTCTGTTGCCTCTGACGCTGAGTCATGACCGAGAAGGATCGACGCATGGGTTCGTTACCTCCCACGTACTGTCCAAAGAACTCATTCAGACTGAACAATAGATATGGGTATGTCGAAAAGGTTGAATAAGGTTTGCCAATCAGATTGGCTTGAATAAACTGACTCGTCGACGCATCCGTTCCGCTTGTTGCAGGATCGATTGGGATATTCAAAAACTGTCTCTGAGGAAGAACTGCACGGACCAGCCGAATCGCAGAAATGTTAACTGCGTTGGTGGAGCTTCCGAATCCGAATCCAGAGGGTTGAACAATGTAGCCAGTGTCTATTCCGACAGGAATGCCCTTGGGCAAGTTGGGGTCATACGCAGGGTAGGTTACAATCGACGAACCAACAGACAGATTCCACCCCTGGTTGTTTATCACGCCTACAAGAGGAGGATTGTTGGAGGCCTGTTCAACTGCAAAGGTTGGGACGAAAGGATTGTTTGAATAGACGATGGGATTGCTGGCAGAGGTTGTCTGACTTCCAAATGTAAAAATAAGATTGGTATACGGATTGGGTTGCTTTACCCAATCTCGCTGAGATGAATCAATGATAATATATCGCTTGAACATCCTAGTGTCGGGCGACGCTTGGACACTGGCCTCATCCTGCCTTGATCCAGTAGGCTCGGTGGCGTAATCCTCGGGCTTGACTTCCACCACATTGTTTGATATAGTCGAGTTGAAGGTCTCTACTATGTTTGATCCCGCAAACTGCGTCTTTAGGAAATGTTCACGCGGATCGTAGTTGTAGGAATGACGTGCAGACGCCTGTTCGCGCATCATCAAATCCTGATAGTCACTCATTATTTATACACACTCCAATTCCATAAGCCACATGTCCGCGGGTTTTGTCGCTTCTAGCTTGGCGATCTCTGAACGCAGACTCTCCAGCTTGGACTTGTGCCTGGCAATCTGCTCAGCCGTAAACGAAGACACTGGTAGCTTCATGATGTACTCGTAACCGCCCTCGATCTGTGCATACTTGTTGTCGTAGAGCGACTTGTCACAATCGACTCGCGTCTTTCGCTTGAGCTCAATCTTCGGCTTGTCTGAGATCTGGTCCTCGATGAAACGCATCACATTGTCGTGATACGGTAGATGGCTCTGGCAGTCACGGATCTGGTGCTGACGACGAGTCTCGTAAAGCTCCAGACGAACAGTCGCAAACTCGATCAGAATATCGTTCAATGTACTGTACTTGGTAATCACGCCCTTGTGGTTGAAGGCATGCATGTTTGTGATCTTGACACGATCACTCAACGACTTGACCACGTTCTTCTCATCTCCACCCTTGATGCGAATGTTTACCACCTCATCCGTCGAGGTGTCTGTGAAATCCTTGATACGATCCTCTGCAAGCTCCTTCTCCAGCCACTCACGATAATCGGCAGTCCACGTTCCAGGTGGAAGTTCCGTGATGAGAATGTCATCCTTCTCCTTCTTGAAGGAGCCAACCATCGTCCCATCGGCCGAGACAGTTCCCTTGAATCCCTTGAAGAAGACTGGAATGGTCTTGTTCAGAGCCTCTGCATCTCCCTTGAGCCAGTGCTGGAGCATACCCTTGAGGATAGCAGGATCGCACTGAGGGATGAAGGTCGAGTATCCAGTCCCAATACCACGTGCACCATTCACCAACAGCATCGGCAGAACAGGTGCATACCACTCAGGCTCAACTGGCAGTCCATCGTCGTCGCGATACTTGAGAACCGCAAAGTCTGCTTCGGGAACCAGCTTCCGAGTCTTGGGCTGGAGATAGGTGTGGATATACCTTGGCGATGCAGAGTCCTTGCCACCCTGAAGTCGAGTTCCAAACTGTCCCTGAGGAACCAACCAAGGGATGTTGTTGGCACCCACAAAGTCCTGTGCCATCCCAATGATCGCCTCCGTCAACGATGCCTCGCCATGATGGTATCCCGTGTGCTCCGACACATACCCCGCGAACTGAGCCACACGAATCTCATGGGTCAAGTTCCTCTTGAAGGCTGCAAACAGGATCTTCCGCTGAGAGACCTTGAGACCATCCATCACACTTGGAATCGCACGTTCCAAGTTGTAGTTGGAGAAGTGGATCAAGTCCTTGTTGATAAAGTCGGTATACGGCACAGCATTCCCAGCAGGAACAAGTGCAGTCTTGTCGTATCCCTTCAACCAGTTCTTGCGATCGTCCGCTCGTTGCTTGTTGAACGCCAGATCAATCGCCTCATCGGCACCCTCTGTGAAGGTAAAGCTCACTGCATTCGGCTTCATGAAGTAATCCTTTGCCTCATCACGAGTCGATGTACCCAATCCCTTGTAGTACTTGACCTGCCATCCCACACCCTCGCCAGCTCGCCACTGCTCGTATTCGTATTGGCTGTAGAAGTTCTTCGTGACCTTGCCCTTGGTTGCCTTGACAATCGGAGTTGCCATGTACGTCAGGAAGCCTGGAATGGCGACCAACTCGTGCCACAACTCGTGGAAGAGATTCACAAGCAGACCTCGGATGTGAGATCCATCGTAATCCTGATCCGTCATGATCATGATCGATCCATACCGCAACCCGCTCGTGTCGGTATACTTCTTGCCACTCACAAGTCCAATGATCTTCTTCAACTCTGCAATCTCCTTGGTCTGCTCTACCTTGGAATCGGACGTGTCCTTGACGTTTAGGACCTTACCCTTCAACGGATAGACGCCATAGTGCTTTCGCTGCTCCTGAGAGAGACCGCTAAGGGCCATCGCCTTTGCCGAATCTCCCTCTGTGAGGATCAGAGTACACTCCTTCGACTTGGCAGTTCCCGCATACACTGCATCGTCCAGCTTGGGAATGCCAGTGATACGGCTCTGCTTCTTACCATCGGTCTTTGAGTTGTCCTTGGAGTCCTTTACAGCCTGTGCTTCAATCAGCGCCTCGACAATCCCGAGCTTGGACACGATCTTCTTCAGCGAATCCTCCGACATCTTGGGAGATGACCCGAAGGTTGACTGCTTGGTTGTCAACGTCTCCTTGGTCTGACTTGTGAAGCTAGGGTTCTCAATCAGACTCACAATGAACACTGCCAACTGGTCACGCACCAGTGCAGGCTTGACCTTGACCTTCTTCTTGGTCTCGAGGTACTCTACGATATAGTTGACTACCTGAGACGTTACTGCATCGACGTGAGTGCCACCCTTGGATGTCCAGATGCCGTTGACAAACGACTGGTTGAAGTTGTCTCCCTTTCCAATCGCAATGTGCCATCGATCGTTCGGTGACTCGTAGACAACCGAATCACATCCATACGACTTGGCATAGTCGACGAGATTCTTGCACTTGATTGGCTCACCATTCAAGACGATCTTGACGTCCTTGCCGACCGTCATCGCCAAGTCCCATACACGCCTCTCAATCAGCCTGAGCATGTCGGGGGTAATCTCCGTCATCCCGAATCGGGCAAAGTCAGGCTCCCACTTGATGGCCAGAGAGGACTTGGACTTGGATGCCTTGACCTTGGGAGGATCGATCTTGGTCATGTTATGCTGAAACCGCTGTTCATAAGAGAGCTTGCGTCCTGCATCAACAATCATCAGATCCATGCACTTGGAGAAGATGTTGACCAACTTCACACCATACCCATTCTTACCTCCAACCAGCTTCTTCTCATCCTTGTCATAGTTCGTGGAGGTCAGGAGTTCAGCGAAGATCATCTGAGGAACCCAGACCTTGTGCTCGGGGTGCTGAACGACATCGATAGGTTCGCCGTCATTCTCAATGTAGAAGTGAGACTTGTCGCAGGCGATTGTGATCTTCTTGACGGGGTTGATTGATTCACGAGTTCGGAGTCGAACAACGTGATCATGAGCATTGACAATCAGCTCGTCAATCAGCTTGTAGAATCCAGGGTTAACAATGATCTTTGTAGGCTTGAATGAATCACCCTCACGCAGATAGACCTCCTCCTCTGCATTTGCGATTGACCCAACATACGTATCGGGAAGCGACAGAATGTGCTCCCGATGCGTCTTCTTCTGATATGCCTGTGAAATGTCCTTTGCCATGGTAACGATGAGGTAAAAAATATTGAGTGTTATGTATCCGTTTTCAGCGTTCAGTGCAGCTCTGCGATCTCCATGTACAGGTTCAAGTTCTCTGGGAAATGTGTAAGGTCGGGGACTGAAACCACTGTGCGATTCACTGTGATTACGCCGTATCTGCTCTCGTAGTTCTTGCCGAGGGTGTCGAGTCCCTTCTCAATGGCCTTCCGTAGCCGAGTGCGTTCCTTTTCCAACTCCTCGTCGGGGTCGCCCTCTTCGTAGATGTCCCCATCCGTGAGGAACATCATGAGGTGTTTCACGAGACCCTCTCGGGTGGTCGCATAAATCGGGTGGTCGTCAAGAGGGTCAAGCATCTCCATTGCACGTGCGTTGTTCTCCGCAGGCCAGCAGCGGTAGACGATCCGAGGGGTAGAGGTAGAGGTTGCCATGTTGTCTGTTTGGGGTAAGGTCCAAACACCTGCTAAAGTTTGATTCGTTTTTACATGCACTCCAGTTCGACACCTGCGTTCAACCACCGCTCAACTCGGTCAGGATGCCACGCTTCCATAACAATTTCCTCCTTTAATATACGAGCCTTTTCTTGGATTCTCTTCTTTGATGCTTCTTCTTCTCTCCACTCTCGCCAACGCAGATTGTAGTCTGGAATACCCTCATCCTTTTCACGTTGTATGATGAGAGATGTAGTATAACAATCCAAGAACTGAAGACTATTAGGCAGATCAGGAAGTAATGTTATTTGCGTATTAAAACAATACAATGTCTGAAGACCCGCAGGCAGATCAGGAAGTAATGTTATTTGCGTATTAAAACAATACAACGCCAGAAGACTCGCAGGGAGTTCAGGAAGTGATGTTAGAAGTGTATAATAACAAGACAAGTCCTGAAGGCCAATAGGTAGTTCAGGAAGTGATGTTATTTGCGTATGACGACAATCTAATTTCTGAAGACTATTAGGCAGATCAGGAATTGATGTTATTTGCGTATTATCACAAAACAACTGCTGAAGACCAGTAGGCAGTTCAGGAAGTGATGTTAGAAGTGTATCATTACACCACAACTGCTCAAGACTAGTAGGCAGTTCAGGAAGCGATGTTATTTGCGTATTAAAACAATACAAGCACCGAAGGTTAGCGGGAAGTTCAGGAAGCGATGTAATGTTTAATCCCGAAACATCCAATTTGTCTACAGCGTCATTCATTTGTCTGAGGAGTTCCTCTGTATCTGGACCGTGTGCCATAGTGTCTGTTGGGGGAAATACAAAAAGTTATTCATACATTCGGTTCGTTTTTACAGTTACATACAATCCAGTTCGACACCAGCCTCTAGCCACCGCTCAACTCGGTCAGGATGCCACGCTTCCATCATGAGTTCCTCCTTGAGAAGCAGTGTCCTCTCTTGAACACGGGGCTTGGATGCCTGATCCTCTCGCCACTCTCTCCAACGCAGATTGTAGGTTATAAGATCCTCATCATCTCCACGCCGTAGGATGAGAGGTGACTCGTAGGTGTCAAAGTATGTAATGGTAACAGGAAGTTCTGGAACAGTTGTCAGTAACGTATTGTTGCACCACAACGTCATGAGATGCTTTGGTAGTTTCGGAAGCGATGTTATACGTGTATGAGAACAGTTCAAGTTCATAAGAGTATCGGGAAGAGTAGGAAGCGATGTCAGGGGTGTATTATAACAATACAATACTATGAGTCCTTCGGGAAGATACGGGAGAACCTTCAGGCTTGTGTGATGGCAGTGCAATGCGAGAACGTGATCTGGTAACGGTGGAAGAGATGTGATGTTCAGAAATGCCAGGTTTAGTGTAGTGAGATCCTCGTTAATGCAGTCTGCGAGTCGCCAAAGAAGAAGTTGTGTGTCGGGTCCGTGTGCCATGTTGTCTGTTGGGAGGAGGTCTGTTCACTTGACAAAGTTGGATTCGTTTTTATCCGCAGACCAGTCAAACTTTATTAACTGTCCCTCCATTTGAAACAAGACCCCTGGAAACATGAGTTCAAGTTTCCCAATGATTTTCTTCATTAGGAGTCCAGTGTGTTCTTCATACAGATAGACCTTGCCTGCCGCTGCAGCCTGAAGAATCCTTAATCGATAAAACTTGACCTTGTCATCGATTAGGTACTGTCGGCGTTCCTCTTCCTCCTTCTCAAACTGTTCTGCACATCTGCGACTGAAATCAAACAACTCCTCTCGGGTAATAATCGGTTGAAGCATTACGGAAGTATCCATTGTCCTTCTTCGGAAGTTGTCTGAAAATATGTGTTGGCTATATGTTGGGTGAATAGACTCCCTGTGCAAAGATAGCGGCCGACAAGCATGCAGTAACTAAGATTGTAGCAATCCAGGACAGGAAGATACGTCCAATGATACGCCAGTTCATATTCTTCAGATCATAGTCACATAGGCTGATACCGACAACTGCGCCGGTAATACATTGCGTTGATGAAATAGGAAACCCATACTTGGAAGCGAAGGACACAACAAGCGCCGTTGCGAGCTCAGCGCAGAATCCACGAGAGGGTGAAATGAACGTAATCTTCTCGCCAATGACTTCCATGATCTTCCTTCCATAGACCGCAAGACCAACAACGATACCCGACCCTCCCAGTGCTAGAACCCAAATCGGGACTTCAATCTTGGAGGATACTGCACCGTTCTGATAAATATACCAAATCGCCGCAAGAGGCCCGACCGCATTGCTTACATCGTTGGCTCCGTGCGCGAACGACGTGCAGATAGATGTGAAAATCTGAAGATACTTGAACGTGTACTCCACCTTCGGATCGTATTCCACCAATGTCAGCTCGTCGGAAACGGGAAGCAGTGCAACCTGTTTCTTCAGCCATGGAATCGCTGCTGCCGAGATCAATGATGCAGCTGCGGCGACACAGATCGATACCCAAATGGTTGTCTCAATGCCCCACGTGATTCTTGAACCTGCTCCCTTGGACAGAACGAAGACGGACTCAATAAAGAAGGTGACAAACACGACGAATGGGAGTAGATGAACGGAACGCCAAACACCGTGAATGCTCTTGAAGATTCCATATTTGATTGACAGGTAGAAACCAGCAGACAGGAGTGCGCTAATGATTGGTGAGGAAATCCATGAAACTACAATGGGTACAAATCCAGCGACATATGGAAAATCGGGAATCGATTTGCTCCACACGACTCCATCAACTCCCTTGTACACGAGCGAAAATCCCATGATACCACCAACGATGCTGTGCGTGGTAGAAACAGGTAGTCCGAAGTAGGTTGCAGTATAGAGCCAGGTAGTCGATGCAGCCAGAGCAGACAACATGCCGTACATTAGGACATAGGGCTGGGACTTGAAGAATGCTACATTGGAAATACTGCCTGCGAGTGTGTTTGACACGGGTGCTCCAAGAAGCATAGCGCCAGAGAACTCGCAGACAGAGGCGATACCGATAATCTGTGTCATAGTCAACACCTTTGAACCATAGGTTGTTCCAAAGGAGTTTGCGAGATCGTTGGCACCGATTCCACCGGCATCTAGAAAGGAGTTAATGCCGCCCGCAATAAGAATCCATAAATACATTTTTATATTTCAATGTTTGTGTGTTAAAGTCTATGCATTCACACACTCGCTTTCAGAGAGTTAACTTTCAAATTACAATGCCACCTAAAAAGCAACTTCCAGAGGCTCCTGTGATTTTCTCCTTTAAACTTCCTGTTGAGGAGAATGTCCCCATCCCTGCAGACATGTCGACGGACTATGCAGAGATCCTTCGAAACGTCGAGTCCTCCCAAGTCGGAGAGCGTTTCAATACCGATACGATGAAGGAGATTCTTGGTCGAACTCGTACTCCTACTTATGTCGGCACAACGTCTTGTTTCTGGTGTTGCCATCCCTTTCCGTGGAAGGCGTCAGTGCTTCCCATCTCCTACGATGCCTACGAGAACATGTATGCATGTGAGGGCTACTTCTGCTCGCCCGAGTGTGGCATGGCACATCTGTATGCCGAACCCATGCTGTCCGATGTCGCTCGATGGACGCGTCATGCCCTTCTCTCAGACATGTATCGATCTCTTTACCCAAAGAAGGAGCTGACGGCGGCTCCTCCTCGTCTGACGTTGCGCATGTTTGGTGGTCCGTTGGACATTGAGCAGTTCCGACAGTACACTGCAACCTCGGAAGATATGGTAGCTGTTCAGCTTCCTCCCCTACGACTCTTTGTCCCCAGCATGAATGTGCAGGGACCTGTTCGTGACGTAAAGAAGTTCGTGGCACTCTCTCAGGAGACGGTGGACAAGGCATCCAAGGAGCTACGACTCCGACGATCAAAGCCCGTTCACAATAACGTTCCGACTCTCGATAAGTGTATGGCTCCCACGTTTGGAGTTCGACCTGCCTAATCGTTTATAGAATCATAGCGAGGTATCCTATATGGAGATTCTGAAGACGCAGATGATGTTGAGTATGGGGAATGTGAAGAACCCACTCATGAATATCCTTGCACTCAATCTGTTTGAGATTGCGACTCGAACCTTTCCAGTTTGGTCAACGTGGGGGAGAACTTGCTGTATCCGAAAAAAGAAGGGAACTGTCATTTCCTCCGTCCTAAAGACACCTCGTGCATCGATTACTTGTGAGCGTGGTGTTGTGCAGTCGACTTCCCAGAACCGCCAACCCCAGCAACAGACAGTCTACCAGACTCGTATGGATGCAGTCGTGCACTATGTAACGACTCGTCCCGAAATGAAGAACCTACTTGCAGTCAGTCACCACGACTATCTACCCAATGAGTTCGATGCGATTGCACTTGAGTCGGATATATACTTTGAACTAATCGATATGAAGATTACCGACGGTCAGCCCGAAATCATCAAGTTCAAGATCTTCTGTTACGAGCACGATATTCAGCATCTCCAGGCCTTCGTAGACAACTGCAACACTGATTACGAGCGTCGTATGGCAAACAAACTAGGAAGTCATCGGTACTATTTTGATCAGGTGATTCAGACCAAGGTAAAGGGTACGACCCAGAACCCACTGCCATCGTCTCATCTTCTATACACCAAGACCAAGTTTACTACTAATCGCACCTTCGAGAATGTGTTCTTTGAGGAGCGCAATCACGTCGAGAACCGAACCAAGTTCTTTTTGGAGAACCGAGCATGGTATGATAAGAAGGGTATTCCGTATACGTTGGGGTTTATGTTTCATGGTCCTCCTGGATGTGGAAAGACATCCTCTGTCAAGGCGATTGCAGCCGAAGGTCGTAGGCATATCGTGAATGTTCAACTGTCAGAGATCAAGACCAAGTCTCAGCTACAGCACCTGTTCTTCAATGACGAGGTTCACGTGTACAATGGAACAAACACTGAGCGATATACGATCCCTGTTTCCGAGCGCCTGTATGTGATTGAGGACATTGATGCGATGGGAGATACGGTCCTTCGTCGGGAGTGGAAGAAGCCGACCGTCGTGAAGCCCAAGGCAAGCATTGACCCGATGATGGATCGTGCAGAGGAGAATGAGAAGGAGGTTCTGGATCTGGCATTCTTGCTGAATCTTCTGGACGGAACACTTGAGGCGAACGGTCGTATTCTTATCATCACGACCAACTTCCCCGAGCGCATTGATCGTGCACTGATTCGCCCTGGTCGTGTCGATATGATTGTCAACTTCAAAAAGTGTAGTCTTCCGATGATCCGTGAAATGGCGAATGCCTTTTACGAGAAGGAGATGGACATACCCGACGACCCTACACTTGCATACAAGTGGAGTCCTGCGGAAGTGAATCAGATTTTGTTCCGCAACTTTGAGACTCCCGAGTTGGCTGCAAACGAGTTGGTGACGTTGTCTCGGAATGATTTGTATGGATTTGAAAACGAACAGGTTTCTGCCACGGCACTGGAGACTATTCCTACAGAATGAAGATTGACATTTGCTTCGTACTTGATTGCACGGCTTCCATGGGTCCTTGGATTCGGGAGGCCAAGAACAAGACGGTCGAGATGATTCGAGATGCACAAAAGGTGAATCCAGAGGCAGAGATGCGAGTTGCCTTTGTTGGCTACCGAGATTACGGCGACACGATCCAGACCGACATTGTCGACTTTACGACTCCCGAAGAGGCGCAGGCGTCGATTCAGGAGATTGAGGCCGAGGGTGGTGACGACGACGCAGAAGACATTGCAACTGCCTTGTTTGAAGCACTCCAGCTCTCATGGAGTGGAGATGTTAAGATCGTGATTCATATTACAGATGCACCTGCACACGGTATGCAGTTTCATCTGGCTTCGTTATCTGATCGGTTTCCTAGTGGAGACCCAGATGGGCGAGATCCACGAGACTCCGTTGAGAAGTTCTCCTTCTTGAATATGATGTATACATTTGTGAAGATCAGCCATGATACGGACAAGATGCTGGATGAGTTTGAGAAGTGTTACAAGCAGGGTGGTACATTTACAGTCCTTGATCTTCATTGTCAGACCTACGATGATCCACTCAACGTCACTTTAGATGAGACACAGGATCCGATGCCACTGTCCATGTCGAGAGAGGTAAGTCGAAACATTACTGCATCGATTACGCGGTACACAGCTTCGCTAACATCGTAATGTTATTGATGAAATCCCACACAACCTTCTTGTTATGGTCGTTTAGACCTGCCCACATTCCTCTGATCTTCGCCACGGTCTGCTCGAGTGGCTCTTCACCTTCCGTGATATCACTAAAATCACGCTTGACGAAGAAATCCTCGTCACGCTTTTTGATTACCTCCTCAAACCTTGAAACATGCTTCCATGTCTTCTGCGCAATAATCGAAGGGTTGGTGCGCCGAAAGATAGCAAGTCCTGCAAGGTAAAGTGGAAAGTCCCGATCCTCGGGGAATACATCCTTCAGCTGATTGAGGAAATCCTCATACTGATTGAAAAAAGCATCGATATAGATCTTTTTCGACATATTTTACTGTCGGCTTATACCTTTAAACTCAGTGTCCCGTGCTTTTTGCAGTTGCTCTAAACGCGACCCGAGGTCGTCGTTGCGACCCGTCTTCTCTCCGTCGTAACTCTGCTTTGTCTGGGGCTCGGCAGGTCCAGGCGCAGTGGTGCCAGTGATAAAGGAGTACATGTTCTGGTCGCCCTCGTGGAACTTCCCAGGAGCATCCCAGCTTGAATACGAATCCGATAAGCTTCCCTTGCCCTCGAACGACCATGCCGTATACTCACCTGCAACGGGGGCTGCACCACCCCCTGCACCCTGCTGCTGAACAGGCACCTCGCGACGAGCGGTCACGGGCTTGGCAATGTATCCGTAGATATCCTTGCCCACATAGATATCCTTCGACTCGGGATTGTACAGCGTAGGAACACTCTTCAAGAAGGCAGGAAGCTCAGCCCTCTGCTTTCCATCAATCGAGACAATGCGACAAAGGGTATCCTTGTTCAGTTGCTTCAGAGTCTCCAGAATCTTCGTTGAGTTTGGGCAACGGCCACTCACAAAAAGAATGGGCTGGTTGTTCATTGCTCGTCCGTCCGATAAAAAACGTAAAGACATTAACGAGACAAGATACAAGCAATGGAGATTATGAAGTCATCGCTAAACGGCTTTCGCCTCGACACCGAGTTTAAGGACGTCCCTGTTGCGTTTGTGAATGCCCTGCGCCGTATTCTACTCGCAGAGATCCCTACGGTGGTTGTCTCAAATGTGCAGATTCTGGAAAACACCACCTCGATGACGCACGAGATGATCCGCCATCGTATGGAGATGTTGCCTGTCAATGTGAAGTCAGAGGAGGCTGCAGTTATTCGTGATTCAAAGTTAGAGCTTCGATACTTTACCAGCCCTGATGCACGTGAGGTTACGACGGCAGACTTTATGGCAACTGGACCTCGATCAGACATCCTTCTTCCCGACCGTGATCTGGGAACGCCTTTGCTGTTTATCAATCTGAAGCCACATGAGGCACTGCACATCAAGGCATCCCTGTCGGTCGTCTCTCACGGAGCATCTCAGGTATGTGTTTCAACGTTCCGCAATCACATTGACCCCGATGTCGCGAAGATTGACAAGGATACGTTTGTTGCAATGGCAGGAGACGATGTACTTGCCCAACGAGAGGCAGCACAGAGCTTCGATGCCTTTCACATCCAGCGATCCTTCCACCGCAACAAGGAAACGGGTCGACCCGACTGGTTCGATTTCACCGTTGAGAGCATCGGTGTAACTCCTGCAGCCGATCTCATGAAGAAGGCTGCCGAGATTCTCAAGACGAAGCTCATCGAGTGGACCAAGAACCCGATTCTTCGAGAGGAAGCTGGTTGGTTTCGCATCGAGGCGCCTGGTGACACATTCACGGTCGGCCAGCTCGTGCAGGAGATGATGTACGCACAGGCTCTTGTAGACTTTGTGTCGGTTGACATTGGTCATCCACTTGTTCCCAAGCTCTGTATCCGATTCCATACCAAGACATCCGACCCCGATGCGGTTGTTCAACGTTTCATCACAGAGGCGTCGACTCTGTGTGAGAATGTTCTCAAGGGAGTATAATGGAATTCTTCAACTTTGACCCGAATGACTTCCAGGTCTTGGAAGACGTGGAGTTCGATGAGACACTCCAGCGACCTGAGAAGATTCGGTTCTATACATTGACGGAACAGACTACCGATGCGTATGAGAAGATGATGCCGAAAGGTCGAGTCACTCGGTTCCAACGCGAACTCATTCAGAAGGAGATTGAGCGTCTCAAGGATCTCTATCAGCAGTACGTGATTGCAATGCCCGAGGACTATCTTTTGCGTGAGCCCGAATACGGTCGAACATTTTCATGGATTCACCCCGTCTATGCCTCACCCGCCACAAAGGAGTACATATGGGAGACTGCATGGGAGCCTCTCTATGATAACATCACCCTACCTAGTTTTTACCCTCGACTCTTGAATGCTCTTCCCAGACCCTATTCCGACGAGACAACTGGTCGCCCGTATGACATTGAGGATATTACCGAGTTTGTGAATCAGGAGGGAATCAACCCCAATCGTGCATTGCCAAAGTATCAGGTGCCTCGAACCCAATATCACGAAAACAAGACGATTGATATTCTGCGTGTCCCAGCGGATGGCACCGAGGATGTCGTCAACTTTGTAGGCTATTATCTCGACAAGCGTGTGCTCGATATTCCCAACCCGTTTCCAGAACATCCATTCCTCAAGGCGAATGAGGCAATCTTTTTTGAGAGTACTGCGACACTGAAGGACGTCGTGCCATCTCTTGATGCAATCATGACCCATGGTGTTCCAGTCACCAAAGATCCGTATGGAGTTGCCATGCCTTATCTCAAGCTCTACGACATCAAGTTGCAGGATATTCCTTGGTCGTCTTGGAAATCAAAGTTCCCGTCCGTTGACGTTGTCAAGGATGTCGAACCTGGGGAACCGATTGAGTTTCCCAAACCTGCCCAACTTGCTCCTCCCAAGAACGTGATTGATGCATATGGAAGTCCGTATTCAAACGGTGTGTCTGTGCGTCGGTGGCTAATGGATCAGGTGGATGGAGGTGGACTTATCATGTCGCTCTTGCTCTCCCAGGTGATTGACAATGGAAGTGTGCAGAGCATCCCAGGCATTGACATCGAGAAGGCATCCTACCCAGAAACGACGATTGAAGAGTGCAGTCTGATTGGAACAACCTTCCAGGATTTTGTCGTCAAGGGAAACCTGAGACGGAAGTGGACAACCAAAAAGGACAATGACGTCATTGCGATGCAGTGTGTGCCCCAGGAGTTTATCAAGCAGGAACGTGCTCAGGTCGGCTATCTGAACCGAAAGCCGTGGAGTGAGTCGACTGGAGACGATATCAAAAAGGCATATGTGACTCGAATGGAAGAGGTTCGTCGTATTCCTGAAACCGTTGAGAAGGAGGTCAAGCCCCCCAAGACTCCTATGCGCCCCGACTCTATGCGTCGTGCGGAAGTACTGGCGGTGTTCAATGATGAAAGGAGATTTTCCGACGACAAGGTTCGTGACATCCGAGAGTTGCTACGGGAAACGACCAAAAATATGAACGTCTATTCTGATCCCGATGGCCTCTTCGTGTTCTGTGAGCATAGTATTGCGATTCTAGACGGTGATCTTGCACTCGATCGCAACAAGTTCTATGATGTTTGGGCCGCACGAGTGGATGGAAGTCGTGTGTGCAAGTTCTGTGGAGAACATATCAACAATGACGTGTTTGCAGAACAGGCCGAGTTCGATGAGGCTGGATTCTTGATCAAGCATACCGAATCACTTGAGCAGAAGGGATTCCATGGTGCAGCGATTGCCAGTTTTACGACTGGACTGCAAGGGATTCAGCCGATGTTTCTGCAGGGAAATCCTCACGATGAGACTGTCTTTTTACTGCTATCCCTTCTTCAGGTATTGCCAACGGCCGACAAGGTAGAGCCACTTCTGAAGATTGGCCGAACCATTGCAGCTGCACAGTTTAGTAAGGGATCTGCAGATCAGATTGCCAAGTTCAGTGGTATGATGGGCATTGCAACGACGGCCATTCTACTCCAGTCGCACATCCCGACACTGGTTCCTCGTCGTGCCTTTGGTCCCAAGGCACTGGTGTTGACGGGATACCCACGCGATTCTGACAAGCCAGGCGATTACACGATTGCAGATTCCTTGTTACTTGTGTTCCGCAAGACGTTTGAGGCCTTCCCAACCTCCTTCAAGGGTGCCTCCCAGCAAGTCATCCGAGCGATTCTCAACAAACCAACCGAAATCAAGAATGGAGTGATTGCCCTCTTGTCTGCAAAGAGCCCATTGATGAAGGGTGATGTACCAACATTGCTTGCGAATGCCAAGGCGTATCATGCAGAACAGCCACGGGTTGAAGTTCCTCGCACATTGATTCCTGTAATGTTTCCTCCAAAGGAGTTGGGCGTTATCAACTCGTTTGTCGAATGTCCTTCGGCCCGCCCTATTTGGACCAGTGGACGCCCGCCACAGGTTGTTCAGCCAGTTGTTCCTCTTCGAACGGGTCTCTTCCCTTCTCGATTGGCACGACAGGTTGTAGCTCCAGTATCGAGACGCGAGGTTCCTACCGCTATTGGAAAGGCCGAGATCCGAGAGAGGCTTGCGAATGAGAAGAAGGCTCAGATAAAGATACCCATTCGAGATGCGTATAGGACCAATATTGCAGTTGCCTCCCGCTTGTCCGACATGTTCCTACTTGGAGAGCCTATCCGAACAGTCGATCCGAAACAATCGGAAGCAGAACTCCGTGATATTGGTCGTGGATTTGTCGTTGAATCGATTGTGGCAATCCAGAAGGATGTAGTCAAGCGAACCAAACTGGAAGAGCAGCGAACAAGGGATGTTGCACTGTATACGCTACTTGCCGACTACAACGAAGAGAAGGCACAGGTGAACAAGCTGCGTGCATCGGAGCGTATCAAGTTCGTTCAGCGAATGGCACAGAAGACAGACCAGGATCGTGAGATTATCGGCGAACTTCTTAAGATTGGTATGGCACCGTATATCATGACGAACCGTGACCGTGAAGAGCTTGCGCGGGAAGCAGAGAGGCTTCGCGAGGAAGTGTTCCGAGAGGATGTGATTCTAGAGGATGCAGATGTAGGTGTTGGACAGCCTCATGATGTGTTTGATCAGGGAGACGAGGACCGTCGTGGAGCAGACAATGGGGACTATGGTGATTACGTTGCTACACCCAGCAATGATGGCAGAGATGCCGTTCAGCCTGGAATCGGAGACGACAGGGAGCGTTCTATTTAAAGACGGCGCGCGAACAGAATACAAGATGACTACAAGCAAGGTAACACTCATTGTGATTCGCAAGAACAACGAGGAGGATCGCATCAATGTATATGAGGACGATACGCATCGTGAGATGTTCCGTCTTACGTACAAGTCCGCGGACAGCTCGAAGACTCTGAAGGAGTTCTTCATGAGTGAGCGTCGCGCGATGAACTATATCTCGGACATTCTGGAGTCGCTGACCCATGATGTTGATCCCTTTGAGCATGTGCAGGTGCTTTCCGACATCCATCCCAGTGTAATGTATCACGTAATGGACCTTGACGATGAGGACATTCGCACGGAGATCGAGAACATTGTATCCGACGCGATGAGCACGGACATCCAGACGATCAACCTCCGTCGCTAAAACGTATAATGAACGAATAAGATAAAAAGAGTTAATGTTGACTCTCAACGGATATAGAGTAACCAAAGCCGATGTCAATGCGGAACAACTCCGCAAGACACTGACTGTGAAGCCGTATGTCCCCAAGGTATTTATGCCGAATCAAAACTCCATCCCCCGATACAAAGTATATAAAGAGGTAGACGATGCCCTTTATCTTCCCAAGCACTTTGGTCAGGAGGCCTACGGTCCTCCTACATCAACCACTCGCGATGTTCCCGAGACACCTGCCATGCACTGGACATTTGCGGGTAGCCTTCGTCCAATCCAACAACCCGTCGTGGATTCCTTTCTCAAGCCGACTCCCAAGGACGGAATCATCTCACTCCACACAGGAGGAGGTAAGACGGTGTGTGCCTTGTACATCGCAAGTCAACTCCGAGTCCCAACTCTCGTGATTGTTCACAACTCGTTTCTACGGGACCAGTGGGCAGACAGGGTAAAGATGTTTCTACCCAAGGCGCGAATTGGACGAATCCAAGGGGATACATGTGAAGTGGATGGTTTTGATGTAGTTATCGCCATGTTGCAGACATTGTCCATGAAAGACATTCCGATCTCCTCGTTCAAAACGCTTGGCCTGGTGATTGTGGACGAATGTCACCATATCGCATCCGAGGTCTTTGTACAAGCTCTCCCCAAGGTCACGAGCAAATACATGCTGGGGCTTTCCGCTACTCCGACACGAAAGGACGGGTTGATGGGTGTCGCTCATTGGTTCTTAGGACCTCTACTGTTTAACTCGGATACGGGGTCCAAGGAAGACGACGGTGTGCATGTGGAAATGTATGAATATAAGAACGATGATCCAAAGTTCAACGAGATCATCTACAACACGCAAGGTGTTATGTTTACGACTCTGATGATCAACAAGTTGGCAGAAGAGGTTGGTCGCACCAAATGGCTCACGGAGATTATCGGGGATATCCTCGAAGAATCACCAGAACGGCAGTTGCTTGTTCTCACAGATCGTGTCCAGCATACAAAGGACATTCTTGCTGCATTGCCCGATGGTCTTCGAGACAAGTCAGCTATTCTGGCACAGACTGTCAAGGCAGACAAACGAGCCGAGTTCTGTGCAACCAAGACGATTCTGATTGGAACGTATGCAATGTGCAAGGAGGGGTTTGATGTTGCGACTCTCAATACATTGCTCATGGCAACACCCAGACCTGATGTTGATCAGATTGTAGGGCGGATTCTGAGGATTGAAAAATCGGCTCGAAGTTTACCACCGCTTATCGTGGACGTTGTCGATCCACAGTTCCGTCGTCAGTTCCAGGAGAGGAACAGTCTCTATAAAAAGCGGAACTACAAGGTTACGAAGATGGAGCTTCCTCCTCGGGTGGCGGGAGCGGTGCTGCTATAACAACTTCGATCTCGGCCTCGCGAACGGGTTCGGGTTCGACTATTGTCTCCGCCACAAACGACTCTCGGATAGGATTCTGCAGAATGACCTGTTCCTGAACACGTGCAGCAGCTGCCTTGACCTCTGCCGTCGCGCGGGCATTGAGTGGATTGATTGATGAGAAGGTCATTGTAGGAATATCAATCGTCAAAGAGGGAGGCGTTGAAGACGAGGAAGATGCGAGTGGAGATGTGACCGTCGACATCTGTCGGTCCGCTGGAACGTGGTGGAAATGACGCTTGCTGTCAGGTTCCCCAAACACGGTAATCTTCTCAAGTCCGTTTGCCTCCTCGGGTTTGCTGACCTCATTGTATTTTTCATTGTCAAACTGTCTCTTGAATTCGGCAATAATAGCAGGTGGTAGCATGGGACTGACTTCTGCAAGGTTATCAACCTGATCCTTTACAAACTTCAGCAAATCGTGCGGTGTCTTGCGTTCCTCGCGAGGGAGCTTCATTTCAATCAAGCAGAATCGGTACAACTTTGCATAGTGAATGGACGACAGGCGGTGTCCCTCTGCACGTCGAGCCCAGCCAAAGTACGTTCCTGTAATGTTCAGGGTAGAAACGAGCAGAGAGGAAACACCAATACAGATGGTGGCAAGTTGCTGATTGCCTGGAAACATGTTCGTACTACCTGACGAAACGAAACCTGTAATGGAAGAGATTACAATAACGGGTAGGTCAATGTACGTCTTGAAACGACTGTATCGTTCCTCGGCTTTCTTATGTACCCAGCTAAGGCAATGTGCCTTCTCTCCCGACGATGCGAAGTACTCTTCGAGTTCGGGGGTCCAGCGGATGTCCGTTCCAGGTTCTACCTGGCTATCTGCCATTTATTCAAAACTCATATTTTAACGCGCTGATAGAACAATGTACTGGCCTGAGAAATACTTCAAGGGTCTAACTCGTCGTCAGAACCTTACCCGAAAGAGATCTGCAACCCGACGAACCAAAATGAGTTGGAAGAACCCGAAAGCCTATGTTCCTTTCAAGTCCGACAAGGGTGCCAAGACCCGTCGGTCATCTTACACATCACGATTCCATAAGAAGTATCCAGGTGCGACATCACTGTCGGAGATTGCTAAAGCAACGGGAGTTCCAAAGTCAACCTTGCAAACTGTATACGATCGAGGAATGGCTGCATGGAGAACGGGTCATCGTCCTGGTGCAACTGCACAGGCGTGGGGAATGGCACGAGTTCATTCGTTCGTGCTTCACGGAAAGACGTGGAGAACTGCTGATAAAGATTTAGCAAATAAGTAACGCGGTCCGTGGCAAACAAAACATCCTGACACAGAATAACAATGAACGGAATGTTTGAACGCAACGGCGTTATCGTGAGGCAGTCGCAGCCTCTTGCTTCTTTGCAGAAGGTTACTCGTGTGCTGACCATCGATTCTCGTGATCGAGATCCTACCAAGTTCGTAAAGGTGAACGGTGGTGCAGCCGTATCTGACCCTGGTGATTATGTCGTCTATCTCCCTCGTGTGTATGAGCGAGTGACGGCGATTCGCATGAAGTCTGCGGTGATTCAGGCTCCTTCTACTGGCGGTGGCTGGTTGGCCTCCGACCTCTATGTACTGGTTGGGCTAGAGGGACTCAATCGCATTGATGAGACTGCTGCAGGTGCAGATCGTTCTGGGTATGTAGACAGTTCGTTCGCGAAACTGTATAACACTAGCAACATCTCCAACGCACAGAGTACAAGTGCTATCTATTACACTGACAGTGGATATGATGAGCAGATCACCAAATATACACCACCTCTTGGACGGCTAGATAGGTTGCGTGTCACAATTCGTCGCCACGTTCCCTATGGCAGTGTTGGATTAAACACTCCGACGGGTGCTCCTATTACATTCACTGCAGGTGAGAACAGCTTCTCATTTGAGATTGAGTATCTTGACAATGTGTTTGACGAGTACTCGTCAATGGAGACTCGGTTGAACCGTTCTTAATAACGGCGACCCATCGTCTTTCCCATCATAACGAATGTATCAAATGTAAACAGGAAAAAGACACCTGTAAAAATGTAGAGCGCCATATCCTGCGTGGCAGGCTGTTCATACCCTGTGCGGTTCTGCTCAATCAGTCGAAGAATACGCGCCAGCTTGTCCTGGTCATAACTACCCCGATCTACCTGTTGTTGTGGTTGAGTGAACTTTTCACGCACTGCAATCGGATCCCTCTGTTCGACGTGCCGAAGATTGAAGTTCTCTGTTATAGGATTTGTATCCAGCGGAAGGGAACCTTCCACCGATGCAATCAGCTTCTTATTTTTCTCAACGGCTTCCTCAGATCGCTTCTCCATGCTCGAAAACTCGGGCTTGGCGATGGGTTGTTCCTTGATGTCCTTGCGGACGTGATTGATAGGTGCACGAGCACCAAACGGTGTTCCGTACACATCTTCCAAGGAAGAGTAGTTCATTGTTTCTGAACGGGTAGAAAAATATGACAAGTTTGTATAAATGAGACTTAGTCAGCAAACAGAGTGGATCGTCATCGGCGCTCTGATCGTCTATATCGCCTTCGTGCCGAGTGTGCAGGTTGTCAAGGATCTTCTTAGCTCGGCGGTTGGCAAGGCACTTGGCTTGGCAGTCGTTGTCTATGCATGGAAGTATGTCAGCGGACCTGTTGCCCTTCTCCTGTTTACGGCGATGTGGCGGGCAGGTGGGATTCGTGAGGGAGCCGACGATCCTTCCATGAAGCCTGCTGGACCCGATTGCCATTGCCCGTCTGGGCAGTCGATTGATCCCGTAACGAAGCAGTGCAAGAAGTCTGACGGTACCTCGGGCGGAGCTGCCAAGTGCTGTGGCTCTAACCAGACTTGGAATGAATCCTCTAGCACGTGCGAGGACAAGGTAACGGCTCCCACAGTTCCCTCGCTTCCTTCGGGGTCAGGTGCAGGTGGCCCCCCTGGTGGGACGACAGGTGCTGCAGCTGCTCAGGCTGCACTGAACGCGGCTCCTTCGATGGACAGTGGCCCCAGTGGAGGTGTCTCTGCAAACACGACTGGAAGTTCCTCTAGTTCAAGTGCGCCTGTCTAAGTTTCTAAGCGTATAACAATGATTGATATTCTCAATAACAGCAAGCTCTTTGTAGGCATTATGATGATCCTACTGAACATTGGGTCTCGTCATCTAGTGGATGAGTTCAGTGTAGATCCAGATGAATACACACGGAATATCGTTCTTCGCCGTATTGCTATTTTTGCAGTCTGTTTTGTAGGAACTCGTGACATTGTCACGTCACTTCTTCTGACGGCTGGGTTTATCATCATTGCTCAGGGTGTTTCTTCGAGGAGTCGTGAAGGGATGAAGAATGCAAAGGAAGAGAAGAAGGTCGACTCCCCAGCATCGGCTTCTGACAAGCCTCTCTTCAACGACAGCGAGGAGAAAGCCCAGTAAGTTTCAAGAAAGCAGTCTGAGCACCAAACCAATAGTGCAGAACCTCTCCCAAGACAAACCATCCCACAAGATGATACCAAAAACTCTGGTTGCACAACCAACTCGTTAGCAATGCTAACCCTATTGTGCCTAACGTATCATATAACGCGATTGGACCCAATCTCGTTGCATGAAACCCTTCACCTGGAACGCCGAGCACATTTGCGTTCGGACAACTCATTTACTAGATACTATACAAATGAACGCTGTTTTAACCGAGTTTGTAGGAACAAGTCTTTTGATCGCCACAATCGCGTATGTTGGGACGCCTCTTGCAATCGGCTTTGCCCTGTTTGTGGCTGTCCTCGTAGGTGGGCCCGTTTCGGGTGGGCATTTCAACCCTGCAGTAACCCTGTGGGCCTATCTGACGCACAAGATCTCCCACGATAAGGCGGTCCTCTATTTTATTGCACAGTTGGCTGCGGGAGTAGTCGTCTTCTTGTCTAAAGCTTGATGATCACCGAGTTCTTGCCCGTCGACCCAGGCTTTGAACGCTTGATCTTCTCGGGAGGAGGAGGACCATTTCCTGCAGGAGGCATGATTGTCTGTTTGATATCCTTGAGAAGGTCGTCAATGTTCACAGGACCCCTCATCTGGACGGGGGCTACGACGGGAGCAGCCGCAGGGACAACTACCTTCTTCTGAACACCAATCTTAATCGGCTTTGACTCGGGAGGAGGCCTGGGAATCATGTTCGGGGGAGGAGCAGGAGGCATGCTCTGCTGCATGAAGCTCATCAGACCACCAAGAGGGTTGCTAGGTGCCTGCTGCTGTGTCGGAGGGGGGATGTTCGACGAGCCACGGAACTGCTGAGTCTGGTTCTGCATTGCCGCCGCTGCCAATGAACGAGCAATGTCAGGATTCTGTCGCATGATCTCATCGATATTCGGAATGCTTGACTTCCGAGTCATCTGATTCGTCAGATGAACCATGTACACCATCATACACGTGCGCATCGGGATACGAACAAGGGGATGCATCTTCATGTTCTCGCCATACAGATCGTATAACTCCTCGAAATCATCCTCAAGATCTACGACATTCATCTGGGCTGCCTCTGACAGACCGTCCAGCTGAAGACCAAAGGCTCGCATCATCGTAACATTCTTTGCACTCCACTCCATCGCCGACATACCCGTCACGAACCACTCGGAGAACTGCTTGATGGTGGCATCCATCGACTTCTCACGCTTGATGAAATCGAGTTCCATCTTCATCTCGTCGATAGGGCTGTCCATCGTGAAGCGCTTTCGCATGGGCACACCCAGCTTGGCGAGGCGCTCGAACTTGCGGAGAATCTCATACTTCTCCTTCATCATGGCCTCCTCGGACATCTTCTTGGGTGCAACGGTGTACTGCTCGGCGTTGAAGTTATCGAATCCATCCATTCGAACAGGGCCCGTGTCATCGAAGGACGGCATAAGGCGAGGCGCTACAGGCTCGGACGGACCCGCCATCGACGGCAGATCTTCAAAGTTAATCGTTGGAATGTCGACCGTCTCGAGAGAGGCCATCCCAGCGATGTTAGGATTTACGAGTAAGTCGGTGTCCATTCTTGTTACTTCTTCTGGATGTCCTTCTTAAGCTTGGAACGCAAGGTAAAACGAATCCATACACATGCTTAGGATCAATCTATAACAGAATGGATGTATACGTTACTATCATTGACGAGTTGCGATACAAGGACAAGTTCAGATACATGAACAAGACAATCGAAGGTGTTCATAACACCATTCAGCGTCATATGGACTTCTTCACTGTTGGAATCGTGACGGTCGACCACGAATCTATCGAACGGAATCTAACACAAATGCGAGATATCTATCGCAGTGGCGTCGTCTTTACACTACACTCGGGTGAGCGGGACTTTGAGATACACTGCAAGTACGATTACTTGTTGGACTAAAACGGATTTGTTCTGGTCAGGATACATATACATCCCCAACCAGACAAAATGACATTCTACTACCTTACGATTATTGACGAGGAGCGACATGGAAGCGAGCATACGTACTTGAACGAGACGATTGAAGGCGCTGTGGCGGCGATTAAGATGCACGTAATGGACGTGCTGGACACTGACGCAGAAGAGGAGATTGAGAAGCAAATGGAGGATATGGAGCACCATCGTGTCATAGAGTTCGTTATTACCGACAACGAGGATGGTTACGAGCACGAGTGTCATATTGAGTGCCGCATGATTCAACTGGGGTGGTAATTACCGATGCTCCAGAACCCACAATCCCTGCAAAAAAGAATCTGCCAAATCATCCTTCTTCGGATGCGCCAATAGATGAGCCTTCCATACTTCAGGAACCAAGACAGTTGCATGGGCAATGCCAGTCTTTTTGCGTCCCTTGTACGAGTTGGTCGTATCGTCTACCGTCAACATATTTGTCAACTTGTGTGTTGCAGAAACACCCGAACACTTGAACCCTCGACACGTATAGTACATGTGCAACATCCCCTGAACGGCAAACATACGTCGATCCATCTGGTTCTCAAAGGCAATCAGATCGGCTCCCTTCCAAGATGCCACACGCTTGTCCATGGATGCAACAATCGATGGAGACATGTCTAGGATCGAACCTTGGTGGCTTGATTTGACACATCGAAGCCACACATGCTGACGGGCATACGTATAGAGAATCGTCACACACTTTACCTTGCTGGTTGGGACTTCCAGTTTCAGTTTACGGCACTCCTCCTGAAGCGATTCGAGAGTCCTATCATTGAATGACTTTTTGGTTACTTTTGCTACCTTCTTGGGCTTGTGCTTTGAGCATGCAGCAACCCCATCGGCCGCGTTCGTCCAGGATGCCGCAGCAGGACACTTGTGGCATCGTGTCGATTCTACACCTGCTTGTTCACTCAACAAATCGATGATATTCCAATCGGTAATCTTTACGTCCTCACGAGTTGTGCCTTCAAGGACACAATAGGCAAGGTTACGTATTCCGATATCAAAACTGACAATCTTCATTATAGTACTTAGGAGGTTGCCTTTAGAAGGGAAATAAGCGTTCCCTTACTGTCGCGCTTACCAAACGGAATGCCGCGCTTGGTAAGAATGTCCTTGAGCTCCTTGGTGGTCTTGCTCTCCAGACCATCCGTATCGAGCCCAGGAGGTCCATCGACCACGTCAGTCTCAGGCTTCTCCTCGTCGACAGAGACGCGATCGTCCTCAACCTCGGCCTCGGCCTCCTGTTCGGGCTCGGGCTCAACCTCAGGCTCCTGCTCGGGTTCAGGCTGGGGCTCAGGTCTAGACGCGAGCTCGCCAATCATCATCACGATATTGTTCATGTTCTGGAACATACGCGTCTGCTGCCAGTACAGCCAACCCACCATACCCGCGAGGACTAGGACCATTGAGGCAAGTAACGCAATTGCGGCATGTTCAAACTCCATTTATAGTGTGTCCAGATGAGTTGTATCTTCTTTAAACGCCCCCGAACTTCTTTCGTGCCTTCAAATAAATGCCAGCAAAGAAGGGAGGTGGTTTAGTTGAAGCACTTTGGACGGGCACTGCGTTTTATGCCGCGTCTCATGCAAACTCGTTTACCGGTTTTCTGAAGTCCTTTGCGATGTATGCACTTGTGCTCATTGTCGGCGCCCTCGTGATCGTGTGGCTTCTGGGTGCGGTGGGCCTCATGCCCCGTGAGAAGTTCAGCGTCGCGGATATCCCTTGCCCCCAGGGTTCCACACCCGAGACCCGCAACGGTGAGAGTGTCTGCGTCACGCCCCACGGGACTGTGACAGTTATGCCTGCTGCTTAGAAATCATCATCATCCAAACGAATAGAATCACCATTGTCCGTCGGGCGAGAGTACTCGGACACCTTCTTCTCGAAGAAGTTAGTCTTGCCCTCCAAACTGATAAGCTCCATGAAGTCGAACGGATTCGACGTCTTGTAGATCTTCTCAATCCCAAGCTGAATGGCCAAGCGATCGGCGACAAACTCAATGTACTGGCTCATGAGCTTGCTGTTCATCCCAATCAACGAGCAGGGTAGTGCATCACAAATGAACTCCTTCTCAATCTCAACCGCCTCCGTCAGAATGGTGCGAATGACATCCTTCTCCAAGGCAGGCAGAGTGTGGTAGAGAGCCACTGCAAACAGCGTATGCAGACCCTCGTCACGACTAATCAGTTCATTGCTGAATGTCAGACCAGGCATGAGACCGCGCTTCTTGAGCCAATAAATAGAGCAGAATGCACCGCTAAAGAAGATACCCTCGACACATGCGAACGCAACAAGACGACGCGCGAAACTATCCTCGGACTCGATCCATTTGAGAGCCCAGTCTGCCTTCTTCTTGATGCAGGGAATGGTGTCGATGGCGCGGAAGAGGTGATCCTGCTCGGTCTTGTCCTTCACATACGTATCAATCAGGAGCGAGTAGGTCTCGGCGTGGATCCCCTCCATTGCGTTCTGGAAGCTGTAGAAGAGCTTGACAACCTGTGAGTCGACCTCGCGCTGGAATCGAGAGGCAAGGTTTTCCTGCACAATGCCGTCGGACCCCGCAAAGAAGGCTAGAACGTGCTTAATGAAGCGCTTCTCATCCTCTGTTAGCTTGGCCCAATCCTCAGTGTCCTTGGCGAACTGAATCTCCTCGGGAGTCCAAAATGAACCCACGGCCTGCTTGTACATCTTGTAAAGGTGCTGCTCGCTCTGCTTGATGGGGAAGAGAGTGTAGGACATCGCGCTGTATATTAGACGCAGAAAACTCCTAAATGATATTACAATGAGTAGCACGACGGGTGTGCAAAACTATCTGTCAAACGTGTTTCGACCCGTGTATGTATACGACCCCCTCACGACGCTGTACGTCGCAAAACTAGAGTTGTCGAATATCGACAGTTATTCTGGCAATACAATGAACGTGAAGACGATTGCAGTAGGCGATGCAAATAACAATGTATATGTTGGGTCGAATGCAGGGAATCCGTACGACACGCCTCAGGGGAACAGCAACGTTACTGCAGTTGGATATGCCGCGGGAAGCAATACGTCAAATGTGATCAATAGTGTGTTTATTGGGTCGAACGCGGGTGGTGGTGGGGGACCAGGGTCAAGTGTCATTGGAATCGGTGCGAATGCAGGAGGATCAGGAACGTCAAACATATTCATTGGAAACGGCACGAAATCAACTGGAAGTAGCAATATCCTTCTTGGGCATGGTATTGACCTTGTAGCCGCCAACAACCAGTTTCGTGTTGGAGTAGGGACAAATATAACGGTTGCAGGAGATCTATCGAACAAGTGGATTGGAATCGGAGGTGTTCTTACTCCTTCCACCGCGAGTAACAGGTTTGATGTGAATGGAAATTCACAGTTTACGGGAAGTGTTGGGATAAACATTGCTCCTGGAACACGAACTCTTGATGTCAATGGAAACTTTCGAGCACAGTCGTCTCCGTCTGTATTGGACTTTTTTACATCAGTCACGAGTCAATCTATCCTAGTTCTTTCGAATACTGCTATCAATGGTTATTTGAATACCTTCATGATGATAGGAAGCAACTATGTAAATCCAGTCTACAATCTTGAGGTGTATGGAACGGGTCGATTTGCATCAATCTACGGAAGTGTTATCATCTCAAATGGAAATGTCCAATCCGAGACTGCCCAAGCTGTAAGTGGGTATTCTTCTCTGCAGGGCACGACTGCGGCTCTGAATGGAACTCCTTCGAACGTTTCAGTAATCAAAAAAGGATTAACGACTGTTGTTGCAACAGACGGCACGAACTATCATGCTGTCAATATTATAGCTGTTTCATCTACAAGCGGATTCTTAACAAGTATCGGTAGCAATCTAGCGATTATCACAGTGTCGGGCGGTAATATTCAGATGGCGGATGCAGGTGGTGGTATTTACAAATGGAATGTTACGTACTACCCAACGCTTTAAGTTTTTCAACAATCTTTCGAATCGATACTGTTGATACAGCAGAGACAGTTGATACCTTCTGGATCTGACCTCCCAACACAATACACAAGACACCTGCAACAATCGTCTTGGGCGTGTGCTCCATCTCGGGCAGTTTCTGCAACATGAGAACCATTGCATCACGATCTGTATCCGACAACTCAAGATCAGCACACATGCGCTCAGCAATACCCAACTGGGTGTTGAGCACAGAGGAGATCCCGTTTTCGAATCGAGCCAATGCCTTGCAAAGTGCTCGGATGCTTACATTGAAGAGACTTGCTACCTCTTCGTGACTCCGTGTAGCGTTGTTCTCGCGACAGGAAGTGAAGACTGCAGCTGCCATCAATGCTCGACGAGTTTCTCCTCGTGTTTTCTGTGATTCTTCGACATTCTTGAACATTCCACAGGCATCCAAGACAATCGCCTTGGTAAGTCCTGCACGAAGAGCTGTCGCTTGGATTGCATCGAAGATACCCATCCACGATCGTTCGCCATGAGAGGAGAAGGACCAACCCGATAGTTTCGTAATACTTTTTGCTTCCTCCGATTGATTGGGAATACGTTTGCGCATCATCATCGATCCATACGAGGAGTTCGGAAGGAGTTCCGATGTGATTGTGCCTGTTCTCGACGGATCCTCGTCACCAGCTCCGTAGTTCCTCCACTCAGCACCCTCGTCGATATAGCTGCCAAGAAGAGACCCACAAGACATACAGATGTGCTCCCCATCGACGACATCCAACGAGTCATGCTTACAGTCCATACCGATCCTATATGGGATTGGATTTGTCCGTTTTCATGTTAGGAAGAGTGTTGAACCTGCAACTGCCGATACCATGTGCATTGCTGCATGATGTTGTGTCGCCACGCTACAATCTGTGTCCCACACATAGCATTCGTGTGCCTTTCCGAAATGATAGACGCATGTTGCGTAGACTCCCATGACAGCAACAAGAATCTGGTGAGATGTTTTACCCTTGAAAAATGACTCATAGACAGCTGCTACAAGATAGAGATAGACGGCAACCTGATCGACCCAAAAATAGTGAGGATCTTTCGACCAATGATAGAGAACGGATGTAACCATAAGATTGGCAGAGACGACGGCAGCATAAAACGCATTCGACTGAAGTGCTGCAATCATGGGGATTAAATAGGCGAGGCTAGATGCCATTAGAATGGGGTTTGGACCCTGTCCGTGCATTGCTTGGACAAGGGATGAAAGTGAAGCATCCTTACCGCAACATACTTCCGATTGTTGTCGGATCATACACGTTTGGCCTATAGTTTGTTGTGAGTTGGGGTCGGTACGATGCCGATTTCGATGTCTTCATCCAGGAGAGAAATAGATACTTTTCATCAACGACCCATACAAGATACCCAGAGGCCGTGAGTGTGTTCGTCAGATACTCCCGAGCCTCCGACAGTTGGAACAATGGATATCCAAACACATAGGTTGGAATCTCAAACACCACGTATGGTGCATTTGGCGCATGAATCGCCTGTTGACGAACCTTTGCATAGAGTTGTGCCAGAACGGGACGCATCGCCGACATTCTCTGTTCCTTTCGTGCCTCTTGCTCGTCCCAAACGTCCCGAGCTTTCAACATGCTTACTACAAAGGGATAGAAATATGCCGAGACTCTACCGATCCATTGGACTTGGAGGAGGTGGAACGCGAGGAGGTCTGCATATAGGTGCAATAAAAGCCATTCAAGAGTTTCAGGGAGATCTAGAGTTTCCCGATGGAATCTACGGCGCAAGTGTAGGTGCTATTATTGGAACCGCAGTCGCGTTTCGAATGGATCTAGGTCTTCTCAAGAAGGCATACGACAAGTACTTTACGATATCTTCAATCATCCCAAAACCTACACTGAGCCATGCCACAGGTGTTTTCGAGAACCGTGGACTCTTCTCGATGGACACTGTCGGTACACTCGTCCTGAAGGTCTTTGACGAGTGTGGCATCGACCTGAGAGGGAAACGCATTTGCGACGCCCATCAGAAACTCTTCATCATTGCATCCAACATGACGACGGGACGTCCTACACTCCTGACAGGTCAGGTACCGATTCTAGATGCATTGATGTGTTCCTCTGCAATCCCGTTGCTGTATCAACCTCAGGTACTCTACGGGCATGTCTATCTGGACGCAGGTGTCCATCTCAGATGTATTCGGTCGGTTGTTCCAGTTGAATCCTTGGTCATTCACATTTCGGGAAGATGTGATTCCATCACTCCCGAAAGTTCCTTTGCGGATATACTTGTTGCATGTTACAGTGGAAAGGTGTCTCAGTATATCGGGGAGAATATGGTCCGCATTCGAGGTGTAAAACATGCATTGTTGGGTGAACTCTCGCAGACAGACCGCGATTATTTGGTCAAGGAAGGTTACCGACAGACCTTAGTCTTCCTTACCAAGCGACTGGCGGAGGAAGGTCGTTAGAGTGGGTTCGTCGACCCGCTTGTTGTAGTCGATGATACCATCCTTGGTCTCGAGGATGACTGTCGGGTATGCATTGATACCGTAGAGCATTGCAGTCTTCTTGTCCTTCTCACAGTCCACTCGAATGGCCTTGACAGTAGTCGTACCGAATTCAGAGTTAGTCTTGAGTGACTGTTCTAGCTTCTCCCATTCGGGCATTGCCTTCTGTGAGTGGCCACACCAGTCCGTGTAGAAGAAGTAGAGGTTTGCCTCATTGTCGGGGAGCTTCTTCATTGGAGGCCTGAGAAATGGCTTCCAGAGCTTGTAGACTAGGATACAAACCGCCACAAAGGCGAGGACAATTAGGATTGTGTTCATTGTTGAAGGATGCGAGAAATGTTTCGTTGCATCTCAAACCACTTGACATATGCCTCTTGGGGTGTAAGTTCCTCCTTGATTTGAAGCCATGCAATGTCCGTCGTCATACGTTCGGGTTCGAATGGACGAGAGGTGATTGATTTCCACTCACCGTTGAATCGAACAAGGAAGGTGGCGGAATCCATTGGTATAAAAGATGGCAGATAACTGAAAATGGCGCTGATCATCGCAAAGACAGCGTTTCTGTCACTTGGGTTGAACTATGGAGTTCATTACGCAAGTGCTAGACTCTTTGATACCTACTGTGTGCCTCATTCAATCCACGAGATTCTTCAATCCTTGGTCACAACTGCAAGTCCTGTTTGTTCTTTTTTATTGAATATGATGACGGTTACGCAAACCAACTATGCTGCAGTTATCTCCGTATCGTGCGTCTCCGCCGTGTCTTCCGCTTTGAAGCTTTTTTCCTGAACGTTCTCCTCCGACCTGCAGGTCTTGCTGTGATTGGAAGATGTAACTGTCTCTCAATCCTGTTCAATACAGGATAAAATGGTTTCCCATCAATGTATGCTTGGGATTCGTACATCGACTCTAGCACATCGTATTTTGACATTTGTGGCGAAATAGTGTATGTTGAGACAATGTCAATCTCATGTGATTTTGGGAAATAAACAAAGCACAATGCATGACTTCCACCACTATATGTCTTTACGGCTACGTTGAATAGAATGGGTTTCGGATCGGGTGTTGTGTTGTTTAATTTTACGAAATCACCGAGTAAACCAGCTTTCTTGTGCATTATATGATATCCGCCAGCCGCCGAAATCCACCGAAACGGAGCATCTGGGTTTTGAGTAGCAGGACGCATCACTTTCTCCGCAAAATTATCCAGCATTGGAACAGACCCTGTCGGGTTATTCGACAAACGTCCCGGTGTAAGTGTTTCAGCCTTGCCTGTTGTAGCATTCCTTTTCGTCCGAGGTGCTAGAACGCGTTTTCCGGGAACAATCGTTTGTTCCAGCGCAGTCTTCATTTGGAGAGTGCCAATGGATGTGAATTTCGACGTTGTAGGGTTCAAACCATAAATGACCCTAGCATAAACATCCTGTCTTGCTTCATAGGGAAGGTTCCAATACTCCTCTGCTGAAAGTTTGATGAGTTTCGATTGGATCCAAAGAGACCATGCTGCACAGTATCCTCCTCCTAAGTCTACCTCATTAGGAGGCTGCAAATAGGGCATACTCGGATACTTCTTTTGCAGCTCTTCAAAAGTGTCGCGAACCCTGTCTTTCGTCACATCTGGAAATACTGGCAGCAGCTTCGACGATGGTGGCGGTGGTGGCGGTATAGCAGACGCGGGTGGTCCACATTCACCCGTTACATTTGGTGTAGGTGCTGGTGCATCGTATGGAGTAAAATAGAGATCGTAAGACTGCATGGTTTTATCAAGTTGTGGAAACGGGGCCCCTCTTGCGGCCGCGCCGATCATTGAAACTTGCAGGGATGGTTGCGGAGGACTACTGGGCTCAATAGATAGCAAATACTTATCAGGTGGGTCATCTGGAAATGTTGCAGATGGATGCGCGAGTTTTACAATGTTCATAGTCTCCTCTTTCAACTTACGGATCGGTTCAACACCTTTCTCCAGCATAGTGAGTTGGAAGTACATTTTCAATCCTCTATCATACACCGCCGATAGTACATATGTCTTCTTCAGTGCTGGTGCAGGTGTAGGGGCAGGTGTCGGTGCAGGTGCAGGTGTAGGTGTTGGTGCTGGTGCAGGTGTTGGTGCGGGAACAGGTGTAGGGGCAGGTGCATCTCCATATACCTTAAACCCAATACCGACAACGTTTGGTTCTTTTTTGTCTAGAAACTTGAAAGGTATATCACCCTTTCGAAGACCAACACCACCGAAATTAATGGGGGGCATCATATCCCCATTGTCTGATGAAACTTGGTTGCTCTCCGCTGGAAACGATATTATCATTTCACCGAATTTCGAGGGCTCGATTTTTACATCTGGAAACCTATATCGTAAGATCTCCACGATCTTGGGTTGGATGTACTGCCATTCGTCGCTTGACGTCATGAGTTTGGATATCGGATAGGATATGCGTCTATCCCTCGTGTCATACAGGTCGAACAATCTAAACGTTTTCCTCGGGGCAGTCGCCATTGTTGATTACTAGTATTTTAGTTGATCTTCCCTGTTTACGCGGGGAAACCAACCATGCCAGCGCCGATACCGAAGCCAGCACCCGTGCGTGCAGAGCTACCAACGGAGGGGGCATAAATGTCGAGAATGGCGAAGGTGGCAGTCGCAGACAGCGCAATCATGCCAACCTCACTGGCACGCATCGTCTTGCCAGGAATGACATACGCAGCAATGGCAACGGCAAGACCCTCGAGAAGATACTTGATGAGACGCGTCACAAGATCGCCGACGTCGAATCCAGGTGCGGGGGTAGGCTTCGGCTTAGAGTCCATGTTTGTTGAAAGGATGCGAATATTTTTTAGCTCCGTGCCTGAGCCAATGCCAACGCGACCTTTATATATGCCCAAATCATGAACAACCCCCAATAGACCATCCTTGCAATAGTAGCCTTCGCTCCTTCAGAATAGGACTGCATTACAATGACCCAACTTGCCTGCCACAGTCCTCGAAGCCACGTGTACAGCATTGTCTCTGCGGGGATCGTAAGGAGGATACCTGGATATGTTAAAAATACGATGAGGAGGCTCGTCCTAGAGTCATACATTACTTTTCACTCCGAAACTTTACCAGCCACCTAAGATTCTAGGATTTCGGACAACCAGGAGATGTTGCAAACAAATACAGATATATTCCTAGAAATATGAGTTCGAGTGTAAAGAGCGTCCAACCTCCCGCTAGACTCCTCTCTGCAGGTTTGCTTAGAATCCATACCCAAAGAACTTGCCAAAGACCAGCAAGTGCAATGGGTATCTCTGGAGGTTTAAAGGGGAGTCCTATACTTTCAATACTCGACGATCGAATAATCACTCCTGGATGGGTAAGAAATACGATAAGAAATAGTTGAGTATACTCAAGCCCCATTATCTTGTGCGTAGAAAGAACTTACAAGTCCATCGAATGAATATACAAATGTCCAAGCGCGAAGTTCTTCCCAAGCACGAGGATGACGGTTCTGTCGTCGATTACCTGGATGAGGATCCCGAGATCCCTACCCAGAGGTACTGCGTCGTCTCTTTCCTTTCGCCCGAGAAGGTGATTAAGCAGAAGCAGGAGTTCATGTTTGAGGAGTTCATCAAGTACATGGACTACGACTGGAAGGTTAAGGGTCTTGAGCACCTGATGGCCTTCATCTCCAAGAAGTATACCCTCAAGATTGACGATCTTCTCAAGGATGCCGAGGATTTTACCCGTGTGCGCGATCAGGAGATCCGTGAGACGGATGTCCCTGAGGCTTGGCAGGTGTTCCTTCTGAAGCATGAGAAGGATCTCCAGGAGAAGTTTGACAATAGCGTCGAGTTCAAGACGAACGTTCGCGGTGTCAAGGTTCGTCGTTCGTTTGCAACCGTTGAGGAGACGCAGGTGATGGCAAAGGTTCTCCAGCGCAAGTATCCCAAGGACAATATCTTTATCGGTAAGGTAGGTGCATGGCTCCCCTGGGATCCTTCCGAGCACCTGATGCCCGAGGTTGAGTATGCCGAGAAGGAGCTGAACGAGCTCATGCGCAAGTACAAGGAGAACGAGTCGAACAAGGAGATGTTCTTTGCAGAGGAGCGTGAGGCGAAGATCAAGGCACAGAAGGATGAGAATGCCCGTCGTAAGAAGGATAACGACCTGTCTGTTGCGGCTGAGCGCGCACAGAAGGCACTTGATGACGTCTCGACGGCGGTTCACCCCTCCGAGGGAGCGATTCGCGAATAATCTCGAGAAGATGTAAATGAGTTATACTCCAGCCGAACGTGAGGCAGCCGCTGCCTTACTCGATCTTTCTAAGTTTGAGTCTGCTGCTGGCGTCTCTCATGCAGATGTAACTGCAACTGCATCCGATCTTGGCGCGGATGAGGCGACTGCACTGACGGTTTTGGATGCGCTATCTGAAATCAAGGAGAGCGGTGGCAAGAAGAAGAAGCGTGGTGGTAGCAAGACGTCTGAAGCGGCGAAGCAGATGTCAGCGACTCTCCTACTAACGGCAACAAATGTTGGAAACGCTGCAGATGAGGCTGCTGCAAAGCTGATTAGTAGTCTTCCTTCTATAGTTGGGGTTGGTGCAACTGGTTTTGTAACTAATATGGTCATGAGCCATCCGACTGTCCTAGCCAACATGGTGAGTCTTGTTCGTCAAGGAGTTTCAGCCGCTGCAGAGGCAGGAACGCGAGTGTCTTGGAGTGATTGGGGCTCGGCTGGACTTCAGGTCGCAGATGAGCTCAAGAAGCTTGGAGGGGATATGGCTGGACTGTCGGTTGCAGGTCCGTATGTTCCATATATCATTGCCAGTCTCGCATATCGGTATCGTGCATCCAAGTCTGGAAAGAGCGTGGTAGCTCTCATCAAGGATGATATTGAGGTAGTGAAGAGCAAGGGAGGCAACCTTGTAGAGTCGGCTGCCCAGTATACGTTTAGCCAGATTTCTGCCTTCAAGTTAGCCTCTGCTGCGGAGACGGGTCGGCTACAGCGCAAGAATGTGAGTGGGCTTACAAGTGGATTGGTGCCCGCAAAGCGACCGTCGACGGAGCTTTACCCCGACGAAGAGGAGCCTTCTAGTAAGCGAGCCAAGGTTGGCGGGAAGCGTCGTCGGAAGACTGTGCGCAAGTCAAAGGGTAAGAAGCGCGTCACTCGTCGTGCACTGTTTGCCTATTAACGCTTCTTATCGTCTCCCTCCTTCTTCACCCACACTGAAGGTCCGTTCTTCTTCTTGAACGCTGCAGGGTCATAATCGTCGGAGGCTAACATTGCAGACTGGAAGGGACGATTGTCGACCCACAAAGATGCATCGCACAGTTTAAAAGGTGGGTGATCCGTAGCACGATACCAAAACACCTGATCCTCTAGCTTGTTCGAAGATACATTATTGCAAATCACCAAGCACTCGAAGTTCTCAGTGCATTGGTCCATAAACTGACAAAACATATCAAAGGTCGGAAACATGCCTGCGTAATTCTCGTAGATTCTTCTACGATTCCCCAGGATATTCTCACGCAAAATGAAAACAAAATCTACGTTGGTTCGAAGATTCGGCGTAATACCGAGAGGATACTGCATCGTAATGATCGTCATCAAATCGACGTGACGACCGTTCATGAAGACATAACGAGTTGACTCTTCGTTAATCCATGATTTGGCATCGTACAAACAATCATCCAGAATCAGGAACGCACGACTATCGATGTTTGACGTCCCACCACGTGCAGTCTTATCCTGATTGCGCTTCTGCTTGATACCTGCTTGACGTTTGATTACATTCATAACAATCTCGGGCTTGTACTTGTCATGAATGAACTTGGATGGGACCATGTTCTGGAAGAACTCGTTCGCCACCTCTGTAGCCGAAATAACGGTTCCGACTGGAAAATGACGCTGTGTCGTGTGCAGAATATCTCTGACCAAGAATGACTTGCCAGTATCCTTCTTCCCAATCAATACCATCATTGGACTTTTTCGCGAATCGAGTTCGCACCTATCGGTGATCATCTCCATATTGAACTTCCTCAACTGGAATGCCATATTGTTCCTTGTCTTTCATTTTTTATATGGAAATACCTACGCTCCACAGTGTCGTTTAGATTCTGGTTTGGTTCTCGGAGGGGTGAACAATGGGAAAAGACTTGAGAACGACTGCGATTGAACTCAAGCTCCATAAATGCCCACGGTTCGATACAAGTGCGTGGGATATTAAGAATGCACAGCCGTTCTTCCCTCCGCTCGAGAAGCTCTTCAAGACAGAGACTCTTGCGAATCTTCAGGACTATGGCGTTCGTCTAACGGACGAGTTGCAGAGGGTAGTAGACGCAGATCACATTCAGGTAAAGGGCAAGGTTGTTCCATCTCATAGAAAGACGACTATGATTTTGAGTCATTTCAAATGGATGCGCGGAGATTATGGAGTGATTGGACTTCCGAAACCCGAAGAAGTAGCACAAGATATGCAGTCAACACTTCAGAGTTGCCACACTGCTGGGTATGTAGGAGCCATTACGTCGGTCGCATTGTCCGAGTCAGGATGTGAACACTTTCCCAAGGTATATGGCGTGTACGTAGGACTGTCGACAAAGCACGTGATTGATATTTCGGATGATTACGAGGAGATATCAGAGCGTCGTTGGTTTGGTGAGAATCTAGGAAAGACATTCGAACTCAAGCTTCGGACACCTGAATCGACTTCCGAGTTCAAACATACACGTGGCCAAAGACCTGGTGTTCTGCTTGGCGAAGACATCCTTCTAGACGATATTCAGGATATAAATGCAGACCACGTTAGTACGCCGTCGAGTCGCTCTGCAAGTCAGAGTCATGCCGAAGACGGTTCCTCGATTATGGACGATGCAAGCTCCGAGGATTCCGAGGATGAGTATGATATCCGATCCTGTGCATGTTCGGAAGATAGCGAGGAGGAAGGATTAGACGATGAGGGAGAGGAAGAATCCTTTGCATGGGCAACGTTCAAGGACGTTCCAGTGATTACGACGGTGATGGAGAAATGCGATGGGACGTTTTACGATCTGATTAAGATGCATCTCGATCCAGTGAGGCATACTGCTTGGGTCGCCCAGATTGTGTTTGCACTTGCCTATGCCCAGAGGACGTTTGGCTTTACGCACAATGATCTCCATGGGAACAATGTGATGTATGTTCCGACTGAGAAGGAGTTCCTCTATTACAAGCACAATGGTGTATGCTATCGAGTGCCTACCTATGGCTATCTCATGAAGATCATCGATTTCGATAGGGCGATTATGTCCCTCCGTCTGTGTGGAATGAAGGATCCGCGAACATTCATGAGTAGTCAGTTCCAGTCAAATGAGGAGGCGGCAGGGCAGTACAACGTAGAGCCATTCTTCTCATCGGAACATCTGCGTATTCCGCCCAATCCAGCATTTGACTTGTGCAGATTTGCAACTTCCATGTTTTGGGATTTGTTTCCAGAGGGACCTGATTATGCCTATACTCATCCGCTGTTTGAGGTGTTCAAACAATGGATGGACCAAACGGACGGTACATCTGTTTTCTTCCGCAGTGATCGGTCTCGGCACGACCGCTATCACGGATTTGATTTGTATAAGGCGATTGCTCGGTATTGCAAGAATGCAGTTCCTCGCCGTGAGATTACCAAGTTGGTATCCTTTCAGATTGCCAGTGTTCCGTTGGGATCTGAGTGTCTTTTCATCGAGTCTTAAAAGCCAGGCTTTCCAGTGAACATGTCCTGCGTTGCAGTTGTTACGGTCTCAATGGCGGCCTCGGCTCCGTCCGTTCCAACGGCATATGCAACGCCCGACGCAACTCCACCTGCACTGATGGCCAGCTTACCTGCATCCATCCAGTCGACGGGCTGCTCCTTGCTATACCGATCCCAGATGTATAGAACAAACGCGATGACAGCAACAACGCCCGCAATGATTCCCAGAATGTACATGTCCGTCATTTGTTCTGCGTCAAGTTGAAGAGTCTCACAGATTCAACGCAACAGTTTCCTTCGTCTTGCTCTCGATTTCTGCCTCTGTGCTCACAGACTCTGCATCGTCGTCGTCCAGACTGATGTCCTCACCCATTACGAGCTTCGGGCGATCTTCGTCGTCACTCTCCTCGTCGTCCGTCTCAAACTCGTGCACGTCCGACTTTCCAAACGTAACAGGGGGGGCTGCGGGAGGAGCAACGGGAGCAGCTCGAGGTGCCTCAGGAGCATGGAAGTATGCACGGCTAATCTCACGCCACGGGATGAAGCTGTCGACAACTTCGTTCACCGTTCCCTCAAGCATCACCTCGATATCCCGACGGTTTCGTGCCTGCTGCGAAGAAGAAACCCCGATCGTATTGAAGAGATACGCCTGACTCCAACTCTTCCGCGCCGACGCACTGTAATAGGCCTGAATGAACTTCTCAAGACTGGGGCGATCAAACTCAACATTCACATGAGTTGCCTCGCTCTGCTGAAGACTGGCGAATGCTCGAATATAACTGACAAACACTCCAAGCAAGAGATCTTCAATATAATCACACTTTGAGGCAGTTGCAATACGCTCTACCTCCTGGTTGAGTGTCTCCTCGTTCCACTGCGGAATACGAGTGAGGAGATTCTGAAAGGTCTGAAGGGTCTTCTCGGGCTGGTTGTTACGCTCACATGCAGTCTTTGCATTGTCGTAGATACTCCAGAGACCGTCTGCCACGTGCGGAACAAGAACGCGCGTCAGGTTCTCGCGCATAGTTTGCTTGACAAATTCGGTCGACATTTGTTTTACACGGAGGACACGAGTTGGAAGGAAAGAGACGCACAATGAAGGTTGTACTTATCCTCATGGTTCGCAATGAATCTCGTATTCTAGAGCGATGTCTGAAGGCAGTCGAGGAGAGCGTCGATGCGTTCTGCATTCACGACACTGGATCAACGGATAACACCTGTGAGATTGCAACCGAGTTTCTGAAGACCCGAAAGGGTTGTCTCACAACCTCCGTATGGAGTGATTTCGGAACGAACCGTACCAACAGTTTCGAGACTGCTAGGGATTATGTGCGGGACACCCTTGAGTGGGACCTGAAGGATTGCTACGGTCTGTTACTGGATGGCGATATGCTGTTTGAAGCGGGGGCTCTGAGGAAACAGACGCTCACGGAGATCGGATATACTCTGATTCAGGTTGCAGGGAATCTCGAGTATCCCAACTGCCGTCTGGTTCGGATGGATCACCCCTGGAAGTGTCGCGGAGTAACGCACGAGTACTGGGACGGTCCTACGTCGTCTCTTCCCAAGAGTGTCTGCTGGATTAACGATCAGAACGATGGAGGATGCAAGGGTGACAAGTTTGAGCGTGACGCACGTCTTCTCGAGAAGGGACTGGCCGATGAGCCCGAGAATGTTCGGTATATGTTCTACCTCGCTCAGACCTATCATAGTCTCGGCCGTTGGAAGGACAGCATCGCAATGTATACCAAGCGATTCGATGCAGGAGGGTGGGATGAGGAGAGGTGGTATTCTCTCTATATGATTGCTCAGTCATGGTTGTCTCTGGAAGATCCTGTCAAGTTTGAGATGGAGATGCTACGGGCCTATGCATTCCGACCTGGTCGTGCAGAGTCGCTCTACAAGATGGCAAAGTACTTCCGCGAGAAGAGTCAGCATGAGAAGGCGTGGCTGTACACTGAACTCGGATCGAAGATCCCAATGTCAGAGGATGCACTCTTTATTGAAAAGGACATCTATAATGGGCTGTTTGATTACGAGAAGACGATTCTGTGCTTCTACATGAATAAGAAACACGAGGGTCTTCAGGAGTCGTTCAAGTATATCATGACCAAAAAGGAGAACCTCGACAGTGTCCTGAACAACATGCGATTCTATATTCGCCCAGTGGGTCCTACGATTCGGAACCATCCGATTGACCGTGGAATCTGTGGACGAGACTTTCATCCTACGTCGGTATCTTCGTGTGGCGATGTTCAGAACGTGCGATTTGTCAACTATAGCATTGCAAACGATGGTGGATACGATATGAAGGACAGTCGTTATTCTCCCGATAACAAGGTGCGGACCCGCAATGTTCTGTATGTTGGTGGCGATGTCCCGCCTGTGGTAATGGATGAGTCGACGATCGGAATGGAGAAGCGTGATACGAACATTCAAGGACTTGAAGATGTTCGAATCTACCGAGATTCAGAGGGAGGTATGCGGTTTCTGTCCACCTCAAAGGAGTATGCGGACAATATTGGGATTGTGGCAGGAAAGTATCACCTGCACAATGGAACGTATTCGGAGTGCAAACCCATCGAGTCTCCTCTAAAGGCAAGTTGCGAGAAGAACTGGATTCCCATCACTGATACGGACGACATCATCTATTCTTGGAACCCAATGCGAGTTGGGCGATTGGAGGATAACAAGCTTGTCTTTCACATGACTCATGAGACTCCTTGGATCTTCCAGCATCTGCGTGGTTCAGCGATTCCAATCAAGGTGCAGGATGAGCTTTGGTGTCTGGTCCACTATGTTGAGTACAGCACTCCTCGCAAGTACTTCCACTGTATTGTGTCGTTGAATCGCAAGACCTACAAGCCCAAGGCGATTACTCTACCGTTTACCTTCCGCGAGACGGGTATTGAGTACTGCCTGAGTATGCAGATGAAGGGAAAAATGTTGGAGTTCGTCTATTCGACGTGGGATGACAATCCCTGTGTATGTATTGCTCCCATCGAGAGCCTTGAGTGGGTTCAGGTGTAGAGAGTTCGCCATGTCTCATCTGCCTTGACACCCATATCCTGCAGAATGTGTTTCGCAGTTTCCACATCAATGCACATTGGCAGTGTGATCTTCTTGTAGAACTTGTAACTCTTTGCAGTCTCCTCATCTGCAATCCTGAGAAGGTTGATTCGGGTCACAAGAGATTCGACAGCTCGGATCAATGTGCGAACACCCTCCTCCTCCTTCGAGTACTCTGTAATTAGGAACTTGACAGCTTCCTCACTGATTGTAAGCTCGCTCATCTTGGTCCGCTCTAGAATCTGAGGCCACACGTACTGGTTGAGGATAATCTTCTTCTCATCAACCGAGTATCCACTGCAATGGATCACCTGCATGCGGTCCTTGAGAATCGGATGAACCTTGGATTCATCGTTGAACGAGAAGACGAAGAGGCACTGCGATAGATCAAAGTCAACCCCCGCAAAGTAACGGTCGTGGAACTGGGTGTTCTGCGAGCGATCTGTCATGTGAATCAACATGCTCACGATCTCCTCTCCGTGAGGAGTCGTCGAGATCTTATCCAACTCGTCAAAGTACATGACGGGATTCATCGACCTTGCATTCATCAAACTATCCGCAACACGACCCCACATGGATCCTTCGTAGGTATAACTGTGTCCTACGAAGTTTGCACTGTCAGCTGCACCGCCTAGACTGAAGAACTCAAACGGACGATCGAGCACATTTGCAACGCCATTCTTTGCAAAGCTTGTCTTTCCAACACCCATCGGGCCCTTGAGAGCAATGACATTGCCGACTGAGGCAGGGTTTGAGATCCACTGGGCTAGAATCTGCATAATCTGCGTCTTTGCACCGTTCATCCCGTAGACAGCCTTGTCGAGGGTCTTGCGGGTCTTCGCCAAGAACTCGCTGCAGGGCTTGGGACCATCGTCGATCTTGACGGGCAACGGCACATGTACTCCAAAGGGAATCCGCATGAAGCCATCAATCCATGTCCGCAACTTGTGACTCTCTCCGTTCTCCATTCCCATGTCATTGAGAAGGTCGATCTTCTTGATAACTGTCGCCTTGATTGAATCGTTGATCGGCATGTCTAGGATTCGGAACTTGTGCGGGGTTGCACTTCCCGAAACCAGAGTCTGTAACTGCTTCATCTGCTTGTTTGCCTTCTTCTGCTTTGCCTTGGAGAGGTCGTCAAAGTAATCCTGCTCTTCATCGTTCAAGGCGAGTGCAGGTGCATCGTCTTCCTTCTTTCCCTTGCTCGGCTTCTTCAAGCTCATTCGGCTGCTTGGCGCGTACTTGTTCGCAAGATAGTCTAGGAACTCATCTGCAGCTTCTCCGTCCATCTCATCTTCCATATCGTCATCGTCGTCCTCTGCGAAGACAGGGCGATTGTCAATCTCAATCTTGACACGACCATTCTTGGGAATGGGAATGGCAATCGTCTGTTGCTTTTCATCTTCGGACTCTTCCATGTCTTCGTCTTCGTCTTCGTCCTCATCTTCGTCTTCGTCTTCGGTCTCTTCCTCGGACTCGTCGACATCCTCCCCCTCGGACTCAGGCTCATAATCCTCGTCTTCAGACTCAGATTCCTCCTTCTTATCCTTTAAGGTCTCATCCTCGATCCACTTCACGTTGGGGTCGCGCTTGCGGAGGTTGTATCTACGAGTCATCCTTGATGCCTACCGAGTAAAAAACCACAGACTTTCCGTTTTTCGTCTGTGTAATACAATGGAAGACTTGGAGAAGGTGATCGAGCAACTACAGCTCGAAAATGATAAGAAGGCTGCAGCCGACCCCAGTGTCAAGGCGAGTCTTAACGTAGTCGCCGAGTTCCTAACCATGCATCCTGTGATGTGTTACGGAGGCACGGCCATCAACAACTTACTCCCCCCCGCCGATCGCTTCTACGATCCCGAGACGACGATTCCAGACTATGACTTCTACAGTCGAACCCCTCAGGAACATGCAATGATTGTGGCCAATAAGCTACGGGAAATAGGTATCAAAAGTGTCGAGGTAAAGCCAGGTATGCATCTAGGAACCTTCAAGGTATTTGCAAACTACGAGGGAGTTGCAGATATTACCCATCTGGATACGGATATCTTTGATCGGTTGTGGAAGGAGGATATTGTCAAGGAAGGTATTCATTATGTGACACCCAACTTCCTCCGCATGTCAATGTATCTTGAGCTCTCTCGCCCTCGTGGAGATGTTTCTCGATGGAAGAAGGTGTATGAGCGACTTCTGCTCCTCAACAAGCACTATCCCATGAGTTGCCCAAGTCACAAGGAGATGGATGAAACGCCTCTGTCAGACGCCAAACGTAAAAAGGTCGAATCAATCCTCAAGAATCACAACGTCGTATTGCTTGGGATTACGGCATCTCAGATCAATGCGAACAAGGCTCCTTTGTGGTCGGCACCCATCACACTCCTTGCAGAAAGGCCGATTATCGAGACACTGTCAAAGGGGTACAAGACCGAAGAGCATGAGGGGTCGGAGATTCTACCGTCGCACACCGATGTGTTTGACGAGGAAGGTGAGGTGTTCCTTCGTATCCACGAGACGGCTGCATGTCATAGTTATCACGAGATGGCGAATGGTGTCAAGGTAGCCTCAATCCCAACCTCTCTTCAGTTCTTTTTTGCCTACATGTACTCGGGTGTTCATGAAGATGAGATAACCCATCTACTCTGTATATGTCAACGCCTTATGGACCTAGCGGCACATAAGGAGAAGAGGCGATATGCCTTATTGACTCCTGTTGATTGTTTGGGAAAACAGGAGACTCTGAACGATATGAAGAGACATAAATCGGAGCTATATGCGAAACTCTCTGTCAACAAGAGTTCACCCGAGTTTTTGAAGTACTTTTTTAGCTACAATCCGAATGGAACGAAGAAGCAGCGGCAAGTTGCCCGAGATCAGTTGCACAAGACTCTCAAGGCTAGGTACGAAAGCTCATATTAACATCATAGTTGTATGGCAACCCGCGGTTACTGCAGGTTCCTACTAGACAGCTAGTTCCGACCGCAACCTCCTTGCGACCCTGTGTGAAATCAAGGAAGTTGTTGTTTCCGTTGGGTGTGCGAAACTTGTACGCATTCGCACCCGTAGTAGACGCAAAGTTCTGATACATGAGTTGTAACTGCACTCTCTTCGTCGCATCACTTGCATTCTGTTGGCGCAATCCAGTGATGCCTGAAACATCTATTCCACGTTGACCTCCTGCGCTCATTTGCTGATTAGACAGAATATAAACGACCAATGTACCAAGTAATGTCGAAATACTGAGGACCTGATGGACGTCTCTCTAGATCATCTGGAGGAGGCTGCCTTGACAGTTTCCTAATCTCTTCGTGGGTCAAGGAACGTGCATAGTAGACAAGATCGGAAAGAACGCCATTCCAGCCAGGACCCGCTGTAACAACCGCATCGTTCTGCATTGGAAGCTGACTTAAGGTGTGGTGTTGCCTGAGCATTCCGTTGATGTAAATATCGACTGCATGTTGATCAATCGAAAGACCAATGTGCATCCACTTCATTGCAGGAATATTGGGGATTAGGATTGTCTCTGTTGTTCCGTATGTCTTGACGGCAACTAACAGTGAGTTGGAGGTCGAGTCAAGATACAGGCCTGGAGCATCGTCCTTTGAGAAGATCCGACGCTTGGTTCCATACCCTGTCGTGAAGTCCTTCACCAAGAGCCAACCCGAATAGGCATAAGTTAGACCTTCGGGCTGGTTGAATGCTCGTGGAAGAGCAACAGACGACGACTGCTGGGTATCGCCAGGGATTGATCGGGGAAAGACTGAAGTACTATCGTCTGACTTTGCAGCTCCTGCACTCCAGAACCAATAGAAAACGATTCCTATGAGAAGTAGACTCCCAACAATAGTCCACGTATCCATTGTCCTTTACTTAGAAACAAAGCCTCTTGGACCTAGTCGCAGTCGCGTTGGACCTGGCTGTACAGCTATACTATTTGCAGGTATTAGCAGTTTTTTTACCATCTCCTCAAAACTTATAAGTCGTTGTATGACTATTGTATTTGGCTGAATGGTTCGAGTCCCCAGATTATAGTTGTAGTGGGTGCGCGATTCATCCGAACGATATTCTGTCTGTAAGAATCCACTCTTGAACAGTCGAACAGTCCAATCAATATCCTCCCCACGGACAGCATCCTGGAAGGGAACAAGTTTTGCAATATCCGACATCATTGGATTCAAGTGATTTGGTGGACGTTGGAAAATAGGGGGGTCTGAGAGAGTCACCATCGGATCCTTAAGAGTGATGGCGGTGCTATGGATGAATGTATATCCACTCATATCTCCTCGCAGCCTCATCGTATGACAACCACTCTTGACAAGCTCTGCAACATCCTCAACATAAGCATCTGTAATGGAATCGTCATCGTCAATAAAGGATAGATACTTTCCCGATGCCTTCTCCACAAGCCGTTGGCGTTTTGCACCAATCGATGATTCACGGTTATCAAAAGATAGACAGAACTCAATCCGAAGAGCTGGGCAAAGACGTTCAACCTTTTCTCGAATGGATGTTATCAGGGACTGAAGACCTGATTCGCGACCTGGCATTGTTGGAATGAGAACAGACCAATCAAACGGATACGACTTCCTACGAATATAGGTATTCATATCTTCATCCCAAAACTTCTGATTGTGCTGGTAAAGAGCATCGTTCCTGTCAGTAAACCCAGTTCCAGGATGTTCATGTCGGATGATGCAATAGGGGATATATGCACACTTCTTTGCAAGAACTCTGTTGCATTGGTCCGTTAGTTCTGTATCGCAAAAGAGACTCTTGTACTCGGGTTGATAAATGTATCCCTGTGAGTTGTAAAACTCACGTCCAAAGATACACAGTGTGTTTAGGTTGTTTCCCTGATGTCCGTCATTGAACCATAGGATGCCATCTCTCTTTGGGAAATAGGCCATCATATGGCTACGAATCACATCGTCATATCCTTTGATTTGGGGAACCATATCATCAGACACAAGAACAACGACATCCCATTCCCATTCAATCTGCGACATGTTCGCATTACAAGCTTCAATCTTACTTGTATTTGGACTGAAGAACATTCGATGCCAGGCAGTAGGTCGAAGTATACTGCGAATCTCTTCCTGCACAAGATTTCGGGACATGGTGCTATCGTTTTCATCGCATGAAATAGCAACTCCGAGTTGTTCGGGATGATTTGCAAGACTTATATATTTGCGTAACGTCTCTATGACACGTTGTGGTCTGCTACGAGTTGGACATTTCAGAAGTAATCTCATTAGGCTGTTTATAAGGTGTAGCTACTAAGTTCCTTGCCTTCCTTACTCATCCTCGAAAATCGGAACGTGTATCCGAACAACGTAATGAAAAGTGAATCCTTGTCAACCTTAACTAGGCCTGCCTCTGCGGGAGGTGCACACGATGTTCCCTTGGCGTGGAACATCTTTGCATCGTCGGGGCTGAGCATTGTGGTATACCCATTGACATTGCAGATAGACCCTGCAAATCCGCCATTGTCGGCAAGAATAATGTCACCCAGCGCAGGTTTGGGAACGCCAGGGAGAACACAAGACTTTACAAGTCGCCCGTTGATGTAGATGTCAACGTTCCTCTGGAAGACGGTCACTGCCACAGCAAACCATGTCTGAAGTGGCACATTCTCGACACTGCACGTGAAGGAATCGCCAGTGCTTGAAGCGCCTGGGTTTGCGGCACCTGCACTATTGTCCGTCGGGAACATGCTCAGTCGCACGTGCAGAGTGTTTTCAGAAGGAGCCAAGAAGATTCGAGGACCGACAACAAGCGGATCGTTGGGAGAGACGCGCTTAAGAATCTCCTTGTCCTGACCAAACTTATAATCCCAGTTCGAAATGTACATCCAGTACTGAATACCGTAGTCCGATCCTGGGCCTGCGGGAACCTCGCCTGCAGGAATCACGGTCTTTGTCTTACCGTCAACAGGGGCGGGCGTCTTATCGCCACTTGATTTTGACTCGAAGAGAGTGAGCCCAGGCTGCCCGTTCATCTTCTGGATGTAGTTGAAGAAAGCATACGCTGCTGCAAAGAGAAGGATACCACCCACAACCGAGAAGATCCATCCACTACCTCCCGATGAAGGAGCTACTGGGGCTGGTGCCATAAGAGGCGCTGCAGCGGGTTTTGAGGAAAACAGTCCCATTTATGTTTACGGAGGAACTTTCTTGTGAAACTCTAGCTTATAGTAATGGAAAAACGGACAAGCCCGACATCACAATCAATACACGTAATGTACTGCAACAACTGCGGTGGAAGAGGTCACCTCTTTCGGACATGCAGGGATCCTGTATTGTCCTGTGGACTCCTTCTCATTGATAGTCCCACACTTCCAGTCTCACCTGAAAAGACCAAAATCATTATGATACGCCGAAAAGACAGCCTTAGCTTCTCTGAAATAATGCGAGGCAAATATGATCCGAATGACATGGACTATGTGTCACGCCTCTTCAAAAACATGACTCTCAAGGAACAGGCAACCTTTACATCCGAATCCTTCGAGGTCCTATGGAAGAACCTTTGGGGTGACGACCGCATGTCGGGGGATTATGCTCAGAGCCGAGACAAGTTCAATCAACTCGATCGATGGAACATCATGAAGGAGCATATGTCGGAGTATCTCGAACCCGAGTGGGGATTTCCAAAGGGTCGCCGAACGCGAGGCGAATCAGATCTTTCATGTGCCATACGTGAGTTTGAGGAGGAGACCAACATTTCACGCGAGTCGTACGTAGTTCTCAAGAATATGGTTCTCGACGAGACCTTTACTGGATTGAATGGCGTCCTATACCGCCACGTCTACTTTGTAGCTCTTCTCAAGCGACCCGAGCTGGTAAATCTAAATCAGAAGTTCACACCCATGCAACGGAGAGAGATCTCTGGCATTGCATGGAAGACGTTTGAAGAGTCTGAGGCACTTGTTCGTCCTCACCATATTGAGCGAATGGGCATGATTACACAGCTACGATCGATTGTTGAAACATTTGAGTCTGATTAAATCCGATATCCCGACAATGCAACCGTAATACAGTACGAAGCAACTGAGATGACAAAGATCCACCACCAAAGAGGGAAGACCGTCGACTCCCTATCCTGCGTTCCAAATGGACGAATACGACCTTCGCGACCGAAGGCGATACTCGGCTGAAGATGCAGGAATCCTGCCATCAAGAAGAAATAGATGGTCACCATCCATATGCGATGATTTTTGGGGTTTACCAGCTCCATTATCAAATCCCTCTTAAAAAAACAATGACATATGTTCTTCCGAATAGGAAGGCGTTCGCGGATGCCATCACTCGAACATTGCTTCTCTACCGAAAGAGACCTACAGATGATGAAGACAAGGACGTTGATCTATGCCTAGCACGAGGGTCGAGTGCGCGTGAACTTTTGCCTCATCAAAAGGTGGTGCGAGACTACCTTATGATGGAGACACCGTATCGCGGTCTACTGCTGTACCACGGCCTCGGCTCGGGAAAGACATGCTCCTCGATTGCAGTTGCAGAATCCTTACTGTCAACCCGACAGGTATACGTTCTCTTACCTGCCTCCCTCGAGTCAAACTATCGCGGTGAGTTGCGCAAGTGTGGCGACCCCATCTACATGTATGACCAGCACTGGCGTCAGCAGACACTGACGGAAGACTCGCGGAACACTGCAAAGAAGCTTGGCATCAGTGATGCATTCCTCGATCGCAATCGGACTTTTTTTACAACTGTCCCCAAGGAAGACCCGAACTATGATAAGCTTCCCAAGACGGCACAGGATATCATTGCAAAGCAGGTCGACGATATCATCAACCAGCGTTTCACATTTATCCGTTACGATGGGTTGAGCTCTGGAAACATTGCCAAGTATGCTCCCGAGGATGGTACAAATCCCTATGACAACTCTGTAGTGATTATTGACGAGGTCCATAACTTGATTTCAAGTGTCTCAAACCAATCAGATATTCGTGGCAAACTCTATAAGGCCATCTACAGCGCGAAGAACTGCAAGATTGTGGCTCTGTCTGGAACTCCCGTCATCAATCGTGCCAATGAGATTTCGTATCTCATGAATCTGTTGCGTGGACCGATTGAGCGCATTATTGTTCCGATTCGTGCGATTCCTGCATGGGATGAGGAACGAATGACATCATCTCTTCGTGCGATTCCAGATGTTGACACGGTCGAATACAATGCAATCAAGAAGTACGTGATGTTAACCCGCAATCCTCCTAACTTCCGCAGTATCTACAGCGAGAAGGGTGACCGAACAGCCGTGCAGTATGTCAAGGATTTACCCTACATTCCAATGGCCGCTGACTGGGTTGAGTCTTGGAAGAACAAGTTTCAGACAGACGTAGGAGGAGCTGAGATTGCCAGTGATCGCATTACGACCGAGACGTTTGACACGTTGCCAACCGATTACGACGAGTTTGCAACCCTCTTCCTCGATGGACTCCAAATCAAGAACGCCATGCTCTTCCAGCGACGTATTCAGGGACTTGTCTCGTATTTCAAGGGTGCCGATGAACGCATGTTGCCACGACGTGTGGACGATGACAAGATGTTGGAGAAAGTTCCAATGTCCGATACGATGTACAACCATTATCTGACGGTTCGATCCGAGGAGATTAAGCGCGATGCCCGAAAGAGGTTGAATCCTTCCAAGGCAGGAGATGATGAGATGAAGACGTTCCGAGTCATGTCGCGATTGGCATGCAACTATGCGATTCCTCCCGAGTTTCGGGCCAAGGATGAGGATGCAGCGACAGAGGATGCTGTTCCTGAAAAGGCTCAGATTCTGAATGCATTGCGTGGAACTCCTTCACGATACCTCACGGAGGCTGGCCTGGAGAACTATAGTCCAAAGATGTTGAGGATTCTCAAGAATATCAAGGGCTCAATGGAGATGGGCACACAGCTCCTGTACTCGGGGTTCCGTAACCTTGAGGGTCTGGGCGTCTTCTCTGCAGTTCTTGATGTGAATGGATGGCAGGAGTACAAGCTGTCCAAGGAAGCAAATCAGTGGGTTGAAGATCCTGCAATGGATCCTGATAAGCCTGCCTATGGGTTCTGGACGGGCAATGAGGACATGCAAGCGCGCGAATACATGCGTCAAATCTTCAATGAACAGTATAGCGATAACTTCCCTCCTAGTTTGAAGCAGTCTGTTGAGGGATCTGGAAAGAAGCGACTTCGACTCTTTATGATTACCAAGGCAGGTGCAGAAGGTATTACGCTTGCCAATGTGAGGCATGTGCATATGATGGAACCTCATTGGAATCCTGCTCGTCATGACCAGGTGATTGGTCGTGCGATTCGTATTTGCTCTCATGCAAGACTGCCTATGGAAGAGCGCACTGTTCGAGTGTCCTTCTACATTAGTACCTTCACAGAGGCACAGAGCAAGTCAACAGAAGGTGCAAACAACGTTGTGCTGGTTCGTCGGTCAGACATGGCAACCAAACGGTACGAAGGAGAACCCTCTGAAGTGTTTATGAGCACAGACGAGTACCTGTATGAAAAGATATACGAGAAGGATATCACAAACAAGCGGATTAGCGTATTGCTGAAACAGGCAGCCGTCGACTGTGAAGTTCATAGGAAACTCCATAGTCGCGAAACTCCAGTGATTTCGTGTATGCGATTTGATAGCACCACGACAGGTGAGGATCTAGCATTCAAGCCAGATATCAAGACGGATGATACAGATGAATCCTACTTGCGAAACATGCAACGCAGGAAACGCAGGTTGCAGAAGGTTGCCATCAAGGGAATGGTCTTTATGATTGATCCCGACACCAAGGAGGTGTTTGATGGACCTGCATTTGAGGACGACAATCGGTTGATGAAGATTGGACTTATGACTTCACCGGTACAGATACGATGGATGTCAGACCTCCGACTTCCGTAAGCAGATCCTCCAGCAACCCATCGCACACAGTTGCCCAGCTCTTAAAGGTGTAGTTTGAAACTGCCTTCTTCTTCGCATCGAGGTCCCGAAGAATGTTCTCCATTGCGTCCGTGACATACTCGGCAGGAAAGGTCAATGCATAGAATCCATGAGGCATACTTCCTGCGAGATAGGAACGACCGTCCGAAGGAATGAACTCTGCAACGGTGTTGTCCAAGAACGTCCTATAACTACCGACGTCTGTCACAATCTGAGGTGCACCCGTATACATGTGCTCCAACTGACAGAGTCCAAATCCCTCACCGTCTGATGTATTGATACCAATATCACAGACGTTGTAGATCTGATTGATCATATCGTCGCTCAATAGGTTCTTTACTGACGTGTCGACCAGCAGAAGATTGCGAATGTATGTCTGCAAGTCAAGTCCTGCGAGTTTGAGCTCCTCTGCATAAATACGATTCACATCGTAATGCGCTCCCGTCTGCGGATCGAGATTGGTTGCGATGAGCAGATAGTTCTTCGACTGAGGTCGACGAGCAAGTAGACGAACAAACCCAGCGACACAGAGATCAAGGCGCTTTCGCTGACTGTTACGATTCATGTTCAGAAACACCGTTCCATCGAGAGGAATCGAAAGATTCTTTCGAATAGCAACTGCTGCGTCGGGTAGCATGTTCGTGAAGACAGTGGGATCGATCGCATGTTCCAAGACTCGAACATCTGGGAAAGGACCGTACTCTAGGAACTGCTTCTTCCAAATGTCCGTAAAGCAATAGACACGATCTGCGTGCTTGTTGATCTCCTCAATCAACTGAGGAGCAATACCTACGTATACCTGATCAAGGTAAATCCACAGTTTGTAGGGTGACTTGCCACGCTCATGCTTCATACCCTCGATGAACTTTACGACAACGAGGGGATCGTTATAGATCATTACGACATCGGGATTGACCATCTCGAGATACTCGTGAATCTTATTGAATCCAAATCCCTCCTCCTTCGGATCCTCGTTCACGGCTGCGTCGTAGGAACTCACGCCCTCGGGATACTTCCGTGTATTCGCTCGGGCAGGATGCCTCTGAAATCCGAAATGGAAGGTCTTAACCTTGGGTGATAGAGTTGCAAGTTGCTTTACAAGATTCTGACTTACCTTTGAGTAGCCAGTTGTCTGGTCGATATGGGTGCTCACGAGAACAAAACGCATTGACTTATTGCCTATTCTCTTGCGTAAACCACAAATGCAAGTAAACTCTGCACAGGATTATCTTACGATGAGGAAGCGTCAAATCATTGCAGCAACATACAATACCACTCCCCCTCCTCAGTCGCGTAAGAGAAATGAAGTTCATCTGTCAGTCATGGCGAACAACTCAAGTCTGTATCAGCGTTTCATCATTCCCACGCTTGCCCCTGGAGTTGGAGGAAGAATCGGTGGTGCGACGTTTACATCTCAGTGCTGCTTGACGAATGGTGCACTTGGTGCTCCTGGCACCTTCCAGGTTGTGAATACGAAAGGAGGGCTTGAAGTGCAGGACCTGAACTTGGCAATGAGCTACCGTGCCACGTAGAGAATATTAAAGAAACCACCCTCGTATAATAACAATGCCAGGCGGTCTAATACAGCTTGTTGCGACAGGCGCACAAAACGAGTTGGTCAACGGGAACCCATCCATGACCCATTGGAGAGCAGTGTACCGTCGCCATACAAACTTTGCAATGGAGTCGATTCGTATGACGTTTGGTTCTTCAAATCTCGAGTTCTCACCCTCTGGGACTCGCACTATCTCGTGTCGTATCGATCGGTATGCACAGCTTCTACACGATACCTATCTTGTCCTGACACTGCCCGATATCTACTCGCCTCTGAAATACCTGAATGGAAGTCTACCTCCTGCAGGGTACGATCAGCGGTCCAACTCGATTGGGTATGAGTTTCAGTGGATTAAGAACATTGGCTACAACCTTATCGATCATGTCGACGTCACCATGAATGGTCAGGCGATTCAGGTGATGCGAGGAGAGTGGCTGAAGATGTACTCGTACATGACTCACGATGCCAACAAGCGAGCGATTGTCGATCAAATGGTAGGAAATGTCCCCCAGCTGTACGATCCCGCTCATGCATACGATCGGAATGGGCAGTACCCGAATGCCATTGCCGTAACCACACTTCCAGGCACCAGCCCCAACACGACTGTGCCCGAACCTTCGATCCGTTCTCGTCAGCTCATTATCCCTCTTCATTTTTGGTTCTCAGAGAACCCTGGGATGGCTCTTCCTCTCGTGAGTCTCCAGAACTCGGAGGTGTATATCAACGTTACGTTGCGAAATGTGAATGAACTCTTTACGGTTGTCGATGTCAATCCAGCAAATGTGGCAACTACCTACGGTCAGCGTGTTCGACCTGTCAACTATCCGCTGAGTCTCTTCCTCTCTCCTCCTCTGTCCACTGGACTCCCCAGCAATCCTGCACTAACCTCTTGGTTCCCTGACCCATATATTGAGGGCAACTTCATCTATCTTACGGAAGCCGAGATGAATCAACTCGCTCGTGCAGACCAGACATACTTGATCAAGACCGTTCGATATGTTTCAAAGGAGGGACAGTTTGGCGGAAATACAGATCTTGAACTTCCAATGTTCAATCTTGTCACTCGTATCGTGTTTGCATCGCAACGAAACGACCAGATTCTTGCCAACAACTTTGACAACTATACCAACTGGGTAGATCCATTCCGAGCTCCCTTTTCTGGCATTACATCCGATGTGGATACGTTATTGTATTCGTCTGGACAGCAACAGGTGTCGTCCGTCTCTCCACGCGATGCAGTTGTCGATGGCGTCCTTCTCTTTGACGGAAAGGAGCGGTTTCAGACCAAGCCATTGCCCTTCTTCTCGTTGCAACAGATGTATCGTCACAGTACTGGCAAGACGCCCGAACTTCCAGGTGTGTACATGTACTCGTTTGCACTCGATCACGACCAGTATCAGCCGAGTGGCTCTGCAAATGGAAGTATGTTCAACAAGATCATTCTTCGGCTGACACTTCAACAGCCTCTCCCGATAGCCGTTATACCTGGTGGTGGTTCAACGTCAACTCAGGTGTGTGTCCTGACATCCACGCTGTTTAGCCCAAATCCAACCGTCGTTCCCGCTGGAAGTCTGACACTAACCGACCCCAAGACTGGCAAGTTGCTGTATCCTCCTGGAACCATCACCACAGTTGTTCAGACAAACGATAACATCACATTCATCTTCACCTATACGGTAGGTGTTTACGTGGAGGCAACGAACTTTCTCCGCATCGTATCGGGTCTCGGCAATCTTGTATTCGCCTCATAACAATGGTGTATCTGGAAAAAGCATATTTCGGAGACGAAAAGTCCTTCCAAGACATCACCTCCTTCTTGGGAGGCAAGGTGTCGGGAGGTGTTCTGGATGTTACAGCGGATGAAAAACTCATTCCAGCTTTTGAGGTTACCCAAAAAACTGAGCTCAGCAACAAGGACGACAAGGTCATTCGCGACCAAGCCGTAAAACTCTGCAGTGAAGCGGATCAGAAGTGTCTAGATGCCACAATGTCCAAACTTCGGCAGGAACGACTTCAGGAGAAGCAGCAGGAAACACTGAACCCTGCAACGACAATCAAGGGCCGTCGTCTTACTGTCAATGTGCGAGATGACAAGAACAAGCTTCGAACGCTGATTGTTCCCGATGGTCAGAAGTTCAAGCTCGAAGGAATCACGACGACTGACCCCAAGAACAAGGAGTTCCAACTTCCTTCCATGTCAGACATTGAGTCGAAATCATGGATTGTAGTGGGAGTGATTGCCGCTGCCTTCGTATATGTATTTTCGATCGCTGCGGTTTATGGAATCTTTATGAGAGAAGCACTCGCGACAGGGAAGGACTCGTACCGTATGATTGGATATGGTGCAATGGTTGTCTCAGTTATTATTCCGTATTCTGGGTATGTCATCATGCTTTTCTGGTTTGGAATGAAGTCGTTCGTTAAGGAATTCGTCAGTTAGTAGTATAATAGGATGCTCGAACTTCGATGGGTCGTCGCAGGTATTATCACTGGATTGTTGCTTTCAACGATTGTGATCCCGCCCAACCGTAAAAAGAAGGCAGTTCCCCAGCCACACGATTCAAGTGTCTATCATACCGACACTGGATGTGTACGCTTCGAGGCAACCGAGGTCCCCTGTGTGCAACAGCCCGACTCTCTCAATCTTCTAGCGACTAAGTAATGATCAAGTTATTGGAGGTTTTCCAAAAAGGCGCACCCTTCTTTTCATTCATTATTGGACTCGGAATCTCTGCAATCCTCTTCCATCGGAACTATGTTACCGTGCAGACGTTAGCCATTCCGATAAAGGATGCAGTAGACAAGGTTGTCAAGGTAGATGGAAAATGTTATCGATATCGCGTGGAAGACTCTAATTGTGAAAACACGTCTTAGGAGTAAACAATGGATGACGCAACCTCTCTCGATGCCTTGTTGCCCAGTCCTCAGGGTCCTCAGTCTCAGCCCCCATTGATGCCGTTGCCGAGTATGTCATCGCCTGGGCATTCACCGATGGCACCCTCCTTCAAGCCGTCTCTCCCTGCAATGCGATGGATGGTCGGTCATGCCAGTCTGTATATTTCGTTCTTTTTGGCGGCAGTGATCATTTCGTTATCAACACCTCGAAACCTTCTGCTACAGTACGTGCCCAATGCTTATACGGGGGCAGGTGTCGTCAGCTGGACGGGAGCTGGTGTTCTCGGTGTTTCAGCCGTTGTTATCGCTCATCTGCTGAACGGCTTCCTGTCTAGCTTTCTCGGTTAACAATCCCTTGAAGATCTGAGTATATCGTAGTATATTGATTTCATTCTCTTTCTTGGTGGCATTGATTGGATTTTTCGTAAGCCATACCATCATGTGCCTTGTCTTTTCGATCTCTGCGTCGAGAGCTCCATTCCCGACAACCTCTGCGACAAACAGTGTAATATCTGTATCTCGGAAAGCCATTCCAAACGTAATTGTTGATATCAGCGATTTCGTTTTTTATAGACTTACAAACTAGGAGAATGAGAGTATAAGGATGTCGATTATTTCTCGACTTGTTCTACCCGATTATCTTCGGCAGGATCCTGCATGGATGTACCCTCGTATCCTAGTCGGTGCTGGGGGAACACTCACCCATTCATTTCAAGCCAAGTACAATATCACTCACGTCATCAACTGTGCAGACGACGATATGTCTCCTCCGTGGTTCCGAGCTCGATACCCCAACAACTATACTGTATTGAATGCGATCGATTCAGTGCGCGTGAACATTCTTAGTTGGTATCCCAAGTTCGAAGAGACACTTCGTACATATCTGCGCGAGGGAACTGGAACTGTCTATGTTCATTGTCATGCTGGGATGAATCGATCAGGATTCTTGGCATTGGCATACGTGTGTAGGAACATGGGACTGGATGTAGATGCATTGACCAAGGCGTCTCGTAGACAGCGACCCTGCATCCTTCAGAATCCAGTCTTCATGGACCAGGTGAAAGAGTTCATAAATGGACGTGTTCAAAGTGAGAAAGCTGAGGGAGTCTACAACGGCACTGACAGCGACAGGGACATTGGACTCGCTACATCAAGAGATGGTCCAGACCCTTCGAGAGTCTAAAACCATGCAAGGATCTCTGCGCGAAGAGTCCGACAGTCTACTCCTCGAAATATCTGGATTGTATGCGAAGAATGATATTACCGAGATTGTTCGTGCAAATCAGCTTCAGGCACGTGTCCGCGAGATTGAGGAGGAACTGGAACATGCACATCCAGTTCAGGAGTACTATCTCAAGAACATGGACTTGCTCGACGAGTACTATAAGAAACAGGACAATGCAACCTCTGCACCGTCGATGGCCCCAAAAGATGCCAATACATTTATGCGGTATTTCGCTGCAGGTGCATCGGATGTGTCAGGTCCCAGTCGTAAACAGATGTTTGACGAGTACGTTCAGCGTATGAAGCTGTCGGCGGGACCTGAAACGATTCAACTCTTGACGGAGCATTGTCTCACGTGCAATGTGGCACGAGAGGAGATTAGTTCAGAGGGCATTCTGGTATGTCCCAAATGTGGATCGGAGGAGTATGCATTGGTCGTGAGTGATTTCCCCAGCTTCCGTGATCCTCCCAAGGAGAGGAATAACTATGCATACAAAAAGATCAATCATCTGAATGAGATCCTGAACCAGTTTCAGGCGAAGGAGAGCACCATTATTCCCGAAGATGTCATGAACGAGGTCATTCTTGAAATCAGGAAACGTCGGATTGCGAACATTGCAGATTTGACGGAGGAGGATATTCGTCAGATTTTAAAGAAGCTCAACAGATCTAAGTACTATGAACATCGGGCGCACATCCTCTCACGACTCAATGGCAATCCACCTCCGACTATTACTCCAGAAATTGAGGAAAAGATTCGAGCCATGTTCCAAGACATTCAGGCTCCTTTTCTGCTGTACTGCCCGAACGACCGCACCAATTTCCTCAGCTACAGCTACATCCTATACAAGTTCTTCGAGCTCCTCGAACTTGACGAGTACAAAGTGTTCTTCCCGCTACTCAAAAGTCGAGACCGTCTGATTGCACATGATCAGATCTGGAAGAAGATCACCGACTACTTGAACTGGGAGTTCATTCAGAGTGTTTAGTGCAAATATTCAGTATACATAAATGCAGACGCTTGTTGCGCACTTTGAGGATCCACAAACTCCCGAAGAAGCGTCGGACTTGTTAGGAACACCTGCAACCCAATTGTCGGATGCTGACATCCGATCTCTTTTCAAGGGTGACCCCGATTCAGCGAACTGGTATGGGTCAGTCTTCTCAATCACAGTGCCCAAGGAGGATGCACAAGAGCGTCTTACGTCGAACATATTTGAATCGACGGGAGAAGGATATGAAGATCTCGGAGAAGATGGCTTCACGCGCGTCTATTACAAGGTAATGCCAAGTGGATTCGTGCCTGGAGGTCCTGCAGCGGCTGCAGGCAGAAAGCGTCGTGCCAAGAAAACACTGCGCAAGAAGCGGAAACTTACTCGAAAGTCACGGAAGCGGGCTTAAGCTCTATCACGCTCCAACCACCACCTCGTTCTGGCTTCCCGTATACATCGCATAATAGCTTCCGCAGATTAATCACAGCTCCATTCGTAAATCCATTGTTCTTCTTCCATTTGGTAAAAACATCTGCAATCGTATCCCAATTCAGTTCAACTGAACTACTCGAAGGATAGATGTACTCATTCAAAAAGAGATTCAGAACCTCCTCACCCGTCAACTTCTCGATTGGTTCAGGTTTGGGAGTATTGCTACCTTCCATCAGTTCGAACAACATCTTTACCATCTCAAGTCCCACACGGAAAAACTCCTTTCGTGGATTGACACGATCCTTCTCAAGGATCTTGTGAATCAACTTTTCCTTGTGATTCGGTTCACTTACAAACTTTGCAACTTCAATCGCATAGTCTGTTGGCGGACCCCACGTTCCAGAGGAGTTGGCTTCTTGTAGTCGTTCTTCCATCGCACGTTCAGTGTATCCGATCTTCAATATTCCAGGCATAGATGGGTTGCTAAGGCAATATACGTAACCAAAGCTCATTAAGATTGTAAGCGAATGACTTGTAAGTGATTTAGATCTCGTCTGCAGGCTCATACATACCGTACTCATCGTCTACCAGCATCAGACGACTGAGCTCATCAAACTCGTCAGGTGTAATGTAACATCCATTTCCAACATCAATCAGAAGGCTAGGATGGAGAGGCAGAGGTGTCCCAGGACGCTTCGGTAGCGTGTGGATGGATCCAGCGTCACTTACGATCGTGTCTACATCTTCGTTCATTTCCATCGCCTCAAGTTGTTCATTCAGTTCATCCCACATTTGACCCAGCAGTTGCTGATCCGAATGTGGCAGTGTGTCGTCACTCAGCTGACGCTCAATCTCTGCGATCTGTTCAATAATGTCTTCCATTTTGTCTAGGGGGGAGTTGTTAGCTCTTTGGAGCATACGAATCCGTTTTTACTGGCGGAGAAGGCCGTGCTGGACGAACTTGTGCACCAGCGCGAACACCACGGCGTGCGTCATCAGCTGGGTCTGGGAGCTGGCCCCAGGGGGGAGGGACACCAGCACACCAGGGGACAGGACGTAGAAGAGGATCGCGGTCGAGAGAAGATATGCCCACATTTTGTTTTAACCGCAGATTATTTCGTATCCCCGAAAATCCGCCTGAAGACATAGATGAGTTTGTCGTCCAGTGTATCCATGAAGATAAACACGGCATAGACGAACATCATCTGACCCCCAAACGATTCTACATACCCCTCGAGCGGCCCCGAGATAGGAAGGATTGGGATCCAGATATGCACAAAGTATGTCAACCAGAACGCGATGACGATAATCGCAGAGGTCTCGGCAGACACATCTACTACCTGTTGCCAGATAGGGCGCTTCTTCCAGTCCTCGTCATAGTCGGGGAAGAGGTGGGCGAGACCATAGGAGACGGCAGCACCTAGAAACACGTAGAATACCGCAACACATACCAAGTTGATAGTCAGGTTTAACATCTGCCCCTTGACGGATGGAATGTGGTTCAAACCAACGTTCTTCTTCATTGTTACATGTCGGGAAAGTCCATCAGGCACGGCCCGTCGGAACGATAACCACCCTTGCAGTTCTTGCTTACGAAGTTCTCCTTCACGTCACCATACGAAGGCGGAACAGAGGCTGCACCCGAACCAGGCCAACTGTGGAAGGACGGGGGCAACCATTCTGCCCACGTAGGCGACCATGGCTTGGGCGCCTTGACATCAAACCCCTCCTTGGAAAACACTGCAGACGGACCACCCTTGGCACCTGGGGTACACTTATCGGGGCCCGATACACATCCTACACCCGCGCAATAGATCTGAGATCCAGGGCAACCTCCGATGGCACCAACATTCCAGTTCACAAGTCCAATAACAACGACAACGGCTAGAAGAAACCACGTCCAACGAGGGATTCGCATTTGTCATTGCTCAATACTACTTCTTCTGGACACGTCGCTTTCTACGGAGAGTCTTTCGCTTCTTGGAACCTGCCTTCGACTTGCGGGATTTGCGACCAGCCTTCTTTACTTCAGGTTTGTAGTTGTAAAGACCAGTGTAGATTGTCCCGTCCTCACCCATTTTATTCTACTCCAACATTCTTCTTATGAGGACACGTACTGCAACTCGGTGTAGGACTTAACCGCGAGTTCCACATGTACATGAAAAACACAACTAACGAAAGGAGAAGTAACCAGAACCACATTTGTATGTTATCAATATTTAGAGCTTCTCGTGAAGACGCAGAAATCCATCACCGTTGCGCACGATGCGATGCCTGTACACAGAATCCTCGTAGACCACCATGGAGTCAATCTCTGGATTCGTGATGAGTCGCTTCTCCGCCTTTTTCCATTTGATCTCCATCAACCCATCTGTCATCATGGACTGAAAGTACGTGCAGGAGCCACTCGATTCATACGCACAGTTTGTGCAAAACTTGTCGCTACATCCCACGCAGATAGCCAGACCGTGAAAGGAATGTGGACGATAGACGTCGTCTGTTTTACATCTCGGACATGGCTCCATAAACTCGGCGCGATTGTTATCGCATGTTGAACATTCTCCCTTTTCACGTGATTGACATGACCCACAGTGGGTGAATCCTATAGTAGCCATTCCTTTAACAGGACAAGTGCATGAAAAATACGTTTTAATCATCCGTCAAGTTATCAGTTACATAGAAACGAATAATATAGGTAACTGAATGGGTATTCCATATTACGTTGCATCCCTTCTAAAGACCCATAAACATATCCAAACAAAGTGTGGAAATGCTCCGTTAAAAGTTGATGTTCTTGGCATTGATTTCAACTGCTTCATCCATACCTATTTGAAGGCAGAGAACCCGATTGGCAGTATTGTTATTGCATTGCACGAGTTATTGACGATGACAGTTCATGCGAACAATGTCTATATTGCGTTCGATGGATTGGTACCCTATGGAAAGATTGTCCAGCAACGCTATCGTCGTATGCGAAAGGGTGAGGTAGAAGGATTTGACAAGCATCAGATCTCTCCTGGAACTCCCTTTATGAAGGATCTGGCCGATACGCTTCGGTTCATGTACCCCGAGTATGTCATTTCCGATACACTGGAACCAGGTGAGGGAGAGCACAAGATCTTCACATGGTTGCGCACGATACCCGATTCGGCACGACGGAACATTTGCATCTATGGATTGGATGCCGATTTGGTATTGATTTCATTGGCTCAGAATCATCTTGGCAAGATTGAACTCTTGCGCGAGTTGCCAAACGGTGGATTCAGTACTCTTTCCGTCAACGCATTGGCATCTGTTCTTCCGATTGAAAAGGACATCTTCGTTCAGATGAGCATCATGTCCTTTGGGAATGATTTTATGCCAAACCTAGCCATGTTTAGTCTGCGAGAAGATGGATATGCACGTGGTCTATTTTATGCAACACGAGACGATGCACATGCGGCTGAACTGAAGACACTCCTCAAACGAGCCAAGGAGCATGATCGTAGAATCTTGGCAGTCGATGGACGTGCACTAGAATCACGATTTGGGTGTCAGTTGATGGATGGCGTGATTAACTGGGAGCCTGTCTGTTATGCCTTCTGGAAGACATATGAGTGGACGTATCACTATTTTACAACATCCGAGGTGCTTGATTGGGAATGGTATTATCCATATGCAGAAGCTCCACTCCTTTCAACGATTGAGGAGTTTGAGAGACCCAAGACATTTGTATGGGAGCATCCTACACCCATTCTAACTGTGGAAGACCAACTGCGGTTCATCCTTCCAGCTCACAGTCTGAAGAAGGCAGGGTTGGAGCCGATCTATCCCGATGAACTCTACGATGAGGCAACGGAGACGAGACATCCTTGGATGAAACGCTTTGCATGGGAATGCGATCCTTGGATTTCTCTTCCTCGTGGAACACTTACCTCCGTAACCCGATTCGTCCCCCAACAATCCTAAACCCTCCAGCAGTGGCCTGATTGATACGCGGGAAGATCGGACGTGCTATCTGAGGCTCGTTCTCAAGAGCGTCGCGTGGGAGAACAACAACGTCTGCACCAAGTTCGACCGCAAAGCTGGTATCCTTTCCAGTTATATATTCATTCTCGATCTTGCGCATCTGAACGAGTTTCTTCATTGCAACCATCCCTGATACATCTCGCATAATGTTCCAATGACGAGTGATGTGGTTGATATAGGCGACTCGATAGTTCAATGCACTTCGTGTCTTGATATTGTTCCTCAATGTTTCCATACATGCAGCAAGAGTCATTTGAAGGGGTTTGTTGAGTCGTCTGTTCACTGCATTGTGTGCTCGAAACGAGAACATTGAAAACTCCTGTCGAGAGGCTAACATGTTTGGGAACTGGGCTCGGTAGGATGCCAACATAGTTGTGAAATGATCCCTGCAGTTTGGGCATGTGATTGTATCACGAAAGAGATCTAACCAGGTGTACATGAGCTCTTTCTCGGCGGACGTTGGTGATTCTGAATACGACGTTGCAACGGAGTGGAGTGTCATCCACCCTAATGGACCCCATATGGCTGTCATTGTTTAGCCTTGAGAAAGCATCCCAGCTTCTTGGGCGTCCTCGTAAATCTTACGAACCAGCTTCTCGGGACTGTTATCGCGAATCGGCATTCCAGCCTTTCGGAGAGTCTGTCGAATCTTCTGGATTGGGAGCTTCCGTGCATCGTCGGAAATCTTGGCTCGGCGGGTCCGCGCTCCCTTTTCTGTTAGAATCCGTAGGCTCGACGACTTCCGAGTGGGAGGTGCCTTGGCGGGGTCTGCGACAGCTTCAAATCGAGGCTTCGCACGTGCCGTCTTACCGCCCTTGAGAATGCCGTACTTGGGCTTCTTCTCTACCTTGGCGTGTTTGGATTTACGACCCGCCTTGATCGGTGCAACCTCCTTTCGAGGGACTCCATCTTCCATCTTTACGATTTTGACCTCACTCATACTCTTATTTCAAAACGGACAAACGTTATTTACAGCGATACTGTGGCATAGTATCACCATGGCAGAGTGGGAAGCAGTTAAGGCACATTTTGCAAATGGCGTCCGCCGTCTTGTTGATCATCAGGTTGACTCGTACGAGGACTTTGTCCGCAACAAGTTACCTCTCATCATTCAGTCGACAGCCCCCATCACGGTGTGGCACGAGCAGGATCCCATTATCAAGAAGTACAAGTATGAGTTCAAGTTGAGTTTCGAGAAGGTCACATACATGAAGCCTCGCATTCAGGAGGCGACGGGTCGTGTCAAGCCAATGCTTCCCATGGAGGCACGTGTTCGCAACTTCACCTATGCTGCACAGATGTTCGCCGACGTTCGGTTCACGGCTCGAACGTACAAGGGCGAGGCACTCGATACCTACGATGAGGAGTTCCGAATCTTCGAGGGAATCTCCTTGGGCAAGTTGCCCGTCATGCTTGGCTCCTCCCTGTGCCTTCTCAAGGATTACCCACTGTCCCTCGAGCAATACGGTGAGTGTGCCCACGATCCTCTCGGATACTTCATCATCCATGGATCGGAGCGGACCATTCTGTGCCAGGAGAAGGTTGCAGACAATCGTATCATGGTCTTCCAGAGCAAGAAGACGTCCAGCAAGTATACGTACTCGGGCGAGATGAAGTCTCTTCACGAGAGCTTCACGATGCCTCCCAAGAAGCTCGAGATCCGCCTCTCTTCCAAGTTCAACGGATTCGGATACCCTCTGTTGGCCTGTGTGCCTCGGTTCAAGGAGGACATGCCTGTGATGGTGTACTTCCGAGCCTTGGGTGTGACGAAGGATCGCGACATTGCCAAGCTGGTGTGGGGATCTCTAGAGGATGGCCATGTAGACCTACTGGGTGCATCCTTCCGCGACTGTGCAGAGCTGAATGTCTTTACGCAGGAGGAGGCCATCTCTTACTTGTCCAATCATCTGCAGTACGGGACCAACCAGGAGGACAAGTGTGCCTATGTTCGTCAGCTGTTGGGAAGCGAGTATCTCCCTCACGTCCGATTTGCAGGTGAGACTGTACTCCCCACAGTCCACAACGCGAGGAAGTGTATGTTGACCGCCTCGATGGTTCGCCGTGTGTTGCTCACCTCTCAGAAGCAGGTTCCTCTGGACGATCGTGATGCATATCCCAACAAGCGAGTTGTCACGACAGGTGCTCTGCTCACGCATCTGTTCCGCCAGTTGTTCCAGAAGGTGTGCAATGACACCCGAAATGAGTTTGTTCAGGAGGTGAACAATGACAGCTGGAAGAAGGGTGAGGCTCCTCGACCGATGGAGATTCTCAACATCAACAATCTCTACAAGATTCTCAAGCTCAGCACGATTGAGGGCAAGTTGAAGCAGGCACTTGCGACAGGAAACTTCACTGTTCAGGGTCTTGGAACGTCCAGTTCGACGTCGCTGTCGAATGCGACCAAGGTTGGAGTCTCACAGGTTCTGGCTCGAATGTCGTACACAAGCACCCTCAGCCATCTGCGACGTATCCAGACTCCTGTGGAGAAGTCGGGCAAGTTGCTGGCTCCTCGTAAGCTTCACGGAACATCGTGGGGATTCGTGTGTCCCGTTGAGACTCCCGAGGGTCATTCGGTGGGTATCGTGAAGAACATGAGTTTGCTCACCTCTGTGACCCAGCACGTGCCGTCCAACACGGTGCTCCACTTCCTTCAGGACGGTGGAAATCTAGAGTGGATTGACACTCCTCGTGTCTACCAGGGAACTGCAGTGACACTCAACGGTGTGATTATCGGATACACGAGCGATCCCAAGGGTCTCACAGACAAGCTTCGTGCAGCCAAGCACAGCTTCCGTCTTCACCCGCACATCTCGATTGCATGGTATACGCTGACGAATACGATCATCGTTGAGACGGACAGTGGACGATTGGTCCGACCTGTCTTCCGAGCAGGACTCCCATGGGCTGAGAAGGGTTCTGATTGGACTGGCTGGATGAAGTCATGCATTGAGTACATTGATGCATCCGAGACCGAGACATTGCGGATTGCACTTCGAAAGGAGGATATGACTCCTCAGCACACTCACCACGAGATTCATCCGAGTCTGATTGTGGGTCACATGGCGAGTAGTATTCCGTTGAGCGACCACAACCAGTCTCCTCGTAACACCTATCAGTCGGCGATGGGCAAGCAGGCAATGTGCATCTATGCGGGGAACTATGCGAAGCGACTTGACAAGAACGGTTACATCCTGTGCTCTCTGACCCGCCCGATTGTAGAGACTCGTTCGATGAACATTCTGAAGATGCACGAGATGCCATATGGCATGAATGCGATTGTTGCGATTGCCTGTTATGGCGGATACAACCAGGAGGATTCGATCATCATGAACCGATCTGCGGTGAATCGTGGTCTGTTTCGTGGACTGTACTATACGATGTACAAGGATGAGGAGCATCGAAATGTCACCTCGGGCCGAGAGGAGAAGTTCATGAAGCCGATGAAGCACAATACGCGCAAGTTCAAGAATACCAGCTATGCGTCCGTTGCCGACAATGGTATCCCGATTCTGAATGCAACCCTTCAGGAGAATGACGTCATCATTGGAAAGGTCGTGAATCTCCGCAACGATGCCGCAGGGTATGCGTACCGAGATGCATCGACCACCCACAAGAACACAGAGGCGTGCCGAATCGACGGAGTTTGGCAGGACAAGAACTCGGATGGATATCCGTTCGTCAAGGTCCGAGTTGTGAGTGAACGAGTTCCGCAGGTGGGAGACAAGTTCAGTTCTCGCCACGGGCAAAAGGGAACTGTTGGAATGTTGTTGAATGAGGAAGACATGCCCTTCACGGGGTCAGGACTTCGACCCGACTTGATCATGAATCCTCACGCAGTGCCATCCCGAATGACGATTGCACAGCTGATGGAGAACATCTTCGGCAAGATTGGTGTGCAGAAGGGAACGTTGGGTGATGGAACGCCGTACAGTCATCTGAAGGTTGAGCAGTTGAAGGCTCACATGATGGAGTTGGGATACCATCCGTATGGAAATGAGATTCTGTACAATGGTCAGACGGGTGAGATGATGCAGGCTGAGATCTTCATGGGTCCGACCTTCTATCAGAGGTTGAAGCACATGGTGATTGACAAGAAGCACAGCCGTGGTCGTGGGCCGATTGTATCACTGACTCGTCAGCCTTGTGAGGGCAGGTCTCGCGATGGAGGGTTGCGTGTGGGTGAGATGGAGAGGGACTGCTTACTGAGCCACGGAGCCGCGGCATTCACGAAGGAGCGTTTGATGGATGTGTCGGACCCGTTCCCAACGGGTATCTGTAAGACGTGTGGAACTCTAGCGGTGATGAATGAGGAGGAATCGATCTACTCGTGCGGAACGTGTGGCAACAAGACCGAGTTCATCAACAAGACCATTCCCTATGCG